GTATTTATTGTTCTAGGGTTGAAAGTATTTGAACTATGCCTCTCGGCACCGTCCTCGAAAAAATTTTTTTACACAGTAGATTCCCTATAAATTATCCAATTCTGGTTCATTCTGCCACACCGGCCCCCCACGATTGGTGGGATATTTTCGGTACTTTTTGGTAATTTTTTCTCTTGACAGCCCCTAAATAGTGTGTTATAATGAACAAAAAATCAAAATTTTTGAAGTACTGTTTCGGTACTTTTTGGTTTCTTTTGGATCCCCTATTACGGTGCTTTTTGGTTCGGTACTTTTTGGTGCTTTTTGGGCCCCTGCGGGAGCTCTTTCGGTTCTGGACTTATTGTGTGTTACGGTTAGGAGGGGTTCTGCGGAGGCCTTAGCGACAGCCAGGACTGCTGTGGAGAAACCGGCACATGCCAAACGGTGCTCGGTTGCGGACACTACAGCGCCTCGCACACCGTTCTCCCACTGTTCGTCCTCCCCGTGTTTCACTCCGTGTCGTCCGCCTCGTTAAGTCATTGTTTCTACTACATAAAAAAACTTGAAAAAAGATGCTAAGTCATTGTTTTTGTTGGATTCTTTTTTGCATTTTTTGGTTGCAATACAAATAAAAATGTGCTATAACTTTAATATAATAAAATTTTAACTAGCATGAGGGCAAATATGCAATACAATAAAACACTTGTAAAACTAGCAAAAACATTTTTAGCAAACGAAAACGTTGAAGTTTACTTTGACGAAGCACGTACTGAATTTAGTATTTGCGTGGACGTAAACAACAACAGAATATGGACTGACGGTAACAGAGGTTTATGGAGTACGGTTGCAAAAGGTGTAAAGGTAAGACACGCGAACTTTTTAGTTAGCTATGATGATGGGGACAACACATGGAGTGGTGGACTTGCGGGTACTGTACACTATGACGGTAGTGGTGAAGATGGTACATGGTTTGATGGTGGAGACGTGGAGACTGCACTTATAAACAAAACAAAGGACAAAGAAAGCGACGGTATGATTTATACGGACACAGCTTTTTTAAATAACTTGTTTAAGTACATGGTGAAGCATTGTGATTTTGATATGGACTTACAAGAATACTTAGATTTTGATTATAGCGAACAAGGTATGCAAGACGACGAATATGTAAACTTAGACGTAGACTTAGACGGAACGTTTTGGTTATATGTTATTGATGAAATGAAAAAGGAGGGTATAGCACACAGAATGATTGGTGAAGATGATTTAATTGTTGAGGTTGTGAAATAAAATAAAAAAAAGGTTGCATACTAGCATAAAATGTGCTAGTATGCTTTTATAATAAAAATTTACGCAGAGGGCAATATGCAAAAATTACTGAACATGATAACAATTTATTTTTTAAACAGGGCGTATGTGCAGATGGAGGCTACAGGCAACTTGCAAAATGCTGATGACGTGGCTGAGCACTTGGAAGATTATTATACATATTTTGTAAAATAAATTTAAAAAAGACTTGACATAGTGTTTTTATTATGCTATGTTAAGGTATAATAAAAATTAACAGAAGGGCAAATACATGGGAATGAGTAATTATATTTTAGACTTACAGGAACAGTTTGATGAGAAGGTTGAACTTGCTGTTAAGGAAAGCGAACACGTGGCAGAAGCGATGGCGGTTGCTGTGAAGCATAGGCACTTGGTTGAAATGACTGATGAGGAGATTGAGGACTATGTGGGAGAAGCTTGGAACGAGATATGGAGCAATTACTTATGAGACTAGAAGCGGCGAGGCTGTTTGTAATAATAACGGCAGATGAAGAGGTTAGTGTAACGGCAATGGATTTTGCGGATGCAATGACAACATGGGCAGGCAACTTTGAAGACGTGCTGATGGTGGAGGAGCACGACAACTGGCAGGGCGAAACATTACATTAAAAAAGATGAAAAAAAGATTTCCAATAAAATCAAGAGGTTACACGGAATCCCCAGCTAAGTCATTGAAATCATTGAGAATCTTTTTTCTTGACATTACGAATAAACGATCATATACTGTATATAACAGTTAAGCAATAACGCCAACAAATGGAGGGTCCAATGGCAACATCAAAAACTTTTTCCGTAGCAGGAACAAGCAAATTAAACGGCATCACAAAGATCCGTTTCGCAAACGACTTCGTCAGCAGAGTTAAGATACTGGCGAAGAACAGGCACGATGACATCAACCTCATCGAGCTAGGTGGAGAGTTCAGCAAGGCAGAAGTATGCCAGGTGCTGGTAGCCCACCCAGGTTTCCAATCAGAAGAGGCGCAGTCAGCCATCCACGAGTATGTGGTTAGGAATGCTCCGGAGATCATGAAAGAGATCGAGGAGAAGATGGACGCCCAGTTGGAGGCCGTCACCCAGGCCTAGCCAGGGAACCCGCGGTCCCATTGGGACCATGTGGGGGCGGCGATATGGTCGCCCCCAAATTTAAAATTCAATTATTTCAGATAGGGCTTATGGATAATGGAAAAGACAGTTTTTGTAGCAAGAATCATTCGAAGCAAAAGAGGGCTTCATTCACTTCACAATTCACGCAACCTATCACCGATCATCCCAAGAGAAGGGAAACGGTCACTGAGTATCTCGCAAGAGGCGGAACCATTACAGCTCAGCCTGCCGTTCGGACCATTACCTGGCGTGAAGCTCAAGACCTACTAGAGAAGTTGGCGTGGCATAATTATGTTCCGCCAAAACCGGTTGACAATGAGGAAGAATGAGAATATACTGTAAGAATAATAAGGAGGGCAATATGAGGACAATCGTAGCAAGTTTTTTTATAATGTTTGGTCTGGTGCTTATGGCAGGCAGTGGAGGCGACTGTGACGGGAAGTGCATGGAATATGCGAACACCCTAGGCGAAACAATGTTATATGGATTCATCGGGCTGATGAGTTTTATAATGGGAGCAATTTTAATAGGAGGGAGAGCTTAATGAGAAAGTATATAATGATCGGTACCAAGGTGGTAACCAGACATGGCGAAGCAAAGGTCACAGGTATTGAGCTGACCAGCAACGGCGACAAGTACGGTATTGACATGGACAAGGTGTTTGTCGAGGACAAGGACAGATGCGTGTTCGATATGGATAACGGCCATTGGTCATATGGCTATCAAGTGGAGGTGCGATAATGTATATGAGGATGGAACCCAATGCTAGGGATAAGGCCCTAGAACTAGTAGAAGAAGGCATGGTCTCAGCTGAGGACATGTTGACAATGGCTCTCAAGTATATGTCTACAGATGACGTAGATGATATGCTAGACTGTAATGAATTATCTGAAAGATTTCTTGATTAATTTGCCAAAAAAGGTTGACTTCTATATCAACTGAGAATATACTGTATATAACAGTTAGGGCAATAACAACAGAAAGAGGGCAATATGTTTATAGTTTCAACTCAGGTTTTAGAAAACTACGGCGCACACTCAGAGGACGGAAAGTTCTCCAGTGGTAATCATTACTGGAAGTTCAAGGTTGGGTCAGAGTACCTAGTCGAGGACTTGGACAGGGAGCAGGATGCAATGGCATTCATAGCCGCCCTGTGCATGGAGAACGGCGTGGGCTTTAAGGAGTATCCATGTCATATCCAGACTGTAACGGAGTGGGCGAAAGACTTGCCCGACGATGCAGGTGAGATGCAGAGCTGTAGGGACTATTACCTCAGCAGGGTGATCCGAGTGTCACCTCATGCTCCGAAGGACTTCTCCAAGCGAGGGGTTACCGAAGAGGAGGTGATGATATGAACGTTCGCTTCGTAAACAATGGCTATGGTACCGATGACGGTATCAAGGAGACCAAGGTGGTCAGAACTGATCTTTCAATTCACGGAGCACCGCAACTGATAATCGAAAACCCATGGTGGTCCGGTGACACACTGACCTGTGATTGGATAGAAGGAGAATGGGTTTGCGATTTGGACTAAAATGGACACATAAGGGGTTGACCTTTATGCATAGTGAGACTATACTGTATATAACAGTTAACAATTAATCCAAGAGAGGGCATCTATGGAAAACATTAAAATATTAGAAGGCACGTACAAGATCAGAGGCAAGGACCAGGACTTAGCAGGAATGGTGTTTCCACTGGTAGAAGGTTTCAAGATGGGAGCCGCAGGTGGTTACGTGACAGTAGACGGAAAGGCCATAGCAGGCTTTCCAGATCGTAACATCAAGATCAGAGTAAGCGATGCGAACTCGATCGAAGATGCTGGCAAAGCAAAGGTCACAGAGCGAGAGGAGAGCGACGAAGAAACAGTCGAAAGACTCCGTGAGCGATTCAACATGTTAGAGGACATGACCAAAGCATGTAAGAAAGGTGCAGTACGTGCAATGATCGTATCAGGACCTCCAGGTGTTGGTAAGAGCTTTGGTGTTGAGAAGGTGCTGGGTAAGCACGATATCATCGCTACACTGAGTGAGAAAGCGCCGCGATATGAAGTTGTCAAGGGTGCTATGTCAGCAATAGGCCTCTACTGTAAACTGTACAAGTTCGCAGACAAGGATAACGTTATAGTCTTTGATGACTGTGATAGTGTATTCGCAGATGAGCTTTGTCTGAACATACTGAAAGCCGCACTGGATTCCAAGAAGACCAGGCGTATACATTGGAACACGGACTCATTCAAGTTGAGAAACGAAGGTGTTCCAGACAGCTTTGAGTTCAAGGGTAGTGCAATATTCATTACCAACATCAAGTTTGATAATGTCAAGAGCAAGAAGATGAGGGATCACCTAGAAGCTCTTGAGAGCAGATGTCACTACATTGATCTAACAATTGATACTGAGCGAGAGAAGATGCTGAGAATCAAACAGATCACCAAGGACGGTATGCTCCATGAGTATCAGCTAGGCGATCAAGTCGAAGAAGACATCGTCGACTATGTTGACATTAACAAGAAGAAGCTTAGGGAGCTGTCACTTAGGACAGTACTTAAGATCGCAGACTTAGCTAAGGCATTCCCAGATCGTTGGGAAGCAATGGCCGAGAACACCGTGATGCGTCGAGCATAATCTTTGCCCTCACGCTCCGCATCCGGTAAGGAGTAGAAGCTTTCGCCCTCATTGCTCTACTCCGTAAGAGGAAGCCCAGGATCAAGCACAAAAGGTCCTGGGTTTCTTTTTGCCAAAAGAGGTTGACCATCTAGACAATAGACCTTATAATCGTAAGTATAATAACAAAGCAAGAGGGTAATATGAAAATAGAAGTTATACACGCCGCGTTCGAAGAAACAGCACAGCACATGGCCAACGTTACAGCAGACGATAGAATGGGAGTTATGGAAGCTCTTGAGTATGCTTATCGTTGGACCAACAATGTTATGGGAAGCTGGAGCAGAACAGACATTGAGAACAATGGCGATGAGAATACAGACGTTGAAGTTGTTAAGCCCGTAGGCACTATGGGACACAGATCAACATCCGTAGGAGACTACATGAGAGTAGACGGCAGTCTATATCGTGTAGCAATGGCAGGCTTTGAGTCTGCTGAATCAGTACAAACTCGTAATTCAATATAGGAGGGCATCAATGCTTACACGAGAACTTCACAACAGAGCAACCACAGCCGCTGAACAGGCTACTAACGATTACATCAAGGCACACGGGGACTTCGATACCTGTGGCTTTGCTTGGGTAACTGCTTATGTCAACGGCGCTTCCAAGCTGGGCAAGAGCTTTAAGGCACAGGGCTTTGACAAAGCATACGGCGGTGGCTGGCAGTTATGGAACCCGGGCAAGAGCTTTACGCAGAGCATCAATGCCAAGGAGGCAGGCTGTAATGCTTACGTGGCTACTGTTAGAGCAGAGCTACCCGACGTAAAGATCTACAGCAACAGTAGAATGGATTAGATTCTACAGCAGAAAAAAAGAAAGGTCCTTCGGGGCCTTTTTTTATGAAAAAATTTTCTCGAGAAGAAATAAAATAAAAAAATTTCTCGAGGGGTGGTCGGGCTTAATACGCAACAATTACATGAGCTTACATTAGCCTTAAGCCGAAGTAAAATCACCACCTCACTTCTGTAAGTACTTCACCTTAATTTTTTGTAATCTAATTTTTTACGCACAGAACCCATTTCACATAACTACAGTATGGACTACACAACAAACTTAATTAAAAACGGATCAGGTCTAGGAGTGTTAGAACAGTATGCAACAGTTCCCACCATGTTGGGCATTGTGTTTGGCATAGTGATCATATTGATACTGCTGGGCGTGTTTGATCCTCCTCGCAGTTAGAATCCTATATCATAATCCCACACTGAGTCTTTACCATGCACACATACTCTTATAAAGTTTGAAATGGTAGGAAAGTGTACACTCACAGTATTAAACAGCTCTGTATCCATGTGTGTATACGCACTCTGTCCTATGCTCATGTAGTAACTTCTATCTATACCGTAGTTAGGAAACACACCAGTTACAAATAGACATGTATCGCCCAGTTCCTTAGCAGTACGGCTATTGCGTATTGTCATTAAACTTTCAGCAAATGAGCGTGTAGGTAGGAAACTGTTCTTGTCTACATGATCAGCCAATAGTGCTACCACATAGTGTTCTACCAGCATGGGCAGTTCAACACCAGTTTCTGTTCTTGTGTTGCTTACCAGTTCAGTAAACGCAGTTACGTAAGCATCCTTCATACAAGTACTTAGCCCCTCTACACAGTCAGGACCGTGTGCAACTGCGGTCAGTGTGCTATAATTACAGTATGACCCAAAGAGATCAACAATACCTATTGCGATGTTTTGAACGGCTACTTGAAGGTTCAACACTAGCACACTTTGAAATTCTACGTGTTAGAGCCATACTGAACAATGACTAACCCAGAACTGCAACACATATTTGCAACACCACTGTTTTCAACTACCATATCAGTGCCAGATTGGGACGCGAGTCTATATGAGTGGAAAGAGAACAAGCACAACAGGATCAGCACACAACAGTATGTGTTGGACATGCCAGAACTAGCCAGTCTGCGTAGAACCATAGATGCCAGTGTGCGAGTGTTTTGGAGAGACTTCATGTGTGCAACATGTGAAGCTGAACTGGCTATACAGCAGTCATGGGTGAATATAACAGACACAGGTGCACATCATCATAGACATTGGCACACAAACTCAATGTACTCAGGTGTGCTGTTTTGGTGTGATCACTCAGCACCAATTACATTTATCAATCCAAGATATCCACAGTTGGACTTCACAGTGGGCACAACACATGAATCAAACTCAGGTGTATGGCAGGTAGAACCCAAGCTGGGCAAACTGTTGATATTTCCATCATGGCTGGAACATCAGGTTGAAACAAACCATTCAGGAGGCGAACGCATCAGCCTTTCATTCAATACTTGGCCACAGGGACAGCTTACACCAGATCCAACTAGAAGCCTTGATGTGTACACACGTACAGAACCACAGAAATTAACTGGCTGGCGAGATAGCAAAACAAAATAAGAGCCATTAAAACGGAATCCCCTATTGTAGACTAGTTACAGGGCTATGCACGTAGTCTGTCGTTAGGGTTGACATCTTTCGCACAGTAAACATCCTCTCTAGTATAATGTTATACAATTTTTGCTAACCGCTGTTTTGCTACCGCAAACGCTTCGCGTTGTCTCGTAAAAAAAACCGCTTTACCGCACCGCGGCATAAATAACTGGCACTGATTGGTCCGCCCTGGATCCATTAATCAACGAAACTAAAGGAAATATTTTTATGAAGATCAAAACCCTACTAATTGCGGGAGTGGTTCTTTTGACTGCAAACATTGCCAATGCAATGGATTTGTCAGAACGACTAGCCCTTAACACAGAAGTAAAGATGGCACACAAGATTGATGCCGAAGCTACCAAAGTAACTATTAATCCAGAATTTGTTTGGACACCTGGCATCGATATGAAATTAACTGCTGGTACAACCATCACTGGATGGGATTCTACACTTGACGATCGCTTTATACTGTTTGATGCAGTTCAAGATGATTCAAGACCTGATTTAGAACTAGGCGGATACTATACCTTGTATAGTGGCGTAGAGCTATATGGTGAAACCAAATGGGATATGAATGCCGGAGAAAGAAAAGAAATTGAAGTTGGACTAACATACAACTTCTAAATTAACACAATAAAACTATCAAGAGGGTCGCCATTCGGTGGCCCTTTTTTTTAAATACAGTATGTCAAAAGTAATAGTAGCATTAGATTATACAAATCCCTTGGACGCACTTGAAATGTGTGCAAAGCTACGTGACGTAGTGGATGGATTTAAAATCAATCATGCACTATGGAGCCAGAGTGTTTATATAAAAGACTATACCAAAGACAACGAATTATTTGTTGATTGCAAACTATGGGACACACCTAATACAGTAAAACAGATACTAGAGAAGATTGTAGACAAGGGTGCTACAATGACAACAATATCTACACACAACAACCCAGCAGTATTTGAAGCAATACAACCATTTGCAGAGCAGACTAAACTGTTAGGAGTTACCTATCTTACAAGTTGGAGTAGCCAAGAACTAAAACAGATAACAAATCAAAATGGGCCATTGTTGTGGAGAAACAACATTGATAGAATCAGACCATATGGGTTTGCTGGCATGATATGTAGCCCTAATGACTTAGCCACAGTTAACCCACTAGCAACCGACATGATAAAAGTTTGTCCAGGAATACAATATGAATCACAAAACTCTGGACAGTCAAGAACTACAACACCAACACAAGCAGTACAGCTTGGTGCAGATTACTTGGTCATTGGAAGATCAATTACCCAAGCAGTAGATCCTATTGCAACAGCAAATGAAATACGCAAAGAGCTAGACATGCTTACACCAGACTATTACGTTAGGAATTACCCTGATGGGTTTTCAAAGGAATGGATGGAACATGGAAGAACAGAAACGCAAGACTAGACATTGGTTTAAAACACTCCAGGATCAGATATGTAATAAGATAAGCCTGTATGAGGAACAGCCTTGGGAGCCCAATCCCTGGGAGCATGGCGAGTATCGTATGATGCGTGGCAAATGGATTGAAAAGGGTGGAGTAGCATGGAGCAATGTATCAGGACAACTGCCCAAAGAGATAGCTGACAAGATGGGTGGCACTACATTTTGGAGTTCAGGTACTTCAGTTGTGCTACACACATGGAACCCTAGAACACCGGGTATGCATTTCAACACACGTTATATTATAACAGACAACAAGGTATGGTTTGGGGGAGGTATGGATATAACACCCTACATACATGACGAAGAACTAATTGTATGGTACCATAACGAATTAAAGAAAATGTGCGACAAGTATGATAGTAAGTTATATACACAGTTAAGTAAAAGATGTGATGAATATTTTTATCTACCCCATAGAAAAGAACACAGAGGAGCAGGGGGTATATTTTTTGATTATTACGACAACGGGTTTGACCAAGACTTTGCTTTCATAAAAGACGTGGGTGAAACTTTTTGTAACATATTAGATCATCTAATCAGCACAACTCGTTATAAAGATTTTAGTGACGGCCAAAAAGAAGCACAGTTAATCAAGAGGGGTAGGTATGCAGAGTTTAACCTGCTGTATGATAGAGGTACTCGTTTTGGTTTAGAGAGTGGGGGCAACGTTGATGCTATAATGATGAGCTTACCACCAAACTGTAAATGGCCATAGGGTGGTGTTGTTAAATACATGATGACAACAGAGCTCCATACCCCCTTTGAATTATTTACACCCAAGCAAGTAAAACGTTTGTTAAAAGATGCACGTGGCAAGGATCTAAAGCCAGGGTGGACCTTGAGAGGTACTACTACCCTTAGAACAAACAGTATAATATGGTATGATGAAGAACTTGTTAAGGACAAAGCCTACGAATATGATTGGGCTGATAAAATACTATGCGATCACATGATTGCTCGAAAAGACTTGCCCATGGACTGGATGTACAAACCCTATCAGATAAGCAGGTATCAAGTAGGCGAACAATACGATTGGCATCCTGATTGGTATGAGGGTTGGCAGAAAAGGTCTTCTAATAGAAGCCTTACCCTAACTTGTACACTTCAATCAGCACCTGGGGCCATACTTGAAACAGAGACAGGGTCATATGATTTACAGCCAGGGTGGGCTGTAATGTTTCCATCTAAAGAATTGCACAGAGCAACAGCTCCTACAGAAGGCGAACGTTGGGCTTTTACTGTATGGGGTATGGCATATAATAAAGAAGATTAATTTAATTTAACATTTACAGCAAACGATATTCGATCTGTTTGACTGTTATTGCTCTCTACGTAGTGTCTAATCCAACTAGGAAATGCAATCAATAAGCCTGTTGTTGGCATAACTGTATATTGCGTACAGTTAAATGTGTTACTTTCCTTGATGTAATCGTTAGGTAATGATAGTTGTAGAGATGTATCGTTTGGTATCATAATTAAATTACCCGCATGCGGATCTGCTTGTACATAATATACAAATGAAATAAAACTACCTGGGTGTATATGTGGTTCACTAGTTGCAATAGGCTCAAGCATTTCAGGACTGGTTCTATTAAACCATCCACTTAGTATTTCAAACTCTACATTATCATTTAAGCTGTATACGTTTTCTTTTATACGTTGTATTCTTTCTTGTATACAACTCATGATGCCTGTTAGGTTATTATGTTTCAAATCAATATAACCGCTTTGCCAGCCGCTTTTAAATTTATGATTGTCTGCAGATACTCCTGATGTTTCTAAATCATTTGCATGTTGTAATAGATTATGATTATCTATATCAACTTCTTCACTAGCAAAGAAGTTAGAAAATAACGGAGTAATGTACATTATATCTTGTACTCAAAGTTCTGTGTATCTGGATTTGAGGATATTTGTTTTGCACCGTTTCGAATATGAAAATGTGTTGCCATTGGTGTTAAGGGTGATAGTGTTACAACTCTTTTAATAGCTTTGTTTGCTTTTACATGTTCTAAAAGTTTATGGATAATTTCTTTACCTGCTCCTCTCTTTCTAGACCAAACAGTATATGCAATAGCAGTATTCACATCGTTTTTCATGTTTGCATTCTCACTTAGTAATGTTAGTTCTCTTACACTTTGAGGAACATCATTTGTGAATGCAACACATACAATGCCTTCTATATTATCTTGATATTTCAACCCGTATATCTTACGACCATAGCTTGTTCTATATTCTAAATCTAGGTCGGGTCTAACTGGATCTTCTTTCACATCTATATCTGTGAGCTCAACAAGTTCTGTACCTTTTACCCATTTAAAAAAGTTATCTAAAGACTTTTTAAAAGTTTCCATTTTCACTACTTACTCTGTACCTAAGTTATTTAAAAATTGTCTTAACTTTGTACTATCCGTTTGTCCTTTAACTTTTCCTACATTAGTACCTTGTGACGGATCTTCTTTTGTTTCATCCGTTGTATTTGCCGTTCCTGCATTTCTTTTAATCTGATCAAACACATTTGACTTACCTGGACTAGCTGATTGATCTTCTTCTTCTCCAAGATCACGTATACGCAAACTATCTATATCAAATTCAAGATCTACTTTTGCTCCTACTCCACTACTGCTTCTAGTCTTCATTAATTGTATTTGATACCTTCCACGTTCACGCATAGCTCTACTTGTAAAGATACCAACTACATTATCTGCTGTTTGTATCTTACTTAATCCACCACTGATGTGCGAATGGTCAAATTCTATCTCTTCTACTGCACCTCTATTCAACTGCGATGCTGTTACAAAAACTGTATTCAATTCCATTGCAAGATCTCTTAGTTCTTCTGAAACATACTTATCTTTAACAAACAAGTTCTCTGCACTAATACGTTTAGCAATTGGCATCATTAAGTCTAAGTAGTCTACAAGAATTACATCTATCTTACGTCCTGTTTTTATTTCATATTCCTTAATATAACTTCTTAAGTCATTTGCTGTTTTGCCTGTTGACATATATTTTACTTGGAAAGCACCTGACTTCTTACCAATCATTTTTACTTTCATTTCAACGTCTTCTATATTTTTAAATATATCACGAGTTGGAATATCTGTAACCATTGCATCAACTCTCATACTAACTAAGTTTTCACTTAGCTCGAAAGTCAAGTATAACACATTCATTCCAGCCAATGCCCAGTTAACACCAAGGTTAGCTAGGAATAAACTTTTACCTGCACCCGAACCACCTGCAAATATATTAAGTTCGCCTCTGTTGAATCCACCAAACAGTTTCTTATCTAGTGTAGCCCAACCCGTTGTAACTTGTCCGTTGTTGTCTTTTATAGCTTCTAGTCTGCTCTTAGGATCTTTCCAATAGTCTGTACCTAAGTCTTTCTGCAATCCAATCTGTACTGCTTTCTTAACTAGATCTTCTACTGGACCGTATTCGCCTTGTTCAAGTAAGTCTGCACTTTTAAGTATAGCACTTTCTAATGCCTTATGTCTACTAAACGTTTCAAAGTCTTGCATTAACCAATCATAATGATTCTCTTGTAGTTCGCCTGGATGCTTTAAGTCTGCCTGTGTAGCGGCGTTGACTATATCAAATGTCGGCATTGCATTATGTTCAACAACATAGTCATTTAAAAACTTTGCCGCTGGTTGCAATCTTCTGTCAAATGCAAGGTCATTAAACACAGACTGACATCTAACAAATGTCTCTGCATCTGTCATCATCATTTCTAGATATACTTTTTGTATATCATATCCATAGTCTGCATTTTGTCTAGTCATTATCTTCCTTACTTACACACGTATTATACAACAGTTCTTATATCTTGTCAAGTTGTCTTTTTGTTTGTTACCGATGTATAAATTCTGTGTAGTATATAAAACCATACAGAGTTGATTGCAGGTTCTATAACTGCTACTGCTCCAGCTTCCCATACACTTGCACCTGTAACTAAACTTACTACAATCATTGCTATAAGCATATGTCCTACAAAAAATATCAATGCAAGTGTAATGCTACTGTATCCTATTATATGTTTTATAGATTCTATTATTCCTTTATTAAATTCTGTCATCTTATCCTTTCCGGAACCACTTCTTTTCTCTCAGTCTTATCTTTAATTCTGACGATTCCTCGTTGTTTACGATACTATATAAAGCATATAATTTTCCATGTTTTTCCACAGCATCTCCTATATCGTTTATGTCGTCTGCCCAGTCTGGCATAGACACAGACCAGTTGTTTTCTATTGCAGTATCTATCATTTTACTTCCTGCATTATCTCTATCTGGTACGACAATTACTTTTTTATTTAAGCTATTCACAAGCAACGCCTGGCTATCTTTGATTTCACTTCCTAATATTGCAACACCGTCTACGTGTATTGCATCTATTGGACCTTCACATACTATGACAAATATCTTTTGTGGCCGTTGTTCATCTATGTTAAAAACATATCCAGGCTGTTGACTTGATAGATATTTTGGCTTTTTATCATTTAAGATTGTTCTAGCAGTATATCCTACAATTTGATTATGATAAAAAAACGGAACAATTAGTCTATCTCGATATGCAATATTAGGAGACCAGTAAAATTTATAATCTTCTAAAGACAAACTTCTTTGTTTCATATACAATAGAATTTTTTGTAAATGCTCTGGAACATCATCTGTATCTTGTATTTGGATTGCATCAGCCGGAAGTTCAGTTAAATCAAATGTAGGTATAATTAAATCTTTTGTTGATTCTACACCTTCACTTAACCTCATGGCTTCTAGAGCAACTTTAGTAATAACATCATCAGGTACGTTATTCCATCGCATAAATTGTTTCATTTTGTACGATAGGTTTCTACCAGGTTGCCAAGATGTTTTGAATCCGCAATTGAAACAGTGATAACTTAACCCGCCGTCAGCATTAGATATAAGTCCGCCTCTACCTCTAGTATCAGCACCCGTGCCATTGTGATGGCAACAAGGTGCATTGAAAGAAATCCAACCGCTTGGTGTTTGTTTTCTTTTTGACGGTAAAAACGTCATAAGTGTTTCAGATACGATGCTCATAGTATTAGTATACTATCAAGCGGTTGGAAAGTCAATACCTAAATATAATTTAGTGTTATTTTTTTATCAAAAACTTTAGCTACTCCGTAAAATATTATGAAGTAGAATGTAGTTCCTAATAACGTATTTTGAAAGAACGGAATAGCCGCTATGTAACATTCTAGTAATCCGCTGAATGTATATCCATAGTAACCGCTTGTCCATACTGCAAAATTTGTTATAACAAAAAACATTATAGGTCCTAAGAACAACATAGGTAATAGTTTTACACGAGTTGATAACAACGTGCAAAGAGCTATTGAACTATATGTCCAAAGCATAAAGCTATGTAGTCCCCAATATAAGTCTGCAACAAACATTGCTAATAGTGTCGCGGCAATGACTGCTAACTTATCTTTTACTACGTAGGGAGCAAATATAGCTACTGCTAATATAGGAGTAAAGTTTGGCGGATGGGGGATTATCCGACTTAGAGCCATTACAGCTACGAACCCCCCAAACCACAAGATTTTCTCTACCATGAGTAAATAATTCCTGTCCACGTTTCTGTTCTTTGGAAATGTGGATTGATATCATTTAACATGTAAAGACTTACGCCATTACCTAATGAATAACTTAGGTTTACGGTTTGGCTGTATACGTCTAGCATATGATCTGACCCTGCACTATCTATTGCAACTGAGGCACTATAGGTTGTACTAAACTTGTCTGTCCAAGGTTTAGTGGCATAAAAGTATCCGTACTTTAATTGGGAGTTCATGCCTTGCTCTACAGTTACACTATACATAATGTCGTCAGTGAACTTTTTGCTAGTAACTTCTTCTGCTTGTATTACTGTTGCGAAAAGCAGAATAAAAACGCTTATTATTGTTTTCATATAAGACTAATATACATTCTTTTGTATAAAAGTCAACCGAAAAGAATTAATTTCTTACTAATATTTTGGATAACTTATCTGCAGGATTTGCACTACATTTGAATCGTAAATGACTAAAAATACCATTAAAGTTTACAGGCGTCGGTTCTGTTTCCGAACCTGCTATTGTTACAGTTGATACATCTGCCCAATTGGTGTTTCCTGTAACTGCATTTTCAAGTGTAGCCTGTATTGTTACATCGCCTGCATATCCACTTTGATATATAGCGGCTGTATGTAATGCTTCGTTTCCGTTAATAGCTGGTTGTGCATCAATTGATTCACTATACCAAACACTATCATCTACACCTGATAATCCCTGATCTTCAGTAAATGCACTGACTGAGTATGTTGCTTGTGGTCCAGGAAATGCATAGCTGTCGACAAATATAGTACCGTTGTTGTCAAAGTGACTATCAACATATGTAAGTGTTTTAGCACTTGTACTGTCTACAAGATATATGTTATACCTCAAAAATTGTTGTGGAATGTTAAGTAAATCATTTTCAGTAATGGTTACTGTAAACTTACCTCTACTAGCACTACTATCGTCTAACTGTGTCACACTTCCGTCATGTGCTATAACTTGATTCCCGTTTTCATCAAATGCTACAAACTTGGGTGTGTAGGGTGCTATGTTAATTGGCTTTTGATCTGCATTAAGCAGACGGAATTGGATTTGATTATCTATTCCTTTATATATTTTTATTTGTCTATTATACACTGGCATATACTCCGTTACGAAACCTGCATCATTCGCGACTATTGTTACAACATTATTTACTAAATATCTAGGTATTAACTGCATAACGTATTTATAGGAATTTTAACTTAACATATGCTCAGAAACGAAATTGAGGAAAAGTATCCATTTATAAGTGTTATCACGTACGGAGGAAATGAGTACGTGGGTATAGTTGTAAATCAGGACCAGTATGTGACAACCATCCTAAACTTTTCATCTTTAAAAACTACTGAAGATAAACAATACTTGTTACAGTTGGGTGAGATATGGTGGATGGAAAGTAATAGGCTGATACCTATTTCTATATTTTTAAGAAAAGAAATAGATCAAATAAAATACTGTCAAATGTCAATGAACAGTAAGGATGTTAAAGTTACACTAGGGCCTACTGTAAACCTCAATAACTTACATATTAAAAGAATAAAAAGAAAAAGCGTTCAGCTTATTAGAAAGCCTAAGAAGTAAACTTTTCACATAACAAATTCATATGCACGACTACTGCCATAGCATATGAATAAGCATGTGCTTTCTTAAAAAAGTATTCATTGTTTTTTGGTTTTATCCAAACTTCTTGTAGTATCTTTTTCCAAGTCTCGTTTACTAGATGTCTCTTGGCTGGACGTATTATCGCTAGTGTTGCCGCCAATTGATCTACCGAGGTGGGCTTCAATTGTTTCAACAGATTGTCGTGCCCGCTTAGATGAAAAACTTGATCTACGAAGTCCTTGTGCTCCAAAAGTTCCCATAGTGGCTCCTTTCTCATTAGGCTCATTAAATGTGTCTCGTCTTTTACATTTTTGTATATAGACACATTTAGAAAATCTAATTTAAAATATCCTCTGTCTTCTGCTGTCTTATAATCTATTGTGCTTAGATTATCTACAGGATTGTGTGGACACTCTGTAACATACACTCCTGTATTATGTTTCTTACCAGTATCCAGTTTTGCAACACGATGATCTATTCTTTGTAAAATATCATTTCTGTCAGCAAAATCTATATCAATATCAGGCAAATTTTTTCTCCAACTTCTTAGCTTTTTTTAATGACATGTTCCATCTAAGTTTACTAACTCTATCCTTAAATGTAACTCCTTGCAAATGATCCCATTCATGTAAAAATACTTTTACACTATATCCTGTTATATGAGAACGTTTCTTTTCTAAGTTTTCGTCATACCATTCTGCAAGTATTTCTTTAGGCCTTTCGACTTTGACATATACATTTGGAAAACTTAAACAGCCTTCTAAATCTTTGACCTTTTCTTCTGTGTGTTGTAATACAACAGGATTAATACAGATTGTTGAATCCATCTTGTCTCCGCCCATTACAAACACTTGTTTATTTAATTCAATTTGATTAGCTGATAGTCCAACACCTTTTTCATCGAGCATCAATTCTACCATCTGTTCTTTTAGTTCTTTTGGATCAAACCCTGGATTCTCAATATCAACTAGATCTACTTTTGTGTCTAAAAATTTATTTGGGTAATATATTAGTTTCATATGCTTCCTTGTTGTCTTATCTGTGTTGCACTTATACTTTCTATTTCTTTGTCTAATGTCTCTTTAGTAATACTGTAACCAACATCTCTGCCGTATGTAATATTTGTTATGTTAGGCACTTTAATTACAACAAATTCTTCACCATGCGTGTATTCTTTTTCACGCAAAGCATTTATTATTCTTGTAGTGACTTCAAAAAAGTTAAGAGGATCAGTATCTGATCTAGGCATTTCTCTTACCATTATACAAACCTGTCCAGTTTTTTCTAAAGCCTTTTCGAACAATTCGGTATGGCCATTATGCCACGGTTGCCATCTGCCTAACATTTGTACTGTTGGTTTGCTCCAATTAAACATTATTTCTTTCCATATAATTTTTTACAACGTCTACAAGTTGAGCATGTGTATCATTAAACCATTCTGCAACATGGTAATCACACTTGCTAGGACTTTCAAATATAGCATTTGTGTCTACGTATCTTCCTTCTTTAATAGTATCCATCCATACAGTATAATCAGGGTTGAAAGTTTTTCTTGCTTCTTCTGTTGGACATACAAAGTCAGCAACTGCAATCTTTCCTGCAAGTATGATGCCGTCGGCTATGTAGCTCATACGTTGTGCTTGTATAACTCGGCCATCAATAGTAAAGTTATAGTCGTTGTATTTTTTTCTAACTTCATCAGCATTGATATGTACTCCACCTATAAGATCAGCAAAGGGTTTAGCTAGTGTAGTTTTACCACTTCCTGGTAATCCAAATATTAAAATTTTCATAAGTTACTTTCTCTCGCTACGTCTTTTACTAGCTTTACATCATTAGGGAGTCTATTAAATCTTAAAGCCCAATGTTCAGGATCCATAATATTATATATAATGCCTAGCTGTTCTTCACTAAACTTAGACATCATGTCTTTGCCACTTGCACAGTTTAATACTAGCCACGGAGAAACCTTTCCGTCTTTAATATTATAAACAGCCCTGTTTAGACTTACATGGTTAAAATAATGATTCCACGGTGCAGGTCTATTGGATTCTGACCATTCCATCATTGTCATTATGCTTCGTTCTAGTGCAGTAGTAACATCTTCTTTTTTAATTAGCTCAACTGCATATTTTTCATATAGTTCTTCTCTACACCAATGATCAAGTTTTACTCCACTAGTAACTACATGATCTATATATTTTTCAGGATACAAGGGTTTGACATTACTTATAAAAGATCCAAACTTAACAAATGCATTATAGTAAGGAGATTTACAAAAGTCTTCATATGTCTTATCTTTTTTAGCATTGGCACTTAGTTTATAAAATTGGTTAAACGCATACATACCTAACTGGACACGCTTCTCATTTTTTTGTAGGTGTCTTCGTTTTTGTTCACACATGTGTACTGCAAGTGTCTTTTCTTTTGAAAATCCTGTGCCGCAGTATTCACATACATATGGTTTATTTCTTACTTTCAATTCCATGTTCTTCGGCTAACTCTTTAAGCTCTTTTGTTGTAGATATGCTAACAAGGTTTTCCATCTCGTCTAGTTTCATGTTCGGATATATCCGACTTAGTAACTTTACTCCATCATCATTTGTTTTGGAGCTCTTTTTCTTAAATCCGATCCACTGGTGAAACTGTATTTTGCCTGTGTTCCCTGCTTGACAAAGCAACTGCCACATAAGTTTCGAATGCTTTGAAACAACCATATAATCTTTATTATAATATTCATTTGTTTTAAATATTGCAAGTTCTTGATCCTCCCTATTACCGTTAACACTAGAGACATATCTATTTAACAACCAAAAGCTAACTTGTTTACGTTCTTCATTATCTAGTTCATCCCAGACAGACTTGGCACCCATGTCTACAGCCGCTAGTATATCTTTTATTGGAAGTCTTTTTTGTGTCATTAGTGTAGTGTCTCTTTGTTATAGTCTATATTAGCTGTTTCAGAAACTGTATCCATTAAGTTTTGAAACTCTTCCTGCGTCAATATTGTTTTATATATTTGTGTTGCACATGCTTGAAATATTCCTGCTACTGCCGATGGTGGAGCATCTTCTAATAATTCTGTCATAAGCATATGTACTTTCATATGTGCTTCTATAAATTTTGTGTCTTCATCCATTCATCTACATCCTCTGGCGCATTAATTTCAATACATTTATTAGGTACATATGCAACGCCGATCTTCTCTCCATTCTGTAACCATCTTAACTGTTCTAACTTTTCTATACGTTCTTCTTTGTAAATTTCTGCATTCATGTATACATCAGCCATTTCTTTTTTGTATCCGTAAACGCCTAGATGGTGTACACCATAGTCTAGACTGGCCCTACAAAACCAATGTGCTTCTTTACCGTTTGTTATTAATTTTACTGTGTTTGGGTCCTTCTGTTTTTCTTCAGGCATGTCAGTAAAAATAGTAGCTACTTTGTAATTGCCTAGCACTTCTAAAATAGAAACTATCATGTTAGGTGCAATGTCAGGCATATCTCCTTGAACATTTACAAACTGATCATATTCTAATTTATTCATTACTTGGCAACAACGTTCTGTTCCGTTATCAGCATCGTCGGTCATTATTGCATTAGGAATAATTGATGCTACTCTTTTACTATCAGTAAGCACAAATGTATCCAAACCTGATTGCACACATTTATTATAAACATGTAAGATGAGAGGATACTTGCCAATTGGCTGAAGCATCTTCTCAGGAAAGCGAGAACTTTGTATTCTAGCGGGTATTAGTATTGCTGTTTTCATAATTATATTTTACTATATCTCCTACCACTTTGTCAAGTGTTTTGAGTGGAATCATATTAGGACCATCACTTGGTGCATTATCAGGATCCTCATGTACTTCCATAAAAAAGTTTTGTATCCCTAGTGCCGATCCTGCTCTGGCAAGTCCGGGAACGTAGTTTCTGTTTCCACCAGATGATCCACCCAAACCACCTGGTTTTTGAACTGCATGGGTAACATCGAATACAACATTATTATAGTTCCTAAGCATATATTCAAGACCAGTAAAGTCAACAACAAGTGTGTTATATCCAAACGTAGTTCCCCTTTCTGTTATCCAAACCTCCGAAGCATCTGTACATTTTTCTAATATACCTTTCATATCCCAAGGAGCAAGGAATTGTCCTTTTTTGATATTTATGATCTTCTTTGTTGCCGCGGCATGCTTTACGAGATCTGTCTGTCTGCATAAAAATGCAGGTATCTGTATAATATCAATAACATCAAAGTAAACTGTTTGTATTATGTTAATGTGTTCTTTTTCATGCACATCAGTAAGCATCTTAAATTTTGGAAATGTTGCTTTAATTTCTCTAAAGTCTGATAAAGTTTGATCTATACCTACTCCGCGTTTAGGGTTATCACTAGATCTATTTGCCTTATCAAAACTTGCTTTAAAAACGTAATCAACATTGTGGTTATTGCAAACACGTTGACATTCACGTGCAATAGTCATCGACTGTTCTAAACTTTCATGCTGGCATGGTCCTGCTATAATTCTCATTTGTAGTCCTTTGTTAGTGCTATATCAAGTTTACCTCTGTTGTGCGTCATGTGTTCTATACGGGCTGGTATAATTATTTCAATTTCTCTTTTCCACCAATCGCTAGAGTTTAAACTTATATGAGCGTTCCGCCCGTCTTGTAATACTTTCCTTGCTGGATTAGTATCTATTCTTAACCAAATAAATTTATCTGCAAGTGCATTAATATGTTGTAATACATTTGTTACATACTCTGGTTCAATATGTTCTAATACATCATTTGAAAAAACTAAGTCATACGTTTGTTTCTTTACAGAACTGTATTCTATAACTGCTGGATCATAACCTTGCCATTCAATATTAGGATATTGATGTTTGTTATTTTCTAATATAGTTCCTTTACCACAGCCATAGTCTAATGCTGTTTTAGGTTGCCACTTATCTACATAAGAATGAAAAAGTCCTAATGGCTTGACCTTTCCGCCAAAGCCTCTAGGACGATCTCGTCTTGCATGTAACTCTTTAAGCTGAGTAATATATTCATTAGAATACATCTTCATCTTTCTATGTCATCCTTTACAACATCAAATAGCACTAATAACCTTTGTAATTGTTTTTTTATTACAGGGTGCTTTTCTGATGCTAACATAATAAGTTTCCATTTGTCATAGCTTACAATGCCCATTGCTTCTGCAACAGCGTCTGGTTCTCCTCCAATAACCCATCTAGGTATAGAGTTATGTGGTGGATCTCTGTAGTTAGCATATACAACTCCATTTGCTCTAGTATAGATAAGTGCTTGACCCGGTAATAAGTCTGACACTCATTTAGACCTTTGTTCCTACTGTACGTCTCACAATATCATTGTGATTAAATTCAGCCCAGTAAAGTTCAAATGCAACACCATCTTCTAATCCTTCAAACTGATGTATCTTTCCTGGCTTGACCTGGGTAAAGTCTCCTGCATTAAGTATTGTCTCATCCACTAGACCATCTTGATCGTCTTGCCAAACACGTACTAACATCTTTCCTGATTCAACAAAAAACCCATTCCATTTAAATTGATGTTCGTGTTCACTACATTTAAAACCTTTTTTATATTCAATACGATGAAATTCTAAAACACCGTTAGCATGGATCAGTTCTGTTTGACCCCATATTTTTCCAGCTTTCATATCATTACTCCTTATAGTAGCTTTCCAAAATCGATACATTCAAGTTGCCTTGAAATATCTTTTACAAAAAATGCACACAATGGATTGTCTCCTTCTGTAATAGGAACTGACAATAATTGTCCGTTCTTCATCTTAGGAAAGTACCATTTTACATCATTGTAAAAATTTGTTATCTTAACTTCTGCATATTCTGCTTGATAACTTTTTAAAGGATTAAACAGAAACGCATCAAATCCTCTATCATTCAAACTTGTTAGTGGCAATACTTCTAAATCGTTAAACGATTCTATATCACCTACGGCCATGTGCCAATCAACTGGCATCATTACTTCGTGGCCTTTTATATCCATAACTATTGCCGGTGAACTAAAACTTTCTAAAAATATTAAAGGAATAAAAAAGAAATCTGGTTCTTTGACATCTGAATTATCTAATACACTGAATCTTAAGTCTTCTTCTAGTTCGTCCGGTAAATTATTTAGATTATAACTTTTATTATCTAATGTTAATATTCTCATGTCCAATCTACCTTTTCAATTGTGAACGGGTACTGCGCCTCTTTGTAAAACTTTTTACGTTGTGTTAGGTGCCGCTTCGCAAACTTACAAGTTGATGTAAGGTCCCATATCTGTACGAAGTCTTTATCTTTTGCCTTTCTTACGCCTCTACCAATACTTTGTATTACACGAACAAATGATTTTCCTGGCTCTATAAGCACAAGATTGAAGATGCGTGGAATATTAATTCCCACTGATGCAACTCCGTAAGTTGCAATAACCACATGATTTGTCCCTTCATTAATTTCGTCATATGCTTCTTTTCGATCTTTTAATTTTACATCACCCTTTACAAATGATGACCCTGGAATTAAATCTTTTAGCTTTTCACCAGCAGATATTCTATCAACAAGTATTAATGTGTTGCCGTCTTTTTTAATATTGTTTAGTAATGAGGATATGTAGTCTAGTCTCTTTTCATTTGTTACTAGATATTTTAATTCTGATTGATAGTCTCTGTGTGCCACAGTATCTATCAGTTGTACTATGTTTACATGACAGTTGGATAACACTCCTTTATCTTGTAATTCTTTTGCTGTAACTTGTCCTATCACTGGACCGATACTAGCATGTATACTTTCAAATTCAAATTTTTCTTTTGGTATTGTACCTGTCAATCCCCAACGTATTGGTGAGTTGCGTAAGTTTTGTGTTAATAACTTTTTTAAAATTTCAGCTTTTGCTTGATGTACCTCGTCAATAATTATTGTACTAACATCTTCAAGAAACTCTGCAAGACTTAATACTGCACTTCCATCTTTAAACTTCTTATCTAATATGTTTAATGATTGCCAAGTACATATAGTATGAGTCTTGCCTAGTTCTTTTCTATCACCAAAGTATACACCTACATCCAACCCACAGTTAATATAATCTTCCTCTGTCTGCGTGACTAGACTTTTATTTGGAACTATTACCAGGCTACGCCCGTAGGTTTCTGTCAAGTTGCTTAAAGTGGCAGTAATAATAGTTTTACCGGCTCCGGTTGCGACTTCTTGTAAGGATTGGGGATTTTCTAAGAAGTTATTGATTACCTCTACTTGATAATCACGCAAACGAATTTTTTCACCCTCAGCAGGATGTCCCTTTGGCCATGTTTTATCTCCCCAATAATCTTCAGTTACCGATTCAAAAGTTATATCTATTGTATTTCTATGATCTTGAATATCAACTATTTCAACACCGTTTTTTTGTAACACATCACTAATTGTATCTAGATGATTAACATATCCTGTACCACCAAGACCAAAGAATGCAACTTTGCCATCCCATCGTCCTAATTTGTATTGAGGCATATATCTAGCATAAGGTACTTCAAATTTAAGACTATTGGATAGCTTTCTCCGTACATCTAGTTCTAGTCCTTCTAGCTTTATATTCACTTCATCCTGTATAATTAGTTTACATGTTGCCATTATATTTTTTCAATGTCCTGCTTACCCCACGGCAACTCAATATCTGTGTAGTGAATTACTAAATCACAACTATTGAGATATAGTTGAACATTCGAACTTGTTCTACTATTGCCATATAGTATAGTTACTTCTGGTAACCAATTACTTGTTATAAGAGGTTTAGGAAGTTTATTATTATTAATATACACTATTTTGGTATCTTTGTCAAGTGGAGAATTCAATTTATTTTTCTTCACATATGAATTAAATTCGTATCCTTCTTCTGCATCATTATCTAATCTAAACATCACACTTATGTTATCATCAAATATTATATTTTTAAATGATTGATGTGTGTTGATTAATCCGTCTAGTTCTTGTCCTTTAGGTAACACAATAGCAACTGGTAATCTATATAGTTCTAAAATAGATTCTACTATATTATTAAATGTAAATTCTTTGTTGTCTATATAAATTGCTGTTTTAGTTCTGCCTACAATCCTTTTAGTAAGTGGTTGTAAGTTAGCAATGCTTCTTTGTAATTCTATATCGTCAAAATGTTTTAGTCCTAAAATATTTTCTCTATCTTTGTATGCGGCAAGGTTTTCTAATGAAGGTTCTCCAATAGCACTTATAGCATAGTCTATTGCTTTATCATGCAAGTTCTTTATGGTTAATCCATATATGCCTGGAGCATGATTTTCTTTATTGTTATCCATTTCTTGTAATATCCTGTAAAAGTCATTTAATTTTTTTTCAATAACAAAATTACAATCAATTAATCTGCCTACAATTGAGTACACATTACTATCTGAAAATGGTATAAAATGTGTTTTAGATCTCTTATCATATTGTTTTTTTGGTTGTAAAGATTGCAGAAAATCTATATGTTTTATCATCTTTTTACTAAAAGGAAATCTTACTGCAATATATAATTCGTCATTGTTATTAGCTATAGTGACAGTTTTACTTCTATCAATTTCTCTTAAGGGCATCCTTAATGTATCTAAATCTTCCTCAAGATTTGTTAAACTGTAAACATCAAACTGTTCTTTGTATTCTAACAATTTTCTTTTTGTTAGTTCGTGTTGCCTGTTAGTAAGAGGTGTTGCCTGAAAAGTTTGCCTAGCCAAACTATTAATAAGCGTCTGATCTCTTGCATGTAAGAAAAACTTTTTTTCTATGTGCTTTTCTGAGAGACCTGCTAATAATTCTAAATAATCTTCTACATACATTAATATAGTATACTTGATTATAACTCAGAAGTCAATCGTTTTAACGGAAGTCCTGCAGAAATTTCTTCAACGGTCCATTCGGTATATGCAAGATCATTTAGCCATTGTGTCCTATCTGGCATCCCTGGATCAGTAATGCTTCGCAGTGAATGATTAGCTACATCCCATGCTAAACTGTCTGGTCCTACAAATACAGGTACTCCTTGCATAACTGCGTGTGTAGCAGGGTTACTTGACCAATTAACAACAGCAAACGCATCAGATATATCAAAGTCAAAGTCGTCATATGTGCCTTCTATCTTACGAGGGTGTTGTATTTTTACATTAGGAAATTCAAATTCTATGCCAGTTACTGGATTTCGAGGATGAGGTCTAACTATTATTTGTCTTGATGTATGTTGTCGTATTTCTTCTATGCAACCATAAACCCAAGTTGGAACTGTATGCTGATTCCTCCACTGATGGCTTTTGTTGTGCTGGCAAGCGATTATTATTGGTCCTTGTTCATTGTTATATTTCCAGGGTTTGCATTCAATGCCTAGTGATATTACTCTATCGTCAGGCATGCCGGTTGGTCCAAAGTATGCTTCTCTGTTAATACCGTTTAGTGCTACTTTCCAAGTAACACCTCTATTGATACCGCCTACTTCTAGTACAATTATCTTTTTATTTTCTTGTCTAGCTCTGTCCCATACATCTTTGTTTCCAGCCATACGCCCGTACCATAAAACGCTCCAAATAACATGCACATCGCCGTGTATATCGTTATAAGAAACATCATACCCACTATCCCTAAGGCTAGTAGCAAAAGCGTCAAAAATAGGTCTAGAATTAAGAGCACCATGATTAGTCCATAAACTGAATTTCATTATTAAATACCTTGTACTGTATTTACAAGGAAACCATTATGTCAGACATACTCGTGATAACAACATTTCATCAACCCGGATTAGATGAATATGGGCAAAGATTTATAGATAGTTTTGCACAAAGAGTCGACAAGCGTATTAAGCTAATAGTATACGCAGAGTCTTGTACTCCGAACAATCCGGACCCTCAGCAAATTACAATATTTGATTCCTTTGACGCTCTTCCAAAGCTAAATGCTTTTAAAAGTAAATGGAAGGATATTCCAAAAGCCAACGGAATTCCGCCAGATGATATAAAAGCTAGGAGACCAAAAGACCATCATAAAAAGTTTAAATGGGACGCAATCCGATTTGCTAATAAAACGTATGCTGTATACGATGCATATGAACGAGGAAATGATTGGGTAGTATGGATGGATGCAGATACATATGTACACTCTGATTGGTCCTATGAAGACTTTAAAGCACAACTACCAGACAACACATGGATCACATATGTAGGTAGAGGCAAAGGTTCACAAACTTGGCCAGAGTGTGGATTTTATGGATTGAATGTTAACAATCCTATATGTCAAAGTTTTATGAAAGAATTTGAACGTGTATACGAAGATGCAGACAATGGTATTTTTAAAATGGAAGAATGGCATGATAGTTTTGTGTTTGGTACTATACTAAATGAATATAAAACCAAGCACGAGAATTACTTAGACTATAGTGCAGAGATGTATTTACGGACAGCTAAAACAGGAGGAGGTGGACATCCTTTGATTAATAGTGTATTAGGAAAATGGTTAGATCACATGAAGGGTGTGCGTAAATCAGAAGGTAGAAGCAGAGATAAGGACCTTATAGTTGCACGTACTGAATCTTATTGGGCTGGACAATGAAACCTTGGGACTTTGAAAAATTTTCTCCTTTACTAGATGAAGTAAATCCAAAAACAATTTGTGAAATAGGAACACATAAAGGTAATACTGCTGTGCAAATGATTATGTTCCTTGCACCTAAAGTAGAAAGTTTACACTATACAGGATATGATGTTTTTGATTTTGCAAGTGGCAATCTAGACTTTAATAGAAGAGAGTACAATGGCAAAGGCGGTGTACCTATAAAAGTTGCACAAACTAAAATGGAAAACCTAAAGAAGATACATTCAAACTTTGACTATAGATTATATAAAGGTTTTACAAAAACTCTTTTAGATAAGGCGTCTTTTGACTTCGTTTATATTGACGGCGGACACAGTTATGACACAGTAAAGTTTGATTACGAGCAAGTTAAGGATAGTAAACTTATTGTATTTGATGACGCTAAGAATAAAAATGCAAAGGGTGTATTAACTTTTATGGACGAATTATTATCTATAGGAACTAAAATAGAGTTTCAAGATAGATGGGGTATTATACGTAATTACGCATAAATTTCCAAGCAGTACCATCTGATAGCTCATCAAAATTCCAATGACACATTGAAATTCTTTGTAACCAAGTATGTATGTTAGGCATGTCAGGATTTTCTAATTTAGACATATCAAAGTTTGCAATCTCTCCGTACATACTATATTGTGGATCTGGATCTTTTTGAAATACAGGAACGCCATTAATAAAACTTGCTACTCCTGGACTAGAGTTATAAGTTACAGTCGCCCATGCATTTGATAAGTCTTGTTCTATTGTAGTATTATTAGATACAGTGACATTTGGATAATTTAGTTTTAAATATATTGCTGTTTTTTTATCTCCTGGATGTCCTCTAACAATAATAGGTCTGTCAGTATATCGTTTTATTTCTTGAATAGTTTCATGACAGAACTGCATTACGTCATAGTTTTTCATGCTCCACCCACCGTTACGTTGTAAGCATAACAATATGTGATTGCCGTGTTGTCTGTATGGCTTAACAGATATGTTAAGGTGATTCCTAATTTGATCCCATCTGCTTGGATCTATATCTTTATCGAAGTAGAATCCTGTCTTTCTAAACACTCCGTCGAAACTATACCTAAGATAGTTTCCTGGTTTGTTTCCTGGTGCTAAGAATAAAAACAAGTTACTGTCTGCAACAAGAGTTTTTCCGCCTGACATTCTTTGTTTATGTAGTACATCTTTACGCAAACGTAAATGAGGCATGTCTTTACTGAACTCATGTACAAACCCTTGCATAACAGCTACATTACAGTCCACTACATCCATGCCAAAGTGATTTACTCCCAAGTCACCCTGTGTGTTTACACCTTTAATAAAATTATACAGTATGCCAGATTTTTCTGGACTTTTATTTACTACCGGTATCCCAGCGTGGTAACTTACCACTTGCATTTTCATTAGCTACTCTCCATGCGTATCCTGATCTTAGTTCGTGTACATCAAATTGACAATATGCCAAGTGATTAAAAAATGCTTCCATTTCATCTCTAGGCGGTTGTTTAGGATTTTCAATATTTGATATCTCTGTTTCACAAACTGTTGATGCCGCATTTTGTCCTAACACAAGTGCTGGTTTGCCTTCCATAAGCGATTCAATAGCCGCTATACTATTGTATGTAACTAAACAATGAACATCATCTTGTAGAGCCGCTTGTATTGTTTTTGTGCTTATACGTTCTGTTCTATTTGGTTTAAGCCTAATTTCAATAGGACGATCTGTATGCTTTTTAATTTGTTCAACTGTTTGATCTACCCACTGCTGAGGATCTGGTTGTCCAAAAAAGTTCATAACCTTTTGACTCGGAGGACAAAGTAATATCTTTGAACCTGGTATAAATTTTTTGTATCTGTAACCGTGCTTCTTAGCTCTGTCTCCGCCTCTTCGAACAATTGGACCTAGATATTGTAATGAATTTAAAGTTACCCTGTGTAACCATTTGTTTTTAAAGTTGCCAAAGTATCCTGTATCAATAGCGTAAAAATCTCTTTTAAGATCCCAACAGCGTTTTATAGCTTTTCTACTTCCGCCGCCTATACCACGGATAACAAGTGTTGTATCATCATGTATATGATCTGCGTAGGAACTAATAGTTCCGTTACAGCCCATTACGAAGTTTTCAAGTATTGGATCATATACGTGACCCTTTCTCTCAAATTGGACTTCGCTTGTATCAATTGCCGCTATCTTTCCCATTTCTTTTTGGACCCTTATTGTTATATCCTCCCAGGTATTACCTTCATAATACTTAGCTTGTGGATCTACCATGTAATTCAAAACAGATTCTAATATTTCTTGTTTTGCTTTAGGTACAGCATAAGTCTTAGGAGTTAGCTTATGCTTTCCATTTATCTCTTTATTTTTAATATATCTTTTTTCTGCTAGATACCAGTCTCCTGAGTATTCACATGTTTCATATTTTTTAAACCAAGGACCGCCTTCAGTGTAATGTATAGCTTTAGGACTACCGTCTCTTGGTTCTTGATACCAGCCTACTAGCCAGTTCCATTCATGATGTATTCTTCCTATTTGGCTATCATCTAGCCAACTAAATCTGTGTAAGTATTTTCCTGTTGTATCCTTATGGTTAACTAGTTCTTTTGTCACTTGTTTGTTTGCAGGGTGTCCACAATTCCATAATACGCAACTAGACCAATTTTTCCTTGGATAATGGTGTTGAACTTTACCATCCATCTTTTCACCTTCTTTTGGTTGGTAATCATGTTGTACACACATAACAGCATAGTTATCATCGCACTTGTCAAATAAGTTTCTAACATCTTCTCTAAAAATAAAATCACAATCAATAAAGAGTGCCCAACCTTTGAAGTCGCACATTTCAGGAATTAAAAAACGACTGAAGGTAAATTCAGTTGATCCTAGTGCATCTTGTTCTCTTGTATACAATTCCTTTTGTTCTAACTCTTTTAATTTTAAAGGTACAATTTCTAAGTTGTTAGGATATTTTGCCGCATGTAGTAAACTTTGTTTACATACCTGGTAAGCTATATCTTCTCTTGAGTCCCATCCTATAAAAACTCTTAATGTATCACTATTTCCGTTCAATGTCTTCCTCCACGCAGTTTTCACCGTACTGTATTTCAACGACTTTTAATGGTTTATCTGTCTCGTTTGCTAACATATGCCATTGCTTTCTTTGTATATGTAATGACTTGTGCTTATGATATGTTTCTTTAGTAATATCAGAAGATACATCTAATCCGTAGACAGATGCAACTCCTTCAGACACAAACCAATGTTCTGCTCTTTGTTCATGCCTTTGCATACTTAATTTTTTTCCTGGGTCAACTGTTAGCTCTTTGACTTTTACATTTGGGCCGTACTGATGTAAAACTCTATAGTATCCCCATTGTCTTTCTGTCTTTGGTTCCTTCCATTCCTGCAATATCCAACTTGATGAATTTGCTTTTGTATCACCTCCAACACCGTATACAAAATTTACCTTATCATGATATGTATCATACTCAGGAACGTTGCCGTCGACTCTGTCTCCACCGTTGGCAAATACAATTTCTACACCTGGCTTTGTCGCTAGGGTTTTGTATATTGCTCCACATGCTGTATCGTCACTATCATCAAAACTAATAACTTCATCTACTACACTAAGTTCGTTGATTATCTCAATACGTTCGTTAAATGGCATAAATGGTTTACCTTTCTTACGTGTAAGCCATTCATCACTATTAAGTCCTACAATAAGTTTATCACCTAAACTTTTTGCGGCTTTGAAATAAGCTATATGTCCTGAATGTAAAGGATCGAATCCACCTGTAACCAATACGACTATCATGTAGATATTTATGTGCGTATATAACTTACCTTTTAAAACAGGCTATGTGTAGATGTCTACCTTTTGGTGATTTTAATCTTGTAATGTCTCTAAATTTATGTGCGTGTAGTAGTTGAGATAGTGTATCAAAGTTATAACCGCTTTTATGTGTATCCCATGTATCATCAAACTCTCCACGTTGCCAGCCGTAAAATCCTGCCTGTGCATGTGTTAGATCTGATTTAGCTATCCACTGTTTTATATGAAAGTCTAGATTAGGTAAAATCATTTCCATTTTACCTCCGGTCTTTAAAATTTTATACCACTTGCTTAAAACAACCTTGCCTTGAGCGAATGTTAAATGTTCAAAAAAATGCCTAGAAAATATTTCATCTACAGTATTTTTTTTTATTTGCTTATCTATATCCCAAGCAGGACATACAAAATCTACACCAGGTACATTTCTTACATCACAAGTTTTAAACTCAGGATGCCTAGGAGTTTCCCCACAACCAAATTCTATTTTCATATTTTATAAAGTGGTTTTAAATGAAACCACGGATCTCCTCTTGCTATTTCTTCTTCAGTCCATTGACAGTATCCTAAATTAGCTAACCATTGATCTCTAGTAAAATACAATGGTGATTCTAAAAGTTCTAAATGTTTATTCGAAACTTCCCATGCCATGCTACTAGGACACATACTAAAAGTAGGAATACCTTCGCATACACTTTCTGTAAGTGCATTAGAATTAAAACCTACAACTACTTTTGCATCTTTAAAATCTGCGTATAATCCGTCTCCGCCTTCGCCGCCTCCATGCACTTTTACTCCTTGCATGTTACTACTTATCTCTAAGTTTTTTACATTAATATTGTTAAGTATTTCTTCTTGTCTATCTCTTCTTGCAGGATGTAATCGTACACGTATTTTTCTGTCAGTATGATTTGTAATTTCTTTTACAATTGATGTAATAAAGTTCTCATATGTTTTATATTTTAAAAGCAAGTTTTTTAAACTGCTATCTCCAGGACGTTGCATAATAAGTAAAACATACTCTCCATCTTTTTTCCAATCTTTTATATCAATATTTTGTTCTTTTTGAATACGCAACCATCTATCATTTGGACAGTTATGGTTGTTGTAATTTCCTTCATCTCTAAAATAACTAGTCCAACTGTACCTGTGATATGCTTTTGGGTTTGGTGGAGCAACCATATTTCGTCGAAACACAGCTGACTCAGTAACTAAAAAAGGTTTGCCTGTGTCTAAGATATATTGATAGTGTTTTTTAAACTTTTTACGCTTTTGTTCTATAATATTATTCTGTATGTAAATATTTGCTGATTGGATAGTTTCCTTATCATCCCACGGCACAATTTTAAAATTAGGCAAATTAGGTATAGGATGATTCCTATACATTTCTTTTATGCCAACTATCAATGGTTCAGATATTGCCATTTATAAAATACATTCCTGTTTTCTGTACATATCTATGTTGCTTTTTTGTAGGAGGCATACCGTTATTTTTCATACCCATAGTTGAAACAATTCTTAATTCTCTAGTAAGGTCTGAATGAAAATTAAATCCATATTTACGCATAATTTTTTTCCAGTAGTGCCTATCCCTACAGTTTACATGATGATGTCCTGGTGTTCCTGCAGGTGCATAGGTCATTACAATATTTCTACATTTTTGGAAAGCCTGTATATAATTTGGTATATATTGTTCATATACATGTTCAACAAACTCAACACACCATCCTATATCGTAAAGTCCAGTTACAGGCGCAGGTCCAGTTGTAAAGTCGTGTATTAGAAAACTTGTAGGATCATGTCTAGTTACAGTATGGTCACCGTCGATACCTAATGCCTTCAACTTGTGTTGTTCAGCTAACTGTACCATTCCGCCTGGACCACATCCTATATCTAAAAAACTTCTATGGTTTAAAACATTACTAAACCACTCCATTGCACCTCTATCTTTATGTGTCTTATCTGCATGTCCTCCTAGATGTATAGGAATGTTTGGATTGATTCTCCCTTTAGCCATTTAGTTGTCTTTCTAATTTGTATTGATCGTAACACATATCTTGTATACTCTTTGTAAGTAAAACTCTATTTGAAAGTTTATCAACTATATTTACTACAGAGTCGCCTGGTCTTCTAGGTGATACGATTCTTATTATTTTTTGTCCTGTAACGTTTTCCATTGCATCTAGCACTTCGTTGACAGTATATCCTTCTTTTGATCCTAAACATTCATATGGAGTATTTGCAGGTCCTATCTTTATTGCATTTACTATTGCATCAGCAACATCTATGACATGTATATAATCTCTGATACACGTTCCGTCTCTAGTGTCATAGTCGTCTCCATATACTTTGACATGATTGGTTTTGCCCGATGCGGCCATTGCGGCTACTCTAATAAGATGAGTTGCTGGTCCAACTTGTTTATTAATACCGTCTGTACCACTTACATTAAAAAAACGGAAAATAGTATGACTGTTTGCTTTCTCTTTAATAATATCCTCAGCACCTACTTTGCTTCTTGCATATGGCGATGCCATTGCAAATGCACTACTTGAGCTGGCAAATATAAAATGATCTGTGTCTATGTTTTCAAGTAGGTTTAATGTGCCTAGTGTATTAACTCTGTAATATTCTGAAGGAGTTTTTAAACTTAATGGTACAACACTTCTTCCTGCTAAATGCATAACTGCATCAAATTCTCCATGCAAGTTATTTGATGTTATATCTGCAAGTACAAATTCATCTACGTAATTTTGTATGTCGTTATGTATTCCATGTATGTTAATATCACAACCTACTACATAATGACCGTGTTCTTTTAATGCTTTACAAAGATGGCTTCCTATGTATCCTGTTGCTCCTGTAACTAATGTTTTCATTGTATCTGTTGTACTGTTTGATTATAGATTTTTAGATATTTGTCTTTTGTTTTTTGTGCTCCTTTTAAAGTAAGGAATACACTCTGATGTCCATTTTTTCCTATGCTCATCCAGTAGTGTTTTGGATACTGTTCTATATAGGCATACTTTTTACTAAGCTCTTCTAACACTATTTGATCGTGAAAAGGTGCCCAATCATTTATTGGAGTTTCTAATAATTTATTTGCAAGGTCTTGTCTGAACTGTTTATTACCAAATGTAACTAATCCTGCTAACCAATGAAAGTCTTTAAGGTGTCGTAACATTGTAATTTTATTTGCTATGTTTACAAATTTTTCGGGTGTAGTTTCTCTAGTGCAAATAGTGTCAGCATCTAAAGTCATTACATAGTCCTGATTGTTAAACTTTTCTGCAACCTTTAAAAATCTTACACTCTGTAAATATCCTATTCTTATAGTTTCATTTGCAAAACTACGTTTTTCAGTAGTATACTTAACACCTTCAATTTTTCTATATTTTTTTGGATTTACAATGTGTACGTGACAAGTTAGCCACGGATTGAAATGCTTAAGACTTAATAGTAAGTTTATAGCCCAGTCGTTATAGTAATTTTGATCACATCCAATTAAAACATTATAATGTTGCATCTTCCATGCCTGCTACCCTTAACTTTACTATATTAGTTATCTGCCATTGTTTCTGGTCCAGTGCTTTTAAGACTCCTAGCCATTTATTTCGTAGCAGGGCAAATTCATTAATTATTTTTTCATAATCAACAACATCAGCTTCACCGTCAACGTACTTTTCTACATCTCTACTTGATAATGCACGTTGATAGTTTTCTAAATATTTTTTAAAAAAACCACTACGCAGTCTACGTAGTTCAATATTCATGTAATGTAGTATTGCTTCTATTTCTTGTAACTGATTAAATCTCTGTTCAACAAGGCCTGGCATAGCGGCAGAAGCTTTCTCTACATTGCCTGCTAGTTTAACTTCTTTACGAGCGTCAACTAGCTCTGACTCATAGTGTGCGATTGCTTCTGGTATCTTACTTATATTTCTAGATACTTCGCTATACCATCCCATTAATAATCCTCACCGTACTCGTCTTCCTCAGTATAGTCTGTGTCTAAGTCGAGATAGTAAGTAATCGCTTCGTCTAGTATGTTACAACTACCTAATGCGCCTCTAAACTGTTCGTCGTCTGCTCCAAAGTCTGCACAAACTTCTATATACCGTTCAGCAGTAACGTCTACTTGCTTTTTATCAACAGCATCTTTAAAGACAGTCCAGATGTCAACAATCTGTTGTTCGTCCATTGGTTAAATCTCCTCTTCTTGCTTTGGGGTATTTACCAATTTCTCCTCAAGTTGCTCGACTAATTTGTTACCGTCGGTATCTTTCATTACAAGATCTAACATCGCACCATCCCAGTTTTTCCTATACTCTTTATGTTCAACTCCGTTAGGATCAGTATACTTTAATCTATTACCGTCCTTAACTAAAATGCCTTGTTTCTCAAACAAGTCAACAAGACCACTATAAGGATTCATTCCAGTTTCATAAGGAATCTTAACCTGCACACCTTCAAAAGGTTTTGCATAACGTGTTTTCATTACCTTACAACCAGCACGAATACCTCTTACGTCAGTAACTTTGTTACCATCTTCGTCTTCTTTTAGTTTTAACTTCTTCATTGCAACAACAATACTTGATGCATAGATAAAGCCTTGACCACCTGATATCTTGTCATCAGGATCAAACATATCCTGTGACGCATATGTGTGGTTAGTACATACTAGTCCTACATTATGTGAACCAATCATGTTAACTGTGTTACGAACAAGTGAGGTAAGTGCCTTTGGCTTTCTACCCATATCGCCCTTCATATCACCTTTGTTAAATTGATCAACATCTGTAGGTGTTAATAACATACCTAAACTGTCAATAACAAATAGTACTTTAGGTCTATCTTCTTCTGGCATGTCTCTGTAGTCTGACATAAACGTACTAATAGTTTTAGCAACGTCATCAATCATGGACATGTTTAGTTTAAGTAGCTTATCTTCACCTGTATCAACTTTTAGTGCATGTAGCCATTTTTCGTCAAGTGCATTTTCACTATCAATCAATACAACAAATATTCCTTGATCTTGTGCCGCTTTTACAATGTTACCTGCACAGATGTAACTTTTACCTGCGCCTGATTCTCCTGCAAAAACAGTTACCTTACCCATTGGCACACCTTTATGAAAGTCGCCACTAATAAGATAGTTGAGTGCATAATTACCTGTGCTAATCCAATCAGTAGGATCGTTAAATCCTGCACTCATGCCTGTAATAGACTTGGTTAACGCAGTTCTAAATTTGCTTGGGTCAAATGCCTTCGCCATATATTTTTCTCCTAAGTTAATAGGGTGTTACACTTATGCAACACCCTTAGCTATTTTTATTGGTTTTGCCTTGATCTAATCATTGCAAGAATATCCGAAGCATTACCTTCAGCTTTTGTATCTTCTACAGGTGCTTCAGCTTTAGGAGCTTCTGCAACTGTTTCTACAGGTGCTTCAGGAGTTACAGATTCTGTAACAGGTGTTTCGGATTTTACTTCAGGAGCAGTCATTGACGTTGCAGTACCGTTCCTTGAAGCCTTGTTTGGATCACCAGTTCTAGCACTCATGCCAGCTGGACGGAAGTATTGTGCGAATTTCTCCTCATCATATGCTTCACCGTCAACTGATGCTTCAAACATCTCTTGCATGACTTTCAGCTCAACCTCTGCAGGCTTTTTAGGAAGGAAGTCACTTAAATTGAATAGTCCATTTGTATTGACTGCTGACATTTCAGAGTCTGATAATGGACGCTCTCTACGAGCCCAATTAGACGTGCTATAATCAGCATATCCACCTTTAGATGTTTTGTTTAATCTAAAGTCGACACCAGCAGTATAATCTGTTGGTAGTTCTTCCATATCAGGATCCATAAGAGCCTGTTTAATAATTTGAAAGATTTGTGGACCAATTATAAATCTACGGATAGGATTTTCTGGAGTAGTATCTTCAGAAAGTGGGTTTTCAGTTACGAACCCTTGGAAAAGGTAAGAACGCTTTTTCCAATATTTACGACCCATGTCTTCAAGACTCGGATCTTTAAACCAACCACGTACTTCATTTAGAATGTTACAAGTTTCACCATACATTTCCATACATGGAATTTGTACCTGTACAGGTCTAGAATCAGTTTGACCTTTTACTCCACTAAATGGAAGTTTGATCATCAAACGTTCTTTCCAGAAGAAAGTGTTCGAATCATCTCCATCAGGAAGGAATCGCAGTACTCCGCTTTCGCCTTCTCTAATATTCCAAAATGGGTAAATTGCGTTGTCGCCGCCGCCGGTATTTGAACCACCTTGTCGTGATTCTTGCTCTTTGAGCTTTGCTCTTATTTCAGCTAATGATGCCATAATATGCCTCCTTTTATTGTTGCCTATAGCGTTTTGTGCCTTGCTGTGTAGCACGTTTATATTATATATACTACACTTTTATATAGCAGAAGTCAACCTCTTTCTGCTAAATTCTTGAAATTATTTAATATTTTTGGCCTGAGAGTTGAAGTATACTGTCCAATTCAGTGTTTGCCTCGGGTTCTTGTGTCATCATCTGTTCGTATTTAGAATTAATAGCTTCGATAAACTTTTTGGCTGGAGTAATATACTGTTCGCCATAATCTTTTTCAATAGCAGTAAGTATGGCAGTTTCTCCTTTTGGAAACTGTCCTGTGTGTCTATCATACATTGAAAGAACAAATTCTGTAATTGGCATCTGCTTTTCTTCTTCGCTTTCGCCCATCTCTATTTGTTTTATAGCGGCCATTAATTCACCATGTGACGGATTTAGAATGCCCTTTTTCTTAAGCATGTCCATTGCACGTTCTTTGTTATAATGGCTGTCTCCTGGAGTTTTGTTCTCCATTACATCTGGAACACCATTTCCGTTTTCATCTCTCCACCATGATCCGGTCTCATCATGTGAATCATGGCTACACTTTGTAGTAGGCATATGCATAGTGTCTTCGCAGTCTTTACAATGATATTTTTTGTAGCCTTTCATATAGCCTTCTTCAATAGTTTCGTCTTTTAAAGCAGACTCTACTGTGTCATCTGCCCATGACTCAAAGCTGTCAAACTGTCCATGATCATAATCGTCGCCACCATAAAGATCTTGATACTCGTCATATGAGCTAGGTTGTCCGTCATAGTCATCTGAATGATGTATGTCAACACCTATTTCTTCTACTGCTCTTGCTAACTCGTCCATCTCAATCATATGTGGATCGTCAACATTATCGCCGGCCCATTCTTCTAGATCTTCTATTGACATTGAATCACCATATCTAGAACTTATATCTTTAGCCATTTTGTTGTAGTCAAAATATGCATCATCTTCATTAAAGTTTTCAGGACTTAATTCTTGTACCTTACTTGTTTCATTAACAAGGTTGTAAATGTATGGAAAAACATCCTTGAGTTCTTCGTTGAACTGTTTAATAGTTAACTGGTCAATCCAATTAGATGCCACATCTTCTGGAACTTCTCGTACTTCTTTTACAGCATAGTTTTCAATTGCTTCTTTATATACTTTTTCTTTCTGCAATCCTTCTACTGTTTTTTTAACTGTTAATACTCTCTCGTTGACAACGTCCATATACTGAGCAAGTCCTTCTGCCATTACACCTGACCGATTCATGTAACTTTTAAATTTCTTTAGCTTATATAATTCTTCTGACAATCCTGTAATATGTTTACCAAACTCGTCATGTGTTTTTCCGCCTTCACTAACATGTCTGGCCATTGCCCTTGCACCATTTAAATGTTTAAACGGATACTTAAATCTTTCTCCTTCAGCACTTTCAATATAAATTGCATTGACATGCTGAGTTCTTCCACTAGCAAGTTCCTGATTAATTGCTTGATTGTGCTTTAATGCTAACCTAGCAGTTCCTATATCTTGGTAACTTGTTCTACTTGTTCCATACATTTTTGATTCGGTCATTTTTTCCTCTCCGGAGTCTTTTGCTAAAAATTTATAATCCCTTTTATTTAAGTTGCTCTTAGTTATATCTCTAGTATCAAAGTTCAGTAATCTCTTTTTAGCAAAAAATCTAAGTTCTTTTAAAAAATCATACCAGTTATTTTTTGTAACTTCATCTTGTCCTTCGACAAAGTTATTACTATACATGACGCTTAAATTACTTTCATCTACACTTATACTTATTTTTCCTAAAGACTTTGGGCCCTCTTTATAGTCAAAATCGAAAAAACGTGCTTCCTTAGGATCGTTAGTAACAACACCTTCTGTATTACCTATAGTGACCGTAGGAAATCTTCCACGTATTTTATTAAAGAGTTCTTCGCTTATTAAATCAAGGTTTTTCATATTAATATTTATCAATAATTGGTACTAATGAAGATGGGCATGGGTGGTTCATAATCTTCTGTATCTTCTATGCTTTTAAACGTATTGTATATTCTAGGATCCCAGTCTTGTAATACTCCCATAATTCTAATAACAAGTAATATAGAAGATACTAGATCGTCAGTTTCTCCTGGTTTTGCTCTGTAGGTTGTTCCTGTTGCTACAAATCCTTTTAATTCAGATATAAGAGGTCCAGAGTTTATTTCCATTTTATCATTTTCTATCATGGTTTTTAATTTACTACATGCTGATATTTTTGTGCTATGTGTTGTGTTAAACCCTTTTCTAAACTTTCTTACATGTCCTTTTCTAATAGGTTCGCTTACAAATAAGCCCGGAATATTTTCTTCGCCATAATCACTTATTACTATTAAAGCCGCTTCACCAATAGAATTGTTTTCTACACTCCAATAGATACTATTTGAGTTTCCTGTTTCCTTTTCTATAAAGTCACATATATCTTTTAGTATACGTATTTGTCCTGGTATTGGTGTTGTATTATGTCGCCACTCTCCTACCTGCTTATATGTAGGAAGTTCAAATATCTGAATTGCGGCGTAATCTCCACCTGTACCCATACTAGGATCTAGTCCAATACAATACGTTGCATCTTTTTTAATTTTTCTGTACCAGCGAGTTTGCCCCATATTCATTATTACCTTTTTAGGTTCCATTGTCGCTAGTTTTATACTGTTAATTAATGTTTCGTCGTATACTAAAAATTCACAACCATATTCCCGTCTAAATCTTTCTTCACCAATACGACCAATCTCTGCCTTCTTCCAATCCTCATCTCTATCTGGATGCTCGTCCCAGTTACAGGTAAAACTGTGAAATCCGTTTATGCCTACATCTTGTTCGTTGCCGTGTTCGTCGAACTTTTGTTCAGCTTGTTTCCAAATAGTTGCAAATGTATCTTCGTCTGAATTAGGGGTTGAAGTAATAATTGCACGACCACCTGTTGCTAGTGTAGGTGATATAGAAGTCCAAAATTCGTCTGCAATACTAGGCGCAACAAATGCAAACTCGTCGCAGTATAGTAATGATATGGACATACCACGACCTGTATTTCCTGTAGTTGTTGCACTTACAATACGTGATCCATTTTCAAACTCAATACTACCTTTGTTATAGTTTACAACACCTGCCCTAATATGATCTGGACACATTTCATAAACATAACGTACACGTTGCATAATTTCCTGTGCGCCTGTGTACTTGTGGGCCGCAATTAGTATTGTTTGGTCTGGATTAAACATTGCATACCAAGTTAGATATATTGCCGCACAGGTAGTTTTGCCTGTTTGTCTAGGTAGCATGTTAATATTAAATCTATGATTATGATAACTGGATAGTAGTCTTACTTGATATGTGTAAGGGTCAAATAACAATTTTCCTTGTACAGGATGTTGTATAAATGCAAATGCTTTTGAAAAGTGCAAATATCCATCTTTTGTATTCATACACCTTGCTAGTTCATCGAGTTGTGCTTCTGTAAATGCTTCTCGTTGATTTGCTTTTTTGGTTAATACACCGTCTAAACTTTTGCTCATGTATATATTTAACCAAAAAACAAAGGGTTATTTAGAATTACGAGTACTCAACTCCTGAATAAAAAGGAATATTTCTATTCTTTATTATACTAGATCCTGGCAAATATGTCAAGTCCATAATACAAGCACAAGCAATAACTTTTCCACCTAACGCTTCAACAATATCTATAGCCGCATTCATTGTTCCGCCAGTAGCCATCAAATCATCTATAATAATTACCTTATCATCTTTAGATATTGCATCTGATTTAATTTCTAATGTAGCAGTACTATATTCTAACTGATACTCTTTAGACTCTGTAGGAGGTGGGAGCTTTCCCTTTTTTCTGGCCAAAACTAATGGTCCTCTTGTCCTGTGGGCAAATACACTTGCAAAAATAAATCCTCTTGCATCTAAGCCTACAATTTTATCTACTGGACAATATTTTAACAATTTACTGTAGACAAAATTATTTGCCTCGGCAAATCCTTCTGGACTTTGGCATAGACTTGCTGTGCATTTAAAGTCTATTCCGTCTTTAGGAAAACCTTGATAACTTCTTACATAATCTTTTATCATTAATAACTCTGTGCTAAACGCCACATTAGGTATTCTTTGCTTTCGATAGGATCATACTTGTCTGGTTGGTCTGTTAGATTTTTTACTATAGTTCCAGGAGTAGGGTCTACAAAGTGTGGCATGCTGTGTCTAGGAATATGACAATGACTATTTTCAACTCTGTGTCGTGTGCTTTTAAAATAATCGTTTGTCCAACGTTGTAACAAGTCTCCGATATTTACAACAACACCATTCCATACATAAGGAACAGGATGCCATTTTCCATTTAAATCTTCAACTTCTAATCCGGGTACGCTGTCTATCTGCCATAATAGTGTGATAGTTCCGTAATCGCTATGTTCACCAATTCTCATTTGTCTGTCGAGTGTAGGCTTCATTGCAGGATAATGTATGACTCTAGTTGTATTATAAGGCTCTATATGTGCATCTACTAGTGTAGTTCCACTGTCTAGTATTGTATCAAATTTTGCTAAAATATCTAGCGTGAGTCTATCTGCAACGTCTATTGACTGTAATGCAGTTTCTTTAAATCCTTTGATGCTACTAGGCCAAAGATCATCAGGCATACGTGTATTGTTATAGTTAAAACTTTCTTTCATATCTTTAGGCGCAGTTGGATCTACATTTTCCGCACCTACTATACTGTAACCTAAATTGGTCTCTGTTCGGTAACTGTATTTGTTTTTAGTTTCTTGATCTTGTTCAAAGAAACTTCTCATCAAGTCCCACCATACTTTCATAGTGTCCTGATCAGCATCTGAAAGTGCATGTTGGAATACGGCGAAGCCTACCGTTGTATAGGCTTCGCGTATCTCTTCCAGTACTGTATTACTATTGTAATCAATTACTGGTATCATTTTAGTTTGGTACTTTTGCGTCGATGCCTTCAACATAGTATGTCATACTATCTAGATGAGCTCTACTAGCAACCTCACCGTCTTTAAGTTGAAGTTTGCCGGTATTGTCTTTTAAAGGACCTGTAAACGCAAAGTAAGTTCCGGCTTCAATAGCGGCTTTAACTTCTTCTGCTTTTGCTCTTACATCATCTGGCATGTTAGTAAACGGTGCCATTCCTACTGCACAACCTGTTGCATCACATTCGCTGATGTCACCAAAGTATGTACCTGTTTCCCAAGTACCATCTAATACTGCACCTACTTTAGCAATATAATAAGGTGACCAGTTATCAATAGTTGCGGTTAACTGTGCTTTAGGAGCAAATCTGTATTGATCACTTGCTTGACCAAAACCAAATATACCTTGCTGTTGTGCAACCTGTATTGGAGCAGGCGAATCTGTATGTTGTGCAATTACATCACAACCTTGACTAAACAACGCCTTGGCGGCGTCTGCTTCTTTACCTGGATCATACCATGTCATTACCCATACAATATCAATATCAACATCTGGGTTTACACTCTTCGCACCTAAGTAATAAGTGTTAATTTCTCTAATAACTTCAGGAATTGGATATGCGGCAACATAACAAATTTTGTTAGTCTTGGTCATCATACCTGCAATAACGCCCTGCACATGTCTAGCCTGATACAGTTTTAAACCATAATTAGCCATGTTATCTGCTGTCTTATAACCAGTTGCATGTTCAAATTTTACATTTGGATATTCTTCTGCCACTTTTAACATACTATCCATGTAACCAAAAGAAGTTGCAAATATAATATCTACACCCTGCATTGCCATTTGACGCATTACACGAGATGCATCTGGACCATACTTTACGTTCTCAACGTATGTAGTTTCTACTCGATCACCAAAATGTTTTTCGACATCCTGTCTACCAATGTCGTGTCTATAAGTCCAACCGTGATCACCTGTTGGTCCTACATATATAAAGCCTACTTTGACTTTGTCTTTAGGTTCATCAGCAAATGCTGATCCAGTAATTGCTAAAAAAATAGCAAATAGAGTTGAATAAAATAATTTCATGTTTATCTCCTTCCGAGTTGTTATCTTATTTTAAACAGGAGCATTCCACCAATGCTCCCAAGGAAAGTGTATCCAGATATCTTCCGTATCTTTAGCACATTCCTGTACATAATAATGAGGCTTGAATCCACACTCATTATTCCACCAAAGAGATGCAAACCTAACCTCTACTTTCAGTTCAGTTGAACTCTCCATGTGTTCCTTGATTTTTATAAATGTTTCTCCCGAGTCGCATATATCATCTACAATCAATACACGTTCGTCGGTTTTTTTTGGTAAGTAATCTTCCCATTCTGGAAAATCTCTAAGGGAAGTTTTAATTGGCTTGAAAGGTTTCTTAAACCAATGAGACAACATTACTCCGGGGGTCAGTCCTCCCCTAGACAGCCCTACAATAACTTGAGGATCAAACTTGTCTAAAGTTACATGTCTACATAGAGCATTTACATCTCTACGCATCTCGTCCCATTTGTACCAGTGCTTGTGAGGCATTTTTACTTTCTGAAGTTGTCTACATGGTATTTATAATATTAGGAAATTTTGTCAAAAAAATAGGCTCCTTAGGAGCCTATTGTACTTGGGGGGATATTATTAAGCTACTGTTATGCTTGAAGCCGCTACTACATCTGTACCTGAAATGTCAATGTCATTAGGTCCAATTGAAGTTGTTGTTGCTCCTGCGTCTTTGCCAATAGTTCTTATTCTAGCTTGTAGTTCACTAGCACTTGAAATATTTGCATCCATTACTAAATGGATAACACCACTGTTATCATTAACAATAAAATATGCTAATGGATTTAATTCTTTTATAATTGCTTCTGCCGCTTCATCTACTGCATCATCTTCTGCACGTAAATCAATTGCTGAGTTTGCGGCATTTTCTACTGTTACTTTGTAGCAATTAGCATTCGGTGAGTACATTGTACCAACCGTGTTTGCCATTGATCCTACTCTTCTTGTTACTACTGCCATTTTTTATCCCCTTATGTTTAAATTCCTAGCTTTGTTTCTTGGTTACTTAGAAATTGATCCATTTTATCTAAGTTACCTTGAAATTTGTTTTGTAAACTTTGGAAATTCTTTTCCAAGTTTTTAAGTGCATCTCTAGCACCCATTTTATTTAGTATCTCTGCGAATCTACGCTTTAATTCTTCATCATTTATTTCTGTAGGCATTTGTATATCACTGCTTTTGCCTGTAAAGGTAGTTAGCTTTTCGATTTCATGTAAACGCATTAAGCATTACCCCATTTTTTTCAGTTTAGCTTGTTGCTCAGCTGTTCTAGCTTCTTTTTCACTCTTATATGTTTTACCACCAAACTCATATCCATTAGCAGTCTTTTTATATGTGAACTTTCCGTATGCTTCTTCCAACCCCTTGGCAAGTTGAGCTCTGTATTTGTCTACTTCTTCATTATGTATTGCTGGATCCTTAGCACGTAAAGCACCCGGTGGTTTTGGTCTATTCAGTCCGCCAGCAATATCTCTAGTCATATAATCATCGTCTTTATATTCCTCGTCTGGTGAATTATCCCATTCTTCTCCGACATCTTCTTCACCCATTCCGCATGGACTCGGTGAATCCATTGGTCCTTCAGGATCCATCATTTGTATCTTGGATACCATGTCATCATGTTTATCCTTGTACATTGGCATATCACTTACTGGTTCTGCCTTTTCCATTCCTGCGTTTCTAAGAAGTGCAACAAGTTCAGCAACTTCTGTAGAGTTATCGCCGTTCATTGATATGTTCATAGAAGCCGCTTCGTTTACTTTTTTAGTCATGTCGTACTCCTTGTTTTCGTTTTTTGGAGACCCATCTGGATTATGAGTTGCTCCGTATAGTCTATCCCATCTATCTTGCATCTTGTTTCTTCCGCCTTGGGTTAGTGGTCTAGGTTTTACACTTGCTTTTGGTTGTTTTGTTTTATCTACTGTTTGGTCAGTAGTTGATGCCGCCGCGGCTCCCATTGCTTGTCCATCTTTATAAGCCGCCGCATTTGGATCAGATGTATTAACTTGGTCTTGGCCTTGACTAACTCCTCCGTCTTGATCAACTGCTTGTGATGTAGTAGTGTCTGACGCTTTTGGTTTACCTACTGTACTTCCGTCAGCTTTAGCTGATGCTAAGTTAGCAATCTTATCAAAAATTAATTGTTTAGCTGTACCTATAACTTTACCGTCTTTTTTGTAAAATTCTCCTGGATCTATTTCATCTTCTAAATCAGTATATAGATCGCTCTTGAACTGTGCTAAGTATGATGCTGAAACTGCTTTGTATTGTTGATTTGTTGTTATCTGTTCAAACACCTCAAAAAGTGCAACTTCATCAGTGCCTGCTCCAGTAAAGCCACCTTTCATTGCTTGATAAAGTTTAGCGGCCATTCCTGCTTCGCCGCCAGTTGCTTGGTCAACTTTTTTACTTGTGTTTTTATCTGATTGCTGGCCGTCTTGATCTTTTGCATCTGTTGACCCGTCATCTTTTGCATCTGTTGACCCGTCATCTTTTGCATCTGTTGACCCGTCATCTGTTGCATCACTTGCTGGCTTAGCATCACTGAGAGGAGTTGATAGATCCTCACTACCACTTTCTATGTAACCTTTAATGTCTTTACCGTAAGGTATACCTTGACCGTCTAAAAAGTCCTTAACCATCTGACCTTCAGGCTCAGTTACTTTAGCCATTGTTTGTGTATTTCTTACATAAACTTGCTTGCCGCCACTTATTGATCTTACTCTATCTCTTTTACCAACAGGATCTTTTACAATATAAAAATCACTTTCGCTTTCATCCATTAGTGTATCAATGTAGAACGTTGCTGGAGGCAATCCTAAGTAATCTAATATATCTTGTGGGAGCGGAATAAATCTACCTTTGCCTGCATCTGCATCTTGCCCAGCACCAGTAGCTGATGCTACCCCCTTAGGATCATTTTTAATAACCTGACCCATTAAGTCTTTTACAGACTTAGGTAGTGTCATTTGATATTCTGTATCGTCGAACTTTGCTTTGTGCTTTGCTAACAAGTCTGAATATTCTTTCTGTTCTGCGGCTGATAATGCTTCAAGCAAATTACCACCTTCTAGAATATTCATAAAATATCTAAACTCTTGTGATTCAGCTTTTACTTGTTTGGATAATTCAGCCATTCTCTTTAGATCATCATAAAAAGTAATGACGCCGGGAATGTTACCCATTTTCTCCATTGCACCTATTGTGTTTGGTCCTGCATCACCGTCTTGTTTTGCTCCTAGCATTTCCTGTAAACGCTTCACAGCATCTACAGTACCTTTGCCATACTTTCCATCTATGGACATTTCAATGCCCATATCTTTTAATCTTGATTGTAATTCTTTGATAGCGTCTACTTCGTCAGTATCATTGGCAAGTCCGCCTTTACCACTTTTGGCAAACTTTGCTAGAGCACCTCTTGGTGTGCTATCCTTTTTCTTTTTCTCTTTCTCTTTATCAAAGTCGGGATCATATATTGCTGGATCGCCCATTACATCTTTGTTAATGTCTTGGGCTGTTTTTTCACCATCTAAGTCTGCTTGTGCTGGATCCACGTCTGCATCTTTTCCTGCGGCTGACTTTGCCGCTTTCGCTTTGTTTGCCGCGGCATCAAAACTTGCTTTTGCTTTTTCTTTTTCAGCGGCTATGGCTATTTCTTTATCGTACTTCCATTTATCTACAAGATCCTGTGCATATCCTCTGTAATGATCATTGATTGTTTTATTTTTTATAGCAAAGTTCATTGCATCAACAATTTGTTGTAGTTCTAATTCTTCTGCATCTGATAACTTTTCTTCATTTAGCTGTTTGTATAGATCACCAAATACAGATCTAAAATCTACATTAGCCATCATTACTTCGCCTTTTTGGGCTTTCTTTAAAAGTTCTTCGTATCTATCTACATACTTCAGGATGTTATCATTAGTTATGGTAATTCCGCCAGCTTTATCTGCATCTTTAGCTACATCTGTCTTTATTTCTTTACCAGGTACTTTAGTAGTACCTTTAATTTTTGCATCGTCACCAAAGAATTTCTTTAACTGTTCTACACTACCATATGTACGAACTTTTACATTATCTTTGTTAATCTTGTCTACATAGGGTGCAGTTCTGTCTATGTTAAAATTACTACGTTTTCCGTTTGATTGTATTCTCCATTCTTTGCCTGGCTTAGAATCTTTTGCTTGAGCATCATCTGCCGCGCCTTTCATTTTTAAATCAATCCTGTATTTTTTTGCAACTTTACCTGGAAGCAACCCTTTATTGTTTTGATCAATAGCATCGTCGTTGTCGCCTCTACCTAATTCATATCTATCAAATTCATCAACATCTGTAGTAATATATCTACCATTGTTCATGAACATGCCTTTTAATCCTAGGCGTTTTGCTATTTTACCAAAATATTGTCTTTCTAAAAAGTCATCTGTAACTACAAAGTTTTTTATACCAGTAAATATATTATCATTATCTTTGCCGTCATCTAAGGCAAGTGCCATGTCGAAACCTTTGTTTAACACAGCATCTCTATTAATCATTTTACCTTTGCTATGTCCTGCAGATCCTCTAAGGACTGTAGCAACAATTTTATCTATCTCTTTATCAAATGTTGCTTCTGTAAGTATTTTGTGCCCTTCAGCAATGGTAATAAAATTTCTCATTATTTACTCCCTATAGGACTTTTAGTGTTTTCAGTATCGCCAATATCTTTTGATTCTCCTGGCTTTACACCTTCAACAGCGTCTATTTCTCTTTCTTTTCTTGCAGTTTCTAATTCTTTGAGTAGGTCCATAATCCTGTTACCACCTACCTTGTCTTGACAATCAGGATCAGCTGATTCCATTTCTTCTGTGGTTAGTTTTGCTTCATATGGTTTTTTCTCTGGATTATCTGGTTGGTATTCTTCAACTGGGTCAAACTCTCCTCTTACAATACAATATCCGTGTGAGCAAGGAATTGAATCACATAAGTACTTCTCTAACAGGTGTGCTGTTACAGGGTAACCTACTTCTGCTTCAAAGTGTGTCACTTGTTGATTTTGTAATTGTGGAAAGTCCAACGGCTTTTCTGAAATTGGCGTTGTTTTCCCTTTTGAAAACCCTATAACTTCATATTTGTTAAGTGCTGTTTCCATTTTGTTTTCGCAATCTTCAGGCAATTCACCTGCAATGCGTATTTTAAATTTATAAGTCTTTTTAGACTCTGTTAGATATTCTGCAAATTTTTTCATGATACTGATCCTATATTATCTATTTATCCATATTCTTGAGTTTTTCTAATATGCTGTTACGATCTGCAACTATATAACCTTCGCCTTGAACTATTTCACCGTTTGGATTTATGTCTTTATCCAGCTTTTCTTTTTTCAACTGTAGCTCTACCATTTTAAGTTTTTTTTCTAACTTAGCATTTTTTGCATCTAAATTTGTTTTCAGCATTTGCCCTGCTACTTCAAATATCCTACCGCTATATCGAGATTCTACATTCATACCCAAGTCCATAAGGTCTTCGTAAGCATCCATGGATTTTACAGCTACTTCGTCTAGCTCACCATCGCCTAAATCTCCTAATCCCTTTACCTGTGGTAAAGCCGCTTGTATCTTATCAAGTTCCTGTATACTACGTATAGTATCTTCTTGTTCTACAATAGCAGATTCTTTTTTTTCCTCTTTGTCCTGATCAATAATTTCTTTTGAATCAGGTAGATTGAGAAGGTCTTCGAGTTTTTTAGTCATAATAGTTTCCATTAAATACTAGTATTATTTAGTGTTGATAGCGGATCCTCGGCCCATTCTTCTCTGTCAATTTTGACATACCAAGCTCTATAAGGCTTTCCGTAACCTTCAAATTTAGGGTTCCATAAGTATTTACGCATCCACTTATCATATCCTTTGCCTGACCCTGCGTTATTTGTTTTAATAAAAACTCTTTTTACATGTTTAAAAACATCATTAAAGAAAAACACCCAGTCAAATCTTGTTCCTTGTTCTAGGTATTTCTTTGCTGGTCCGGCAGTTGCTAGTGAGTCAAACGTTGTTCTAGTAGCAGTAAACAAATCGTATTTTCCAGGAAACTTCATAGGCTTTCTATTATAGATGTACATAGGATGTACTTTGAGATTTATAATTTCCCAGCACAATGGATATATTTCTCCTTCAAACTCGTCACCTATATCAGTAGCCTCTACTTGAATGCCTTCTTTCATTAACAACCAAGGAAGTAATCCGATTCCGGTACCGACATCGATAGCAGTTTTTATTCCGTCCAAATTACATCTCTGAACAAAGAATTCTTTCTCTTTTAAATAATGATCCCATTTACGTAAAAACTTTGCTCCTACACCATACTTGTCAGGATATCCGTGATTAGTAGTTTCTATGTTTGGATTTCTTAATAATTTTTGTAATATTTCTTCTTTATAGTCTATTATCATTATCTATTACCTCCTTGATGAAATATATCATTTTCAGTAACTACTCTAAAAGTTATCCTATTTTGTCTACACCAATGTCTCGCGGCTTCCCACTTTGCTTGGTTCAATATGTAACTTGCTTTGTTGTGATTACTTCTACCAACCTTTTCTCTCAATGCTTGGTTTGCAGGTTTTACTTCAATACATTCTGCTTTAGGTTTACCATTTCTATCAGTATATGCAATAAAAAAATCTGGTACATACACAGTATGTTTTCCTGTCAGTGGATTTCTATATGGTATCTTAAATGCTTCCGAAGCCCATTGACTTACACTTGGATGCTCGTCGCAAAACCGCATGAAAGCAAATTCCCAACTGCTTCTATATGTTGGCGTTTTTCTACCTGAATATTTTTCGGGATTCTTTAAGGTATATTTGCCTGAAGCAAACCTAGCCATATTACACCACTACGTTTCTACGTTCACCGTACTCAAATGTAGGAGTAATTTTAAAACCTAATGTAGATGATTTGTTTCTTTGGAAGTTTAAAACTTGTGTTACTACTTTACTTAATTGTACTTCGTCAAATCCTTTTAACGTATCTAACAATTGGAATACATTAACTTCATCTAGTTTAGCTTGTGTTAGTAATGCTTGACTTACAGAAATTGCGGCTGTTTTATCAAAATCTCTTTTTGTAAAAAATCCAACAACAGCATCAAAATCATTGGCGGAGAATTCTAATGTTTTATTAAAATAATTATTAAAAAATTCTACTACCCGTTGTTCTGACTTTTTTTCTTTGGGAGGTAACGCTGTATCTTCTGCCATATCAATATCCTTTACTTAGGAAAAATAGTATTTGCAACACCACTAACATCTGATCCACCGATGCCGCCTATGGTGTCTTTCAAAACACTAAATCCTCCTGCTCGTAAACCGCTTGAATTTAAATTTTGTACATTTCCTATTAAGTTTGCACCTGCTAGTATAGCTGATAATGGGCTACTGAATCCTTTACCAGTTCTTGCATAATCAAATAAATCTATACCTGCACCTAGTATTCCGCCTAAGCCTACATTACCACCACCTGCTAGTGTAATTGGACTAGGAGTAGTATCGTAATGTGAAGATTCTCCAAAGCCTTTAGGATCACCATTGGCACCTGCTGTTACAGGTCCACGATCATACCATACTGCTTCATATTTAACTGTCATTTGATTTTGCATAGTTCCACTGCCGTCAGCCATGTCAACTGAATCGTGTGCCCAGTTTTCTATAATTGGATTGACTAATGTATAGGTAGTATATGTATGTCTGGATAGTTGACTAATTTGTATGTTTGTAAAAAAAGGATCTGTAGAATCGTTATCTAAACCGTAACGATATTTGTTTAGCTCTGGTCCAGCATATGTATTATCTCCTGGACTTGCAGAACCAAAAGATGATCCGTCTACTGCTGTTCCTGTAAAACTTCTATTATATGCAACAGGGTATTGTCCATATTGTCCGTCTACAAAGTAGTATCTGTAGTATGCTTCAAGCATAGCAGTTGTTATTCCAAGATTATCGTCATGGAATGTAATATTTACAGGTTCATAGGATATACTTGTTTGTACATTTTTTACACGATTGTATTTTTTTCTAGTATCAACCATTGCAGAAAATTTAGGTAAGTCTGCTGACTTTACTAAAAGTCCTGCTTCTAACTTATGTCTATTTTCAAATGTTGGAAAACTTTTTAATGCTAAATTACCAAATTGGAATGCTACATGAAAAAGGAATTTAGCTTTAGGAGCAAGCCTAAACGAGTCGTCAACAAACGTGCGAGATGCATGACGAAAGTCTGCTAAGTTACCTTTTGGATTTAAAACACCTGATGCTAGGTTATCTAAAAATCCGTTAAAATTAGCCATTAAATAAATCTCCTGTTACTAATATTTATCTTTTGAATTTAAGTGCGTATATAAAGAGAAAGGGGTGCCTAAACACCCCTTCTAATAGATTAGGATTTGTTGCTGTTAGGCTCCAGCGCCTGTAACTAGCGTATTAACTGTTCTACCAACTGCTGTACCAATACCAGTACCTTGTGGTGTTTGAACAGCGTTGTCGTAACGTACAGCAAGTGTTACTGTAACTGGTTCTGTACCTGCTGAATATGCTAAAGTATTGTAGTTTGCACTTTCAAGGTAACAACCATAAAGTTCAAATGTTTCAAGTACAGTTGGTGTATTAGCACCGTTACCACCGTCTAGTATTTCAATTCTTGTTGCGAATTTGTAATCTAAACCTGATGCCGCACTTGATTGCTCGTAAAAGTCAAATTGTTTCTGTAGTTGCTCGCCAACAAGTTTTTGAACATTGTTATTAACATCTTCACGTAAATTAATAGTGATTGGCTCCCAAGTATGTTTACCAGCTAGGTACACTCTTGAGTTGTAAATGTCAATTGTCATTTGATCAAAACTTACGTTTGGTCGAGTAACATCAACTACTTGTTTTGTTAGTTCTGTTGTTGGTGTTGAAACACCAAAGTTTTCTAAAGATAGCCTAAATCTATATTGCATTTTAGGCATTAACAGGCCTTGGTTACTAGCAGAATCGCCGCTTGCCAAAGGCACAGTCATTTTTGATAGTGTTGATATTGCCATTATTTTGCTCCTAATCTAATATTATTTATCATAATTACAGTCCTGCTATTTCTCCAGTATTTTTGAGTCTTAGTGGAATGTATATGAATTCAACTGCCTTGACAGGTTCTACAGCAATATCTAAGTATAACTCATTTCTATCAATTCTTGCCGGAGTATTGTTTGATTCGTCACACACTACTAAGAAGTCATATAATGCTCTTTGACCAACAAGTTCAAGCATCAAACTTTCAGCCGCTTGTTTAATTTCATCTCTAGTAATCTTATCGTTTGGTTCAAACAAGTAAGGTTTTGCAAGTGTATTAAGTTGGCTACGTAGATAAATTACAAGCCTAGCAACATTAATTCTATCTAATGAACTTGCTGTAAGTTGTCTAGTTTTTTGTCCAAAGTTCACTAAACCTGCACCTGTAATGAATGTAATTGGGTTAACATTATTTGCGTATAATGTGTCTCTCAATCCCTCATTAAGTGCAACTGATTTAAATTCGCCTTCTGCTGTAATAAACCCTGTTGAACTTGCGTTTGTAATTCCGCCTCTTCTTGTACCTGCTGGTGCAAACCATGGAAACGAAACTTGATCACTAAGTGCAATAGTTCTAAGCATCATGTGGCTCGGTGGTACTACAACATTTTTACCAAAGTTGTCGCTAGTAAATCCACCTGGATAAAATACTGCTAAGTATGGATCCGATGTTACCAATCCGTTGTCATTATCTTCAACGGCTTTGTTAACATTAGTAGCCCAGTTATTAATATCTGTTGCGTTAGCTTTTAATCTAAACGGTGAATCTCCAACTACAAATGCTGTAAGTCCTCTATCGTAGTTTAGTGATTTCATTTCGCCGATTAGTTCTGGATAACCAGGGCATGCCATCATATTAAAGATTCTTGATTCGTCATCTCTAATATCATCATTACTATTAACCATTGCTTGTAATGATTGTATAATAACTTTACGCTGAGCTTTTCTACCAAAACTACCAGAACCATCTGGTTGATTTGCTGATTCAGTTACCCAACGATCTGCATGATAGCCAGCCATTGACTGGTCGTTAAATCTAGTATTGTTTGTTGCTGTGTTAATATAGTTTCTCTTGTACTTCTTAACATTAAATCCACTTCTTCTTGTATTGAAAAGCAACATGCCTTTTGGATACAATGCTGGATCTGGAGCGTCTGGGTCCATATAGTCACTTGCCATTAAGTCTGCAATAGTTCCTGGTGTGGAAGAGTTTGCTCCTTGTGTATTGTATCTAGCATCAGCAAACAGTATACCTTCGTCTGTTGTTTGGTCTCCTGTATCCATTGCAAACCATCTGTTTGCAATAGGAAGATCAGTTCTATCTGCATTATGTTTGTAAATTTTTGGATAATTTTCTAAGTCTGAAGTGTCAATCCATAAGTCTCCAGTTACTAGTGCAGTTCCGTCACTTTGTAACACTGGCGCTGTTGCAGAAACTGTAGGACCTTCTGGATCTGGAGTTTTTGTGCTATCTGCATTATAAAATGGAGATGCTGTTGAACTCTGTCCACTTGATCCATCATAAACATAACCTACAAACTCACTGCCGTTGTGAACTAAAATATCTGCTTCGTCAACTGTTGAATTGTACCATAGTGTACCTTCAGTAGTTGTAGCAGTAACTTGTGTGTCACTAGCTGTGTAGCTTAATACTCTCCAAGTAGTTGCTTGAAGTTGTAATGGATTTGTTGATCCTGATGTTCCCTGTGCATATTGCAGATTAGGTGTTCCGCTTGTAGCTGAAACATAAGGTGAAAATCCTGCATTTGTTAGTACACTATTTGTATCAACAAATTTCATTTCACCACCTAATGCATGTGATATAACAACAGTATTAGTTGCGGTAACTGTAGCACTAACATTCTCAATATTAGCTGTGTTAATTGCACCTGCTAATACTCCTGCATCACTAACTGCACCTGTATAAGTTGCAGAAACTGTTATTGCCGCGTTAAATGCTAGTTGTGTATTATCTGTTGAAGCTACAGTAAATGTTTTAGTTCCTGAAGAAATGCTTCCTGAAATAATTTTGTTACTTGTAATAACTGTAGGAGCAACACCTTGTCTTCTAAATATTTTAAAAGTACCTAAAGGCTTTGTATCGCCTGCAACATTACTTTGTACATAAAGGTCTCCGGTAAGCATATTTGTTCCACCACCGGTTTTATCCATTTCATAAATTGCTTCTCTATGTGAAGGATAAATTCCAGGGTTTACTGTTTCCCAAAGCTGTGTACTGTTATTCCATTTTTTAACTGAATATTTTGCACCAAGATTGGCTGTGGTTGTTTTAATCCATACAGAACCTGTTGGTCTTGAGTAGGTATCAGCAGTTTTATATTCTGGAATATTTGTATGTTTAGCAATAGTTAATGCTGGTGGATAATATGTACCTGCGGCAATTCCTAACTCAGTAAGTTTGGTTGAGTCGCCACCTATCAATATATCACCTGCTGTAGTTGAATCTTCAGCGGCACTACCTGTACCGTCACTGTAGATCTCTAACTTTCCGTCAACTGCTTCTGCTGTAACTCCTGTAATAGAAAGTCCATTAATTGTAGAAGCAACGTTTGCTACTGTATTAGCTGACGATATTGATACTGATGTACCATTAATACTTATTGAAGCAGTTCCTGCAAATGTTGGATTTGCTACAGAACCTTGTATTGTAGGCCAACTCTTGCACCAAGGATCACTACCTACTAGTACCCATGTACCACTTGTATTTCTGTAAAATACTTTATTCAATGTAGAAGTTGCAACAACAGCATAATCACCAACTTTACCGACTGTGCTGGCAGGGATGTCGCCGGAAAATCCGTTAGTACCTAATGAACCTGTGTTAACAACTTTTGTTGTATCTGTAATTACAATTGGAACCTTGTTTGAAAACACTTGACCTTTGTTTAATACAGAAGCACCGTTCCATTCTTGAACGCCCCATAATGTATTTGCTGTGTCAAGCCAATAAGTTCCATCTGCAGGTGTTGCCGCAGGAGCTGTTGTCGAAGCATCTAGTTGACTTGTGTCAACGTCTGCTCTCACTACGTAAGCTCTGTTTGCAATACCTAAATATGAATAAGCCGCTTGTAATCCATACTCGTTTAATTCGCTTCCGTGTATTGGATTATTGCTTGTATCAGTTTTGAAGACTGGATCTCCAAAATTGTCTACTAAATCTCTTTGTGAAGTTAATAAGTACACCTTGCCTGCGTTTGTAGCTAATGTACCTGGTGCTGTTCCTGTACCTGCACCGTTTTTCTTGTTTGCCGCACTAGCGACAAATATCATTGGAAGGGTACCTGGTTCCGCGGGTGTATAGAAACTTTCATCTACTACGCTAACCGATACTCCTGGTGATACTAATCCTGCCATGTTAATCTCCTATCGTGGACGTCATCATTCTACTTGTATTTAGCAAACAAAGTTGAAAACACCCATACAAACCTGCATGAAAAGGGGCGGAAAAGGTGAGCTAAATACAACATGAGACCGTTATGTACGTTATGTGTTACTAGACCCGCCGCTATAAATTATAAAAAAAATAATAGAACATACTATAGAAAAAAATGTGAAGTATGTTTAAAACATAGTGGTGCAAACTATGGAACTCCTAGATGGAAACAAGTTGGCTACGAAAAGAAAAACAGTTGCGAAAAATGTGGATATAAAAGTTCTCATTCAGAACAGTTTAATGTATTTCATATAGATGGAAATTTAACTAACTGTAATTATAGTAATTTAAAAACTATCTGTGCTAACTGTCAACGTCTTATACAAAAAAACGGTGTTAGATGGAAACAAGGTGATCTTTTACCAGACTTTTAAGATCTTCAGTAGTTCCGTCGTTTGCTAAAATGTAATCCATTTGTACATTGGCCCAAGCCCATTCAGACTTATGTACATCAGTAGGTTCTTGGCCTAGATCTTTGTACAATCTAAACCAAAGTGGATCAGGACCTCTTCTAACTTGGCATATTCTTCCACCTAACGATCTAATCATTTTAGCTTCATTCTCAAATCGCACGTCTGGAATAACGTAGTTTTTATCTTTGTTGTTTAATAATTGTTGTTTTACTAAACTTACCCAGATGCCATCATAAAAACCATTACGCATACAATCAGTACCAAATAGTTGAAGGATAAGGCGCGGTGTAATTTCTTCACTAGTTTCTTTTGTCCAGAATTCGTCTTGTTGTTCTCGCCACTTTCTTGAGTCATCTGTGTCTCCTTCTAACATTTGCCTGTCCCAACCAAACACAGAGCTAACTCCGTCTTTTAGTTTATCTGCAAATGAAAGTTTTTCGTAGCTATGTTCTTCGACTAAAATGTCAGCGACTGTACCTTTTCCTGAGCCAATCAGTCCACAAATACCTATAATCATAGTGAGTCCTTTAATTGTATATATTATACGATATTATAGGGTGTTTGTCAAGTGGTTTTTAACCTATGCTAAATCCGTAGCCCATACCGCCTGGTATTGCTGTAGATACTTCAGACTCTAGTTTTTCCATCTCTTGTTGTGCTTCTGACTTTAGTGTGTCACCATTAAGTTGTCCACCACCTTGTGGTCCAGCTATTGTTGCAAACTTGCTTCTAGCTTCGCCTAACATGTATTTGCATGTTGCTACAGTATAGTCTTTCAACCATTGCTTTGCAAGGTAATCATCTAATAACTGCTCATCTGGTCTGTAATTATAGCAAAATAAAAGTAAATCTTCTTCAGCTCTTGGACGTTGGAGAAGTGTAAGTTTTTTCGTAGTGCTATTCCATTTGAATTCTATAAATGATCCAAACATTCTGCCTACTAATTCTTGGTACTGACTAAACATGTCATATGTAGCTAATCCGCCCATATTACTACTTGATAATAGATAGGTATTCGTATATGCCAAGTTAAATGGTTCGAATAGTGTTCCGCCGTCGCCTCCACCTGTCCTAGATCCTATGCTTCTTCTAAACAGTCTTCTTACTTCCATTATCTCACTTGGTAATGTATATTCATTTTGATCTATAACAGTTGGCATAAAAAAGTAGGATTCTTCTACAGAATTATCAGAACGTTGTCTAAATCTTGTTAATGCTTTTGTAAGTGCAGTTTCATAGTGGTCGGGGTCTAACTCAACGTCAACCATACCGCCACCTAGCATGTTATATGCGTAATCAAACACTTCTTGCTTCTTAGTTGCTAATGTTGCCATATACTTCTGTCTCCGTAGTATTTATCGTTCGATAAATATGTATATGCCGAGACTGTCTTTATACAAACCCGAAAAAGGGAAAGATTTCGAATTTATAGATAACAGAATCTATGAGATGTTTACTGTTGGTGGAACTGATGTAAACATACACAAATACCTTGGTCCCAAGCAAGTAGATAGTGCTAACGCAACTGCGGATCAGCCTGCATACAACGCTGTAGCGGAAACAAATATACAAGATTTATTGTTTTTAGAAAATCGAGATAGAAAATATGATCAAGATGTATACACTATAAGAGGTGTATACAATGTTGCAGATATAGACTTTAATTTATCACAGTTTGGACTATTTTTAAGTAACGATACGTTGTTTATGACTGTGCATATAAGCTCTAGTGTAAAAACTATTGGTAGAAAGTTGATGTCTGGCGATGTTATAGAATTACCACATCTGAAAGATGAATATGCATTAGATGATTTTTCTTTGGCATTGAAAAGATTTTATGTTATTGAGGAGGTAAGTAGAGCTTCTGAAGGATTTAGTCCAACATGGTATCCTCATTTATATAGAATTAAATTGAAACAAGTAATGGATAGTCAAGAATATAAGGATATCTTTGATCAACCAGCAGACGAAGAAGTCCCGGGTGGAGATACACTACGTGACTTAATGTCAAATTACAATAAACAAAAAGAGATTAATGATGCTGTTGTAAAACAAGCAGAATCTGACGCAAAATCTGCGGGCTATGATACTACCAATTTGTTTACACTAGCTACAGATGACAATGGTAAAATCGATATTGTTACTACAGATACTAGTGAACTTGATGCAAGTGTAGCAACAGAACTAGCTGACAGAGTAATGCAAACACCAAAACGTACAGGATACGATGGTTACTTAATTGGTGACGGAATAGCACCAAATGGAGAAGCATTTGGGCATGGTATTGCTTTTCCTTCAGGACAATCAGAAGGCGATTTCTTCTTAAGGACAGATATGTTACCTAATAGATTATTTAGATACGATGGTAGAAGATGGATTAAACAAGAAGATAATGTTAGAATGACCATGAGTCAAACTGATTCCAAATCTACACAAAAAGCAAGTTTTGTTAATAACATAAACACAAATAGCATTGCAGGGGAAACTGTACAAGAAAGACAAAGTTTAAGTAAAGCATTGAAACCTAAGGCAGATAACTAATGATTGACTTTATAATATTCGGTATTGTTGACAATGCTGTTGTGATACTAGGGGCTATGACAGGCCTAACAATAGAAAAATACTTACCGAGTCAATTTCAAAAAGGACTCGGAGCAGTTGTTGGTGCTGGTTTAGGAAATGCAGTTAGTGACTGGCTAGGTGGTGCATCAACGCTAAGTTGGGATCTAGCTTTTGGTACTGCAATCGGATGTCTGATAGGATTAATTTTTATTCCCATATTTAGATTAATAGAGAAATGGTGGAAGAAGTAAATGCAACATTTTTATGACGGACAAATTAGAAGATATCTAACACAAATAATAAGAATGTTAAGTAATTTTAGCTATAAGGATTCTGAAGAAAAACTTGTGCAAGTACCAGTTATGTATGGAGATATGACTAGACAGGTTGCTTCTATTATTAATGGTAATTCGGAAAACAAAGTGCCGTCTGCACCTCGTATAGCTGTATATGTAACAGGACTTGAAATGGATACTGCGAGATTAGCAGACAGTAGTTATGTTAGTAAACTTAATATAAGAGAACGTGCTTACGATGAATCTGGTAATGAATATCTTAACACACAGGGAAAAAATTATACTGTTGAAAGATTAATGCCTACACCATATACTTTAACTGTTAATGCTGACATTTGGTCTACAAATACTGATCAAAAATTACAAATTTTAGAACAGATATTAATGTTGTTTAATCCTAGTTTAGAAATACAAACAACAGATAACTATGTTGACTGGACTAGTTTATCTGTAGTTAATTTAACCACTACAACTTTCAGCAGTAGAAGTATTCCAATGGGCACTGAAACTGAGATAGATGTTGCAACTTTAGGATTTACAACACCTATATACATATCTCCTCCTACGAAAGTAAAACAGTTAGGTGTTGTAACAAATATTGTTACAAGTATTTTTGATGAATCAAAAGGAACAATAGATTTAAGGATGTCAATGCCTGAAATTAAAGCATTTCAGGATACTAGTAGACCAGAAGCTGATATTAAGCCAAAAGTTTATATTGATGCAGATGGAGTTGAGCAAAGAGATTATGGTTATATGGACAATATTAAACAAGATACTACGGCTGTTGTATCAACTACCTATAAGAACTACGATTTATTAGTACTAAACACAAGTTTGAAACTAATTGAAAATGGAATAGCAGGTAAAATAACTTGGGATGAATATACACAAGCATTTAACCAACCATATCAGGCAGGAATTACACAGATAAGATTAAAGAGAAGTGATTTAGATAACGAGATTGCAGGTACAGTAACTATTAATCCGTTAGACGAATTTACAATGGTTGTAAACTGGGATCCTGATACATTGCCAACAGATACAATAATAGCAGGACCTACAGGTAACAATAGTAAAATAAACTTTATAATAGATCCTTTAAAAACAAGTCCTGTAAATTTAAAAACAACAGGTATTAGGATCTTATTGTTAGATGAAAATTTAGGAGATGCTGGAAATACTGATGGTGCTGATGCATGGAAAAATGCAGATGGTTCCGACTTTGTTGCAAGTGCTAACGATATTGTAGAATGGGATGGTTCTAAATGGAGCATTGTATTTAATGCAAGTGAAAGTTATGACCAAACCGTATATACTACCAACTTAAATACAGGTGTGCAATATAAGTTTTATAAGGGTGAATGGTTACTAGCATTTGAAGGTGAATATCCACATGGCACCTGGAGACTAAAATTCTAAGATAACTATATACATGCAGAATGTAGTATGTAGTGGTGCATTATTTTATACCAAAAAAACCAAAAGATTTCTATTTTTACATAGGACACAAGGTAAGCATAAGGACTTGTGGGGATTAGTTGGTGGCACTAACGAAGATAAAGAAACTCCTTGGACAGCATTGCAAAGAGAAATAAAAGAAGAAATTGGTAGTGTTGATATTAAAAAAACCATACCATTAGAAACTTTTATTAGTAACGATAATAAGTTTTTGTTTCATACGTATCTATGCGTTGTTGAAGATGAATTTATACCTTCCTTAAATAAAGAACATAATGGCTATGCTTGGACTAGTTTTAACAATTGGCCCAAACCTTTGCACCTTGGATTAAGAAATACTTTAAATAGTAAAATAAATTTAACAAAGTTAGAAACAGTTTTTAAACTGATAGACTTATTAGAGTAAAATATGGAACAGACAAATTTAAAAGATGATGTAAAAAAATACGACTGGGGTAGTGAACTAACCTGGGCTAAAGGGGATAACTACACAGGCAAAATTTTAGTTTTTGAAAAATTACATGCAAAAACTTCTATGCAATTTTTCAAAGATAGTAACAAAACAATTTTTGTTAATAATGGTAAGTTTAAGATAAGATGGATTAATACACAAAATGCAGAAGTTTTTGAAACGGAGTTAGACGAGGGACAGACATTCGAATTTAAAGCATTAGTACCTCATCAAATAATTACTCTTTCACAAGGAGGGTCTATTACAGAAGTTGGTGATAAAACTGATGATAATAACATATACCATGTAGTAAAAGCGGATAATGTAGGATAATGTTACCTAATTTAGCAAATAGTCAACAAGTTCAAGAAAGTATACAAGACTATAGAAAAAAATCAGAATACCTTACAAACGATAATGCAAAAGAAATAGTAAACAAACTTATTAACGAATTAGAAGAAGAAGTAAAAATTATAGATCAAGCACATAGAATTAGAAGTGCCGGCGAATTAAAGCCAAATCTGTTTATGTCTAATAGAGAAAAAGTACACAATCTTAGAAAACAGATTATTACAATTTACAAAGAAAATAATATAATTAGATATTAGATAGGCGATAGGCTTATAAGCCCATTCATATCACCGTGTGATGTACACTGATATCTATAAACTGATCCTGCACCTGAAGGTATATTCCAATAAAGTGTTCCACTAGTCTTTCCTTGTGCAGAACTTCCTGTGCTTACTGTGCCGTTAGTTGTTACATGAACCAACCCTGTGTTATATGCAGATCCTCCTGAATCTTGTATTTGAAAAGGATGTCCTCCTGCACTAGATAAGTCAAATGCAAGTGTAGTACCTTTAAAAGCAGAAATTGTAGGATTACTACCTGAATAGTGACTATTAAATGTATATGCACTTGAACCTATTGCGGCAACTTCTAGCATAGCAATAGCAGGGCGATATATTTGAGATACATCTAATGAAGCTGACGACACATCAGTTAATCCTGAAAATGAAGTTGCTCCTGATGATGACGTATTAGTTATGGTAATAGTATCTGTACCTGCATTTGTAGTAATACTAATTCCTGAACCAGCTGAAAAGTTTAATGTATCTGTTGTACTATCTGCTTCAACATTACTTTGTCCAGCAACTGCGATAGTGTTAAATGCATTTTGATTTGCTTCTCCGCCGCCACCTCCTGATACTGTAGATGGTTTCCAGTAACCGTTTCCATTGTCCCACATTAGAACTTGTCCATCTGATGGCGCTACTGTGGTTGTGTTAACATCACTTAATGCATCCACACTAATAGCTGACAAGTTACTTCCGGATATAGATGTTAGATAACTTCCTAAGTCACTTATTTGGCTTTCAGTTATAGATAACGCTGACTGATGTTGTGTTACAGAAGTTTGTGTAATATTAGCATTAGGAACATTAGCCCAGGTAACTGCCGCTGTAAGATCGTTTATTTCTGCTGTTAACGCACCTATACCTGCCGCTGTAGGAGGCCTATATCTAAAAACTCCAGTAGTATTATCGTAAGATATTGCACCGTCACCAAGTGGAGATAATTCAACACCTATACTTAAAGCTGATAGAGCTAGTATTGTAGGTTTATTGTTTAAGTTATTGTAGTCTAGATAATAAGAACCGTCTTGACCGTCTAGTGTATCAGCATCAGTACCTGCACCGCCGGTAGTTGCATCTATGCCAGGAGCCCATTTGGCTCCATCCCATTTTAATACATTTCCTGATGATGGTGGTGATGAGGTTGTATCAACATCAGATAAAAAGTTAATACTATGTGCAGTCATATTAACAGTAACATTTTTAGTATCAGTTGCAACGGCTGTTGCTATATTAGTTCCGCCTAAAACGCTTAATGTGTCTGTTGACCCAGATGCTACAGCAGAACCGTCATCACTAGTTACAGTTTTAAATACATCACCTGCTCCGCCACTGCCTGATCCTGTATATGCAATAACAACTTTGTCACCTGTAATTGCTGTGCTAATATCGGTTCCGCCTTCAAGTGTAAACGAATCATTTACTGCGTCGGCTGTGGTTGTACCTGTGTCAGCTAAGAAAGTTTTAAAAACAGTATTAGAAACTGTAGAATCTTTTATGGCCCAGCCTGTGCCGTTGTATTGCCAGGTTGTAGTTCCTTGAGTAAAAGTATCGCCATTTGAAGGAGTGCCTGGAAAATTAATTGCCATCTAGTTCACCGTATCTGTCGTGTAATTGTTCATGATATTCCCATTCACCAGTCATATATTCAAGTTCTAATGCTAACATTGTTATTGCTCCTAGCAAATAAAACATCACCAAAAATCCTATAATAATTCCTTGTATACCTAAAATAACTTTTATTTTACCCATTTGATTTAAATCCTATTGCAGTATTTATTACACTCACTCCTCCACGAGTAGTATAAGGTTGTCTATTATACCTATTAAAAAGCATGTTATTAGAAGCACCCATTAAACTTGTGGTGGTATTTCCATAATCATTATCAGCACCTGTATCAAATATAACGTTTTTTGCGTCTGCTATAATTTTGGCTTTAAGTTGTGCGGGAGTAAGAGTAGGTTCAACTCCTAAATGTAAAGCACCTAGTCCACAAACTTGAGGTGATGCCATTGATGTTCCGCTGATACTCATAATTTTATAACTTGCATTGTCGGGGTGATTAACTGGAGCATATAGTGAATCATAAATATTTGAACATGCACTAACTATTGAACTTCCAGGTGCCCATATTTGCACCCTTGCACCTTTACTGCTAGATCCTCGTGGTCTATCTCTATATATTGAACCATCTAATTGTGCAGGTGAATCTATATTACCAACAATAAATGCATTATCGCTATGAGGACTGCTTCCTCTATGATAGTAATACGTAGTAGAACCAAAAACTACAGTATTATTATAATCAGTTCCTGTTGAAAGATCTCCTTTGTGATAATCGTTACCAGCCGCAATACAAACATGTATGCCATCTGATATCATATCATCTACTTCTGTATCAACAGAAGGTACCCTTAGTGGCACTCTCCTTGCTGTTCCGCCACTAACTAATTGTGTAACTATTCCTGTGCTTGTCCATAATATAGTATTATCTGAATAATCTGTAGGCCAAGTCCAACCTGTTCCTCTGTAGTTGCCACTTACTGGATCGCCAGAAAGTGTGCTTCCATATCCCCAACTCATATTAACTATGGTAGGTCTTTTTACTCCTGTAACAGGATTTACAGGTTTATTATTATGCCATAGTCTAATAGTATCAAATACATTAGACACACTGATTCCTGTGCCAGCGTCACCGGCTCCTTCTAAACCAGATACTTTCTGTGCGTATATAGCAGAATTTTTTGCCCAACCATATGTTTTTCCAGCCGATATTCCTGCACAATGGGTACCATGTCCGTCATGATCTCTATAATGATTTACGTTTTGTGTACCTGTTACGCCGCTTTCAGTGTACCAATCTATTTGTCGTAATCTAGAGCCTCCTTGCTCGTCAAGCCACTCCGGGTGTCCAACTTGTATACCACTATCTTGTATTACAACATCTACTCCGTCACCGTCAACAGCATATTCAAATTTATTTGTTCCTGCTGTACTGCTATTACCATATTCGTTTTCTTCCCAGTTGCAACGTCTTAATCCCCAATTTACTAAATTAGAAGTTAATGTTCCGGGTTTTGTAAATTCACTTGTTTGTGTTTTACGTAACTCTATACTAATATCATCTCTTTGTTCTGGTGGAATTTCCACAGATAGTATTCTTGAATCTGCAGATAAAGCAGATGCTTCGTCTTCTGTTAATGCAAAATGCGTTTGTCTAGTACTACCAGGACGTGGATTTACTATGTCTACTTTTCTTGATGGTATGGGTCCAGAACCTGAAGTTGCTGTAAGTTCTGTTTCAATGTCTGCTAAATCAGCCTTGTCTTTTACAATTACTGTGTATTCTTTTTCGCTCATGTTAATTATTGCCTCTACACTATAGCTGAATCGTCTATTCTTCGCCAGTTTCCGTTAATGTATGCTTGAATTTTATTATCTTGTGTATTATAGATCATATCGCCATTTACTGGTGTTAGTGCATCTCTTCCTGCATTGTTAAAACTAGCCAACCTAAATGCTCCGCTCTGTACTTGCACTCCGTCGGGGGCTTTAAGTGTTAGTGTTGTAGCACTATCTATTTCAGGAGCACCAGCTCCTGTGTTTACAAATTCTCCTGCATATATGCTGTTTGAAGCTCTTATATCATTCTCAACATTTAGGTCACTACTCATTGTCACAGCCGGCGTAATAGTAATACCACTACTATCAGCAGTATCTAATGTGCTACCTACAAATGTAAAGTTTCCACCAGCGGCATCTGTGATTCCGTATCCAGATACAGTTGTCGGAGTTCCATCAATTGCTGTCCAAGGAACTTTACCAGTGCTTGAATTTACAATAACTGACGAATCATCAGCAACAATATTAATTCTATAATTGCTACCTTCTACTATACCTAAGCCTCCGCCTTCGCCGAAACTAAAATTACCATTGCCATCTGTTTTTAACACTTGACCTGCTGTTCCGTCTACTATGCTTAAATCCGTTAATGATGTTACAGCAGTAGGAATAGTTGGTTTGTTTGTTAAATCATTATAATCCAATGACAGATTGCCTGTGCTGGGTTGTACCCATTGACTTCCGTCTGGATCTGTGTAGTAAACATATAATATACCTGAAGAACTGTTAAACCAAATTGCTCCGTTTGACGGACTACTCGGTGCTGTATCACTTACACTAATACTTGCACCACCACTTCCACTTCCGGGATTACTACAAGCAATACTGTTACCCATATTTAGATGTTGTTGACACCAATAATATAGTGTAGTAGGTGTACTGCTAGTAACAGTTATTTGGACACTTCGCTGTGTAGCACCTGTAAACTTGCTCCAGTATACAGCTTGTGTTACTACATCATTATCAAGTTTATATAGTACATTTGTAGTATAACTTGTTCCTCCACCTAGTGATCCGTTAGCATTATCTGCACTGAAGTTCAACGGATGTTGATTAATTGTTCCTCCATCGGGATTTGGATAGTAAACATTTGTTTGATCACTTTGGTCAAAGACATAAGTGTAGCCTACAACTAAACTTAATGCAGGCTTGTAACTTCCATCTATAAAATATTTGTTTCCACTATCTGCTCCTTGTGCAGAACCTACTGTAACTGCATATGTAACAACTGAAACTCCGCTAATACTTAGTTTTTCCTGGATATTTAGATCAGTTATAACCGTTGTGCCTCCGGTTAACTTACCACTGTAAAGACGTAAGGTGTCTGCTTGTTGATCGTAAAAGACCTCTCCACTACTACCAACATTACGATCAAGAAAATCGTCGGGTCTTGGTATAATTCTTACCCTATCAAATATAGCACTTGTTGTCATTTAAGTCTCCAGCTATACATATTTATTCAAAAAAGTTTTCTACTATGATAATATCAAATAAGTAGTAGTATGAAGAAAGTTAATATTTTTCCTACACCTATTTATGAATTCCACAATAGTGACATAGATAATGACGATATTGTAGAAAAACTATCTAAGGAAACGCTTAGAGAGCATACTGCACTTAGCTCATTGGAAGATTTGCACACTAAAGAAGGATATGAGGACTTATTTTTATGGTTTGACGAATGTTTAGACAAAATACACAAAGAAATGCGTTATGACTGTGATAAAATAACAATTACTAGTAGTTGGTGTAATAAACAATATGCCCAGTCAGGAATGTATCATTCTCCCCATAAACATACAATGAGCATGTTAAGTGGAGTATACTACTGCACTCATGGCGCACCTACATGCTTTCAAGATCCTGTAACACAACGCACAGAAGCACAAATAGAAGTACTACAACACGATTTTACACCTTTTGAATACATAGAAGCTGTGCCAGGAAAACTTATTATCTTTCCAAGTTGGATGTATCATTCTACAACTAGAAGTGTAGAAGAGGTTGATAGATGGAGTATAGCATTTAACACATTTCCTGATGGAAAAATAAACTATAATATTGCAAGAGATAGTGTAGTAACACTAAAAGTAGGACAACAAGCTATTAAATGATTAAAACTATTACTATATTAGGTGGAGGTACAGCAGGGCTTATTTCTGCACTAATGTTACGATCTACATTTCACTCTTTAAAAATTACAATAGTTGAATCTAGCGAATATGGTATAGTAGGTGTAGGAGAAGGAAGTACCGAGCATTGGGTAGGATTTATGGAACATTGTAATATTAGTGTTCAGGAGTTAATAAAAGAAACAGGTGCTACCTACAAGACAGGAATAAATTTTCAAGATTGGAACGGTGTTGGCACATGCTATTGGCATAGTTTAGCTGAAAATGTTTTTGAACAAGATAGTCAAACTGGTGTTTATGCAAATTTAATAAAACAGATAGCAGACAATAGTGATCCATTAGATTCTGTGTTACCTACAGCATTAAAATCTATGCATACAGAACCTTTCCATAAGAGCTTTGCCCAATATCATTTTGATACAAACAAGCTAAACACTTTTTTACACAAGTTATGTATGGATAGAAATATTCAAATTGTAGACGACATTGTTGAAAATGTTACATTAAGGGACGGTTTTGTTACACATTTGGTAGGTAAAAAGCAATCTTATACTTCAGACTTTTTTATTGATTCAAGCGGATTTAGGAGAGTTATAGATACTAAGTTACAAGGTACTTGGATAGATTGTAAAAAGCAACTTCCTATGAATTCTGCTTATGCGGCGCCTAGTCCTTACGAGGAAAATATTCCGTCACATACGTTAGCAAAAGCATTAAGCTCAGGATGGATGTGGCGTATTCCTACACAGGATCGTTTTGGAAATGGTTATGTATATTGTGATGATTTTATAAGTGACGATGACGCTGAAATAGAATTTAGAAATCAGTTTCAACATGACATAAAAATAGCAAAACATATTAAGTTCAATGCAGGATACGTTGATCAGTTTTGGAATAAAAATTGTTTAAGTGTAGGACTATCCGGAATGTTTGTAGAGCCTTTAGAAGCAACAAGTATTGGATTTACTATACAACAGATGTTTAGTTTTTGTTCTGGTATACTTAATTGGAACAATCAAAATCAAATCCCTGCAAAAACATATAACTCCGATTTCAAGAAGGTAGCTGAAAACATTATCGACTTTGTCCAACTACACTATATTACAAAAAGGAATGACACAGAGTTTTGGAAGTGGGTAAATACTGGGATACAATTGACAGACTTTAACAAAGAAAATTTAGAAAACTTTAAAAGTACGCTACCTGGAAGATATAATTTCAATTATAACTATACCATGTTTAAGGAGTTAAATTGGTTACAAATTATGCACGGACTAGGTATGTTTAACATAGAAAAAATAAACAAATTATTTTATGACAATCTATATCATACTATTCCTTTTATTGAGCAACATAAAGAGCAACAAGAATATTATAGACGCCAAAACACTTATGTTCTACATAGGCAGGCCTTAAATACTATTTTAGAAAGAGAAACACATGCACATTAATTCGCTTGTAATACTAGGTGGTGGAACAGCAGGCCTTATTTCTGCACTGATGGCAAAACACAGCTTTCCACATTTAAAAGTAACTGTAATAGAGTCAAAAGAAATAGGAATAATAGGAGTTGGCGAAGGTTCTACAGAGCAATGGCAGACATTTATGAATCATATAGATCTAAATGCACAAGATTTGCTTATGAATACTGGCGCTACATACAAGATTGGAATAAAATTTACTAACTGGCATGGAGATAATACTGCATATTGGCACAGTTTAGCTGAATGGATGGGTGCCCGAGATAACAGGAATGGAACATACTTTATGTTTCAAAAGTTTATAAGTGAAGGGTATGAAAATGAAGTGTCTGTCTCTGATACTTATAAAGAAAATAGGCATACTGCTCCTTATGATACAGAAACAAATCAATGGCACTTTGATACAAATAAATTAAATAGTTATTTTCATCATCTTGCCAAATACAAAGGTGTCATTTTTGAAGATGATACCGTACAAGATGTTATATTAGACAATGAAGGCTTTGTATCTTCTTTAGTAGGAAAACAAGGACAAAAATATGAAGCAGATTTTTTTATAGACTGTAGCGGTTTTAGAAGAGTAATAGCAAGTAAACTAGATACTAAGTGGATAGATTGTAAAAAGCAACTTCCCATGAATAGTGCTATTGCATTTCCTACAGGATATGAAGAGGACATTCCTTCGTATACTGAATCAACTGCACTTAGCAGTGGGTGGACTTGGCGTATTCCTACTCAGGAACGTTTTGGAAACGGATATGTATACTGCGACGACTTTATTAGTGACGATGATGCATTTAAAGAAGTGTCTATGAGGCACAAGGAAACTATAGAAATAGGTAAAAAAATTAAATTTGGCGCAGGGTATGTAGATAAGTTTTGGAATAAAAATTGTATATCTATGGGGTTAGCAGGCATGTTTGTAGAACCTTTAGAGGCAACAAGTATTGGAAGTACAATAGAACAAGGTTTCGGATTTCTTACTAGTATTCCTTATTGGAGTAGGCATGATACTATACAAGAAAAACAATATAATAAAGTATTTAAGGAAGTAGCTGAAAATATAATATCTTTTGTACAAATACATTACATTACAGAACGTAGAGATAGCGAATTTTGGCGTTGTGTAAACAATGATTTAGAACTAACCGAATTCAATAAAGAATACTTAGAGTCATTTAAGCAACACATGCCAAGTTTAAATATGTTTACTAATGATTTTATATTGTTTAAATGTGTAAATTGGACACAGGTAATGTGGGGTCTTAGAATGTACAATGATAGGGAACTAATAAAACAAAATTATAACAAACATTTTTCTTATATGAATGATTGGTTCGAAAAAGAAAAAGCCTGGAGACCAAAAGTAGCACTAAAGCATCGAGAGTGTCTTGCAAAGATTATGAAAGGCGAAGATTGTCAGCACGTAAATTATGATCGTAGCACTGATCCTAATTTTAATTGATCTTGTAATTCTTCCTCAACAAACTCACTTTTATAACCAAATGGTAATCCTAACTTAGGTCTACCATCATAGATTAAATCTGCGTTTTCACCATTAACATCAACATATTGAATAAAAACTTGAATTTGTTCATCACCTTCATATGGTCCTTCTCTCCAATGAGAAAATTTTGCTCCACTGTATACTAACATATCACCAACAGAAAGATCTGCACATAATGGATTATCACTGTCAGGTCCGTCTGCACATAGAAACCATGGTGTATTTCCTTTTTCTAAACATATAGATACGCTAAATTCACTACTACGTCGATCAAAGTGTTTGTTGAGTCTTGCTCCTGGTCTATATATTCTTCCGTAAGAGTAAGATGGTGCTAGTTCTTTGTCTACAAGTTTTTCAATAATTGGCTTAACTGTTAAACTTAAAGCTTCAAGACATGGTGGACAGTAAGCATTATAACTGTCACCAAATTCTGGTTCTTGTCGTATAGATTGTGGGTCTAGCTCTTGTATAACACCTTCCATTATTCTCATTTCTGTACTAATAAATTTACATAATTCTTCGCTTACCTGTTTACATAAAATTACTGGATTCATATGCTTATTCCTTTTGATTTTTCTATAGCATCTATAATCTCATCTGAACGTACACATTTTACTGATTGTATTTTTCCTGGTGGCATACCTTTATAGTCACTCAAAAGGTTTGCAACTAATCCGGGGTAGACGGCTGGATCGGTTATATCAGCTTGACACAATACTTCCTCTTGGTAAAAAGGTTGAGCAAATACATACATATTTTTTGTACCGTCTGCATTTAGACCGGAAAAAGTAACAACAATCATGAATACTATTTCTTTTATCATATCGGCATTAGGCTGAACTGTTGATAGGGAAAGTCCGGCTCCTCATGTATATCAAAACCAAGGGTAATTCTTGGTGTTGTAAACGGTTCTATGACTTCAACCTTATGCATTCTATTACCAGGTCCAATGTAAATATTTCCTAATTCGTTCTTTATTTTATAATTATCAAAAACTGTTTCTGTATTTTTAGGATCAATAGAAATATACCCATGGTAGGGCCATTCGTGATTATGCCAGTCTAAAACTTCTTCTGGTTTGTGGAAGTTTAACCAACTTTGCATCCATAATGGATTTTCGTGTCCAATAAATTCTCTAATATATTTTTTTAATTCTACTAATAAATCGTACCATAAAGGACTAGGCGAAGTAGCACAAAATATATTATAAAGGTTGTAAGACCAAGTACTATCTTTTTCCGGAAAAGACTTTTTAAAAAATTCATGTACAGCATATAAATCAGTTATCATTTGTCCACTGTATTTGACAATGAGTTCTGATTTATATACCTTATAATCACATGACATTTTGCATTCTCGCAAAATTAATATTTAATAGTATTCTGTAAGGTGTGTGTTTATTTGGACTACTAGAATGATAATAAAATCCTGGAAATGCAACAATCTTTCCTTGCTTTGGTGTAATTTTATGCTTTACTGTAAACTTTGTGTTAGCTACATAGTCTTGATCGTTGGTATCATATTCTTTATTTGTTTCATTAAAAATATAAGTTTCTCCTGAACTATCATTTAGATAATAAATTACATTCCAGTGTTCGTACCAAGAATCAATATGCGGTAAATGATGTTCTTGTGGATTATCTCTTACACGTTCATTTAAGTTTAATCTCATTCTTTCTAAACTATTGTTAGGAAATAATTCTAAATCTTGTATTGTCATTACTAACGGATGGAATATATCAAACATTGGACTTATAATTTTTTGTTCCTCAAATAAAAAGTGATTCCATCCAACAGGATTATAATCACTATCTTTTGTAAACATATCTGATGAAACTTGGTGTTTATTTAAGTACCAAGGAAATTGTTTATCAGTAACTCTTTCTAAAAGAGTTTTTTGGTATGTTTTTCCTATAACATTTTCTATTTCAATTATATCATCTGTCATACTATCCTCCTGCATGGGCATAAAACACAAGAGTCAGTCTCGAGGTTTCTTTACTGTTTCCAAAAAAGTTATCCGCACTATGCCAAGTTTTTGGATCAAACAAAACACATCTATTAAAAACATTATCTATATTAACACTAGGAGTAAAATAAGAACGTTGTTTATTTCTATGTTTTGTTGCTTGTTGTCTTTGTTCAGGTGTAGAATTTAAACAATCCTGTTGTATTAATTTATGATATTCTCCATACTCTTCTGATATTCTATCATCGTATAATGTTGTTCCTGAGTTTAACGGAGCGTTGCCATTAAGATATATAATACCTGTAATTGTTGTATCAGGATCGTCATCATGTACCCAGCCGTTAACAAAAGTTTCGTCTACCATAAAAAAAGAAGCATTTAAATAATAAAATCCTGTGTACATTGGTAACAATTCTAATAATCTTTCACCAAAAGAATCAAACAATCCTTTGTCGATTTCAGCTAATGGTGTTGATCTTTGTCCCGGATATGTAGTTACTGTTGCTGGATAATATTGTTGTTGTAGAGCAATATGCCTCCATAGATGTGGTTCAGGAAAAAAGTCTTCTATAATTCTAGTAGGAAACCTTGGAAATTTTTTTCTATTTTTTAAATCTAACTGATTAATTTTTGTAGATGCATTTACTGAACTTTGATCTATAAAATCTATATCTGCCATTTAAATACTCCATTACAAAAAAAGACTAGAGTCATTCTTGCATCAGCAGACTCTTTACCAAAAAAGTTTTCTGCACTATGCCACTGCCTAGGATCAAACATAATACATCTGTTAAATCTTGATTCAGCTGTAATTGTTGTTTTAAAAAACGAACGCTGTTCTAATCTATGATTTCTAAATTTTTCTGGATCATCTCCACAGACATCTTGATGAAATATATCTGTATATTTCTGCATATTAACATCACCTTGTTGGTTATATATTACTGTGCCAGATCCTTGAATAACAATATCATTCAAATATATTACACCTGCAAGGTCGTGTGATTCATCATCGTCATGCACCCAACCACTACCAAAGTTTTCAGGAATAATTTGAAAGGTCATGTCAGATGCAGTAAAGGAGTGAAATAAGCCAGATGCTTTTAACAACTTGCTTTCTATTGTTTCAACTAAGTCAGGATCTAAATCTTTTATCATAGGGGAACGTAATCCAGGCCAGGATCCTCTATCTCCTTTGTAATATTCTAATCCAATAGCATATTGTCTTACTAGTTGTGGCAATTCAAAAAAATCGTCTATAACTATAGTAGGGTGCAATGGTTTTTTCTGTTTTCCTTTAAAATTTCTCATTATAGTGTAAAGTTTACTGTTAAAACTACTCTCTTTGTGTGTATTTTTGGGCAACAACTTGCATGATATCTAGATCCGTCAAACACAACTGCACTATTGATATCACCTTCAAATACTTCATGTGTGGTGTATTTGTCTACTTTTTCAGTTTCATTGAAAACATGTGTTCTACCATCACTATGCCAAAAATGATAACACGCAGTAATATGTGGGAAGTCTGCATCTATATGTGGTTCGTTAAACGCATATGGTTCATGGGGTGTTATGTATCTAGTGTTCATTAAAAGTCCTAAACGCATTCTAAAGACTTTTTTAGGTTGTACATCTAGTTGATCTATTATACCTTGGTATATAGGTGTAAACTTATCTAAATACTCACTCCTGTGCTGATTGTGTAATAACAAGTGTGCAAATGCAGGTGTTGACCTACTTTTTTTATCAGACCGTTCGTATGTTGTATCTTCTAAATAATACCAAGGAAAATCTAAACTAGTTATTAAATTGCACAATTCTTGGTGTGTATTTGTATCAACAACACCTGCTAGTTTTTTAGTTTCAAACATTTTTTCTCCTATGTATGTGATATATATTTCTATCCACGCTTGTGTTAGGTCTGTCTGTTGCTAGTTTGTTCCAGCAAGGCACACTGACACTAATTCTTTCTCCTTTAGGTTTTGCACAATGATATGCCCTTGAAGGAATATATAATGCATCTCCTGGTTTCAAGTTTACCTTTAATTCTACTTCTAAATCTTCTTCTTTTAACTTTCCGTTCATTAATCCTGATTTGTATAGATAGCTAATTCTATTTTTAAATAAAGTCCACTCTGTCTCTCCTTCTATTTGAAAAATAAAATTAGCAGGATAGTCATCATGTATTGTAAAAGATTTTGTGTCCTGCATTCCACAATAAACATGAGCGGCGGCATGTATATCAAACATTTGTTCTAAGTTATTTAATAACTCTGTAATAGGCTTATTATGAAATCCGTAGTTCATAATGATAAGAGTATTACCGTTGTTAAATCTATTAAACAAGAACTGTTTATCTTGTACTAATTTCCCGCCAAACTCCCATGCTTTTTCAGACATAGGTATATCAATTTTATTATTGTGTTGATCTATCATTTCAAAATTATAAAAATGAGGATTATTTAAGCAGTCTTCGATATCTTGCCAAGAGACAAGAGATTTGTAGCTTTCATTAACAAGTAAATTTTCAAAAAAATGTGGCTTGTCTTCATAGAATAGGTTTGTAGTGTTCATGAAAACTTGCCCAATGTTATTAAACATTTTCTTCTATCCTTAAATTAAAAGCTAAAGAAATTCTAGGCTCTTCTGATTCACTTGGTAAAACACCATGTTGTAACCATGCTGGAAACAGCACTACTCTACCTTCTCTTGGTGGATATCTCGCTGTTACTCCACTTAATGCTGTGTATCTATCATACGAAGCTGTAATTGTTGCTAGTGCAAATTCTTCTAGATAATTTCTATAAAAAATTATATCGCCTGATCCTTTTGGTATTTTAAGATAATATGTTCCGGCAATAAAAGACCCGCCGTGTATATGCAACTGATTTATATCTCTTCCTTTATTTTCATTAAACCAAATATTTCCACAAGTGAGTCTATATCTTTCTGGGTTCAACCCAAAGTCTTCCAAACAGCTTGTGCCAAATGATTGTATCCATTTTATGAACTTCTCTGTTGCTGGAAAGTCACTAGGCATAAAATTTCTAGTTTGATACCCGCCAAAGTTACTTAACCAAACTCCTTTGGGATCATCCTCTTTTAAAAATTTAAATAATTCTAATAGTTCTGTATTGTCGTAAGAAGTATCACTCCACCAGATTGGCGTTGGAAAATAAAAATCACAGTTTAATCTTTTATCCGTGGGCAAACGCATATGTATGGCTCCATCTAAAGTTTACTGATTTTTCGACATATGCTAAATGACAAATATCGGACTTATATACAGTCATAGTATTTTGGACACAATCGGCCATTCCTAAATATTCAAATCCAAATCTTTGTAGTTCTTTATCATCGAAGTTAAACCAGCTATTATTTCTTCCTTGTCTAAGCATGTCCTGATATTCGTCATACAGTTTATGCTTAGGATCAACTGCAAAATCATACCCGCCAGAGAGTTTGTTACCTATATACTTATAGAACTTTGTTCCTGACGTTCCTTTTTCATGGTTTGTGAACCATAAATTTCCAACCATTCCTTGAGGATAATCTATGTGTGGTATTCTATATCCAATAATAGGTTTAGCTCTATCTTTATAATACACATTCCCCCATTCAAATACACGTGGATTTTTAAAGTTATTTAAAGCGTAATCTAAACTCCAATGGCCACTAAAATGCTGTTGTATATAAAAATCTCTAAGTAATAAACAGATATCTTTGTGTAACCAATCGGGTATATGTATAGTATCAAAAGGATTAGGGTCTGGATTATCGGGCCTATTGTTATCTTTAGATATAGGAAAACAAGATACTAATTCTTTGTACAATTCAAATGTATCATTTTCAAAAGGTGATTGTAGTATCCAGTACCCAATATCTTTATCAAGACTTACATATTGGTGCTTTATGTCTTTTGCATTTTTAAACTTTACCACATTTGGAAAAGTATTTGCATCAGGCTTGCATACTTTGAACTGCATTTGGTGTTCCTACATTTATAGTTAATACTACTCTTTCTTCTTCTGAGTTGTTGGGCTGAACTCTATGTTTTAACCATCCAGGAAAAATTAATATATCATTTGTTTTACAAGGAATGGCTGTCCAAAGATCTGTTTCTGGATTAATATAGGAGTTTGCTTTGTGATATTCTAAAGGATCTCTGAATTCTATAAATCCACCGTTGTCTGGTAGATTTAGATAACAAGTAACTACAAAGTCAACAAGGTTATGAGAATGCTCTAATGTTTCTCCTCCTAGTCCATGTGTGTTTATCCAGGATTGTAATAAACAATTTTCTTTGTCTAATATCCTATGTTCTGTATATATTCTTTTTAGTGTAATTAAAAGTTCTGCACAAAAGTCTTTAAATTCTGGCCATAAATGTGGAGGATTAGATTGATGTGCAACTGTTGAATATGCTACGCCTTTTTCAAGAAGAGATGTGTTATTTGGGCGTTCTGAGATATACTCTTGGACTGTGGATTTTATATTTTTATAATTGAGATCGTATGAGGTTTTAAAAAGTAGTGTAGCCCAGGGATTAATATATACTCCATTAGATAGCATTTTCTTGACAAGTTTCTATAGCTAATTGCAAACCCATCATAGTGCCTTCCATTTTCATTATATCTTCCATTAGCTCTTGTCTTTCTGAAAAGTCAATAGTAGTAACACCATAAGGATTAAGTTTTGTATCGTGTAAATTTTCCTCAACTGTTTTTAATTTTTCTTCTGTCTTCTCTTTTGTAATTTTAATATTAGCACAGACTTTTTCCAATTGTTCTATGATTTTTTCACTCATTTTTTTCTCCTATTACTACGATACTTATCGATAACTTTACGCACTCTAACTAAGCGTGACTTTAATGAATCAAACTTGTAAATTACAGAACTTAATGTATAATTAAAAGATCTTTCCATTTTCCTATCTTCGTCGGTCGCTTCATCACATATAAAATTAAAATGTGAAGAAACATATGCTTTTCTTGGAATAGGAATGTACTGTATTAAAGGGGTTCCTGCTTTAACTAGTTCTTCTCCATTTAACACATGCCAAAATAGTTGCACATTAAGAACGTGTGCATATCTAGGATCTAGTAATCCTGTTGCTGGTGTGAATCTTTTTTCATTTGAATAGTGTACAGGAACTTGTAAAAGTAAGTAATCGTCATCTAATTCTACTCTCCACGGTGTGTGTATTTTCACTACTGTTTTTAAACTTTTACTTGGATCATCTAGTATTCTTTCTGTTTGATTTTGATCATGAAAGTCTATATATTTGTCTTGTCCAGAACCTTGTTCAAGATTAAATCGTTGGGCTTCGCTATATTTAAAATTTACACCATCACCGTCTGTTGTAATAATAAAATCTGCAGGTGCTGTTAGTACCCAACCTGCATTTAACATTAATTTTATACCGGGACAATTTTTTGTAGCAATACTACCGTCGTTTGGATGAGGATTACTAGGTAATTTAATCCAAGGACGTTTTACAGATGCTGTCGGAATAATAGGATATAAGTCTGCAACACCTTCTTGCAAACTATAAAATCTAGCTATAGGTTTCTTTTTTTTAAAAAGATTAAACATCATGCTCGTCAACGCCACCGTAAATATTATCTTTCAAATATTCATAATGTGTTGGTAAAGTTTTAATATACTTTATATACTTTTCTTTTTCGTTTAAGAATCTATTTTTTATCTGTTCTAAGTCTCTTCTTCTTTGTTGTTCAATTTCTGGACTTTTTCCATGTTTAGCAGTAAACATATGTTCACTAGAAACAGGTCTAACACCCATTCCTGCCATTATAAAGTTCATTCCCTGCATCTGCGGGTTCATAGCTTGATCGCCATAAACTGTACTGTATGCCATTGCATTGTAATCGTCTCTTGGTACATGAATACCGTTAAGCTCTGGGTCATAATCATTTGTCTGTGTTGCCCAACGCCAATACGGTGTATCTTGTCTCATTGATAGTCCATAATGGTTTGAAACAAATCTAGCAAATTGGTCTATCGATCTGTTTACAGTAAAATTATAAACTTCTCTCTCAGTTCTTGATACATAACCTTGTCTTTGATTTAATATACCAATTAAAGAAATAATATTTTCGTGTGTTGTTAACAATCCTGTTGATTCTAAAGGTTCAACAAACCCGTAACTAAGTCCAATACCAAGTACATTGCCCACCCATGCTTTGACTCTCTTTCCATGTTTAATAGGTATGTTAAAGTAATCTAATTCTTCTACATTAACGTTTTTATGTACTGTTTTAAGGTGTGCTTTAAATTCTTTTAGTGCTACATCCTTGTGTACAAATCTACTACTGTAAACATATCCAGTTCCAATTCTATTCCATAATGGAATATTCCATACCCAACCGTTTCCTAATGCATGACAATCGGTAACGTTATGCATTTGTTCTTTTCTATTACTATAGGGTAATCTTACAGCCCAAGCATAATCATTTGCTAGTATACCTTTGTAAGAATGGAATATAGATCCTTGCCAACCTTCTAACATAAAAGATTTAAAACCAGAACAGTCAATAAATAGATCTGCACCTATGTCTTTGTCTCCTTCAATTAACAAAGAGTGTGTAAAACCTTTATCATCGTGTTTTCTAGCTACTACATTTGCCTTTATGTGTGTTACTCCTGCAGGAATACATACCTTGTCACGTAAATATATTCCAAATGCTGTTGCGTCCATATGATAGGCTGTATCATAATTAAAATTAAAATATCGTAGTTTGTTGTTTTTATTATCAGTTTGTCTATTATATGTTGCAAGTAAAGTATTACTTAGTGCATGGAATTCAGCAAACGACTTAGGACCAAATTCTTCTGGATATAAAGCAGACAATTCAGACCAAGTAATTAAATTATCTCCTCCTGAGTAGCTATAATCATAGTCATCAACAAAAGGATACTCAAAATGTGTTCCATTATTTTCTCTAAAATTTGTAAATCTGATTGAATTCTTATATGTAGCATTACAAGCAGGCATCCAGTCTTCATCTTTAAGACCTAACAATCTCATATATCTGTTGATATGTCCTAGTGTAGATTCGCCAACGCCTACAGTTTTAATATTGGGTGATTCAACTAGTGTTACTTTAATGTGAGGACAAAGTTTTGCAATGGCCGCGGCAGTCATCCAACCGCTGGATCCTCCTCCTACTACGCATACTCTTTTAATTTTCATATACAATCATTCCTTTAAATGCTCGTATATTTACTTAAAAATGCTATAGGCAGGTTATAAAAGCGATTTAGGACTCTATTGCTGTAAATGTTGGATTTGAAGCCCTAAAAAGATTACCGTTCCATGTTGTTTTGTAATTAAGATCATCTGTATCGTAATGTAAAGTAATAGTTTCTCCTGCCGCTACTCCTCTTGGAATAGTTATAGACATCTTAACTTTTTTTTCAAAACTAACTAATGTACAATCTTCAAAGATCTTTCCTGTAGAATAATTTTCACAAATAACTGGACTTTTTGCTATAAATGTAACTGGCATTAGCTATCTCCCTTATTGTAGCCCCACCAAGCAGGACATCTTTTCCATGCTGGCATCTGTTCGCTTGAAATTTTCATTGGCTGGTCTACACTAGGTTCTCTAATTTCATCATATGCTCTTTGCTCTTCAGGTGATAAGTTTTCTCCAGTTGTCTTATCTGGTGCAGGTATGCTTGTTTTAATTAAATCAATATGATTAACCCAAGAACCGCCGGCCATATTATTTGCTTTTATATCGTGATATAACATATCTAATTGTGCGCCTACGTCTCCGTATGCAACTTTTCTTTGCATTTCTCTATCAGGATGTGGTTCGTCTCTTTCAACCCAAACCATTTCTCCTTTAGATGGACTATACTCTAGTGTCCACATTAATGTGATGTTGTCGGGTGCATCTACCCATTGAAACGTTGCATCAGGGCCATTGTAGATCTCAAAATCATCTCCTGGATCTTCAATTTGCATCACATACCCTGCCGCACCTACGATTGCTTTTTTCATTATCTATACTCCGTAATTACGATCATGCCGACTCGTCCATCAGCACCTCTAAAGCCACTAAAGTACCCACCAGTACCTCCACTGCCTGGAGCGGCGTGACTTTGATGATTGTGTGAAAAGTTTCCGCCCTGTGGGTGTCCTGCGGCGGTATTACCACCCCAATATGAATGCCCACCTGGACCGTGACTTTGGTGATGACTACCACCTCCTCCACAGTGGATGTTTAAGTTTCCCCCGGAACCGCTACCACTAACGCCTCCTGAGTGTTGATTATTTCTGTTACCACCATATCCTCCGCCTGCTGATAGATAAGGTCCAAATGATGAACTTGACCCATTACCAGCACCGCCGGAATAGTAAGTACCACCACCTCCACCACCTATCGTACAATAGACGTTTGATATACTTGTAACATTAATAATTTCTTCTGAATAGCCTCCAGCACCACCTGACTCTCCGTGACCTCCGCCACCTCCTCCACCGCCCATTACCTGAACGTGAATATATCTGGTTCCTGATTGTCTGTACCAAGTAGTACTACCTGTGTATACAGCCTGTCTTACTATTCCAAAATTGTTTACCCATTCTAGTCCATTTCCGCTAGAATTTGTTCTTAACATATTACCACTACTTCCAATAGAAGTAATGCCAGATCCACCTTTGTTCGTTGCTAGTGTACCTGAGGTTGTATCTGTGTTTAGACCAACTGCTCCGGTTCCTATTTTACCAGATGTAACCTGATTGTTTCCAATTTTTCCTGTTTTTACTTCTGAATTTCCAATGTCAGCTGTTTTGACTTGATCATTAATCACTGCTGTAGCTGTTAGTTTTTTTAATGTTTGATAATTAAATGCCATGTGTTAATCCTTAATAAAACTCATATACAACGATCATACCGTTTCTGCCATTAGCACCTCGAAAGCCACTAAAATATCCACTAGTACCTCCACTGCCTGGTGCGGCATGTCCTTGATGATTGTGTGAAAAATTACCACCTTGTGGGTGTCCTGCGGCAGTATTACCACCCCAGTATGATGGACCTCCAACGGAAGATCTAGTGTGATGAGCTTGTCCGCCACCACCGTATACATTCAAGTTACCTCCTGATCCGTTAACACTAAGTCCGCCTGAGTGTTGATTATTTCTATTTGCTCCATAACCGCCTCCACCTGACAAATAAGGGCCAAATGATGATGATGATCCATTGCCTGCGGCACCGGAATAATATGTTCCTCCTCCACCGCCACCAATTGTGATAGATACACTACTAATTCCTGTAACATCTAAAACTTCTTCTGCATATCCACCGCCGCCGCCGGATTCTCCGTGGCCGCCGCCACCTCCTCCTCCGCCTACAACGCAGACTTTTACATAACGTACTCCACTTGGTCTACTCCAAGTTGAACTACCTGTATAAACACTCATGCTTCTAATTCCGTATGGACGATATTGTAATGCTGTTCCGCCATCGTTGTATCCTAAAGCATAATAAGCATTACTAGGATTACTACTTAAACCTGTACCTCCAGAACTAACAGGTAATGTTCCTGTTACTATCGATCCGGTCATACTAACAGAACCTGTAGCAAGTTTATCAGAAGTTACTGCGCCATCATTAATATCTGCAGTTTGCACAGTTAAGTTAGCAAGATCTGCTTCTTTAATTTCTCCGTCGATAATTGACTCTGATTTAACTTTTTTTAATGTTTGATAATTAAATGCCATTTTTTCTACCTAAAATTTGTAACAACTACAACTCCGTGCCTACCATTAGCTCCTCTAAAGCCACTGTGATAACCGCTTGTGCCACCACTTCCGTATGCAGAATGGTTTTGGTGATTGTGTGCAAAATTTCCACCCTGTGGGTGTCCTGCCGCTGTGTTTCCACCGAAAAAGCCCATTCCTCCGTAACCTGTTCTGTTGTGATGATTTCCACCACCGCCTGTATGAATATTTAGCGATCCACCTGATCCTGAACCACTTACTCCTCCTGAGTGTTGGTTATTTCTGTTTGCACCGTATCCTAAACTAGCTGATAGATAAGGACCAAATGAACTTGCACCTCCATTACCTCCAGCACTTGAATAATATGTTCCTCCACCTCCACCACCTATTGTGACAGATACACTTGATATACTTGAAACATCAATATACTCTTCTGAATATCCTCCAGCACCACCAGATTCTCCGTGACCGCTTCCGCCGCCACCTCCACCGCTTACTTGTACCTTAATCCATTTAACTCCACTAGGCCTATTCCAAGTACCATTGCTAGTGTAAACATTCATACTATACAATCCATGTCCTTGTGAAGTCCAACTACTACCATTTGAAACAATTACACCAGCATTAAATCCTCCTGGATTCGTAGTTCCTGTGCCACCTTTGTTTGTTGGCAATGTTCCTGAAACCTTATTACTTGCTAAATCAACTGAGCCTGTACCCAATTTATCGCTACTTACTGCATCTGTATTAATCTTATTACTAGTTACTCCTAGTGCTTCTATCTGAGTGCCTGTAATAGTTAGATCAACAAATGATTCTGATTTGTATTTTTTTAAAGTTTCGTAGTTAAAAGCCATCGTCTTTCCTTAAATTACTTCAACCTTCCAACCTGCTGTGTCACCATGAAATATCAATGTGAATGATGCTCCTGGAGTATCTACAGTCATATTGTCTGCTGTACCTGCTATCAATTTGCCATTACGGTCTATTGTTAATGCATTTGATCCAAACGTATTATGAGAATCTGCAAACTTAATTCTATCGTATTGAGCAGGAGAAGCAGGTAATGATGCAGTAACAGCACCGCCAGATGTATCAACCCAATAACTTCTATTAGATGAAACTCCTGCACTAGATGTCAAAGCCGCATTCAATGTTTCATGAATAGCATGCCATCCAGAGCCATTATATATTTCTAACTGATTGCTGTCTGTGTTAAAAAATTTAACACCAGCATTTGCAGTTGTAGGTCGATCAGCCAGTTGTCCTGTCAATGTACTGTCGGTTTGTGGATATATACCTAAACTTATTTTTCTGCCCATGTCACTTCCTTTTTCCTTATGCTGTAGATGTTTCTACACCCATAACTACTGCAGAACAGTTAGCTAGTGTAGATCTTACTACTATTTTTTTAGTTGTGTCCAAGACTATACCTGTTCTTTCAACGACACCTTTTGGTAAAAGTTGTGCGTCATACTCTATAAATTCAGCGTTTGTCGGCGTGTCTGCCGCCGCGACTGCAATTCTTACTGCTGAAGTGCTTGTTCCTCTGTTACAAATACTAACAGAGACAACACTAAAAGTAGTTGCAGGAACTGTGTATATAGTAGTATTAGTAGCCGGTGATAAATCTCCTGAACCTAATATTCCTGTTGCCATTTTTCTCTCTCCAATGTTATCTTAACATATAGTTAATTGCTAGTGGTAATCCTACGACCCCACCCTTAAAGTTAACTGTAGCATTGATATTTATCGTAGTACCAGTCACGGTGGTAATCTGATTGGTACCAATAAAAATATCTCCAGCTGTTACAGTATTAACGTTTAGTGACGCACCACCGCCACCAATCTGTGCCTCTATGTATGCCTTAACTGCACGTTGGGTTGGAACAACACTATCTGAATTTGCAGTCATAAACTGATCTGTACTAAATTCTGAAACTGCCGCAGAGTTACCGCCTAGTGTAACCTCTCCCAATGAAAGTTCTTGTAATCCTGCAATATTAAATGCGTCTGCATTCAATGTAGCAACACCTGTTGCTTGTTCAACGTTAAACAAGTCACCAACTCTAAAGTTACCATCTTGGTCAGTTGATGTAAAGAACACCCTACCGCCGTTATTCTGATTAGTTTCTTGAGCTGGTATCGGTGCTATTGCAGGTGTTCCAGGATAATTTGTTGATGTAAATCCTCCTGTACCAATATCTAGGAAATCGTGCCCTGTTAAACGTACTTGAGAATATCTAATTCTCATTGTAGTTGGATCACCATGTGGTGGTGATAAAGCATGTGTCATGTTAGGCGAAACATTAAGGAATGTTGTATAACTTCCGTCCTGCGTACCAAGGAACGTAACTGTGTTTACTAGTTTGTATACCTGATTAGGTATGCTATCAAATACAACATTTGATCCTGGTGTTGGTCTTTCAGTAAGTTGTCTTACTGCAACGAATGTGCCTGTCTGGAAGAAGTCTGCAAAACCATTGTTTCCAGTGCTTGACAATTCAGCTGATGCCGCCGCATATCCACTACCTCTATTAGTAAATGTTGGATTACCTAAACATCCACTTCCTAACCTTACTGTAGTTTGAACTTCAAATATATTGTTAGGATCTGTTATTGTCATTGTAGGTGCACCACTAACATATCCACAACCTGGCTCAACTAATCTTACTTCAAAAATCTTTTCACTTGCAACTCCAGCTCTACCAATTGCTGTAACACCTGTTTGCATTCTTGCAATATGTTGTTCTGTTGTACCATTACCTTTGGCCATCCAGTAACCTACTTGATTTGGATTACCAAAACAAACTGCCTGGTAACCTGTAATAGCACCATCTGGGTCGCCTATTGCAGTTCTAGTTGTCCAATTTGCTCCGTCTTCAGTTACTGAAACTGAATTGTATGCTTCTAAATCTGATGCGTTTCCTGGTCCAACTGCCATAAACAGTCCTTGTCCATACTTAATGTGTGTATACTGTACTATACTAGAACCGTCTACGCTCGGAGCTGTAGCGTCAATCCAAGTAGCTCCTCTGTCCATGCTGTAAGCCGCTTTGTTATCGTCACTAGCAATAGTAATAAATCTGTTCTTACCAAATGCAACACCCACCCAAGCACTTGTACCTGGTAGTGTAGTAGTTGTCCATGTATCTGCATTATTAAATGCCGCATATGCCGCAGTAGTTGTTCCGCCTCTAACAGCAACAACTCTTTCTGCTCCATATGCTATGCCTGTATAACCAGTTGTAGCTAATGCATTACTATTCTGTACCCATGTTGCACCACCGTCTCCTGATTCAAAAACATGCCTTGAGTTTTCAAATATCAAGAAGAACTTGTTTTTACCAAAACATATATGTGGTTCTGCATTGTAAGGTCCACCTGGAAGATCATTTGCGTTAGTCCAAGTAGTATTGTCTGCACTATACCATACATGTTTAGCGTTAGCACTCTTTTGTGCTACAATTACTGTTGAACTTGTTCTTTCTGTTGACGATCCGTCATTTAATATTCCTGTGCAAATTTTAACAGATCCTGAAGGTGCTGTTCCTGGTAATGTAGCAGAGGTCCAGTTTGCACCAAAGTCTACACTCTTACGCACATCTGCTGATGCACTTGCAACTTCTAGGAATGCTCCTGAAAGGCCTAAGCCATCTGAATCAACAACAGTGATTGCACCAGTCGTACTGTTTATACTTGTAACAGTTAGTGTCAAATCATTTGCTGGTGTTGCACCGCCTAAACTTGTTCCTGGTATAACTATTGTGTCGCCCCGTGCATATGATGTTCCACCGTTCTGTACTGTAACAACATATTTGCTTGTGTTCCTATAAACTGTAAATCTAGAACTAGTACCAGCTGTTGTTGTCTCTGTACCTTGAATATTACTATAGATATTTGCTGTTTCACAATACTCCATGTCAGTAGTATTTCTATTTGCACCTAAAACTTGTGCAACTGAAGTATGTGGTGGAGCACTAAACTCTATGCAAGGTTCTATCAAGTAAATTGATGTTGCATTAGGAGCAACAATAGGTGTTCCTGGATTTAAATGTTCCCAACCAGAGGTTCCGTCATTTTTAAGTACCGCGGCTAATTTCGCACCACTGTTGTATGTGCTAATTTTACCATACTGTCCTACAGCTTGTCCGCCTGTAATAACAACTCTCATTCCTACATATGCACTATCTGATCTACCATCAGTTGCCGCAATAGTAATTGCAGATGTTGTTCCTGTTTGTGCAGTATTTGTTGTTACAATGTATCCTTTACCGCCTAAATCTCCACTGGAATCATCAAGATCTAAAATTCTAATTCTATTAACAGCATTGTCTCTAAACTCGTCTGCTTCAGTTTTTGCTCCAGTACCAGAACCAAATATGCCAATCGCAGATTCTGTGTAATTATTACCTGCATGATCGAATTCAATTGTTATTGGTTGATTACCATCTGTTTCTACTTTTGTTGCAGTAGCTTTGAATTGGAATTTGTTATCAACAATTCCTGTTACAGCTATTTCAGTGTTGTCTACACCTTCTGCAACAGATCCAAATGTTCCGTATGAGTTGTTACCATTTGTTGCACGTATTCTACCGCCTGCTTCAGCTAAGTAACCAATGTGTGAATAGTAAGTAAACACAGACACAAGCTCAGCTCTACCATTGTTAGTAATCCAAGCACCTATACCATCTGATATAACCTGTGTAAAGTCGTTTGACACGATTGAATCGTTACCACCGTTGTGTAATGCACCATCAATCTTTTGACCTATTGCCGCATTACCAAATGTAGTTACGTTTTGTACATACGGTGATCTTTCAGTAATCCATACTCTCTTATCATCTGGTCCCCAACCTGGATCAAGTGATGCATAAGCACCTGCACTAACTCTGCTAGTACCATATGCGTTTGCTTGTAATAAGTCACCATTTAAATCTTTAAGTGATTGTAATCTTAATCCTGTTGCATTTCTTAAGTAGTACATATCTTCTTCTTGAGATCCCATTACAGCATTAATATAGTATCTTGCTGAAAATTTTGATCTGTAGTTTGCTGGTAATACAAGTTCAACATCATGTGAGAAAGAGCATGTATATGGTCTAGTATAATCTTTAGGATAAACTAGATCCCATTTCATTCCATCTACAATTTCTCTAACGTCTCTTGAACATGCAGTTGTAAATTGATGATCATATATTGGTTGTACAGTACAATTTGATTGACTTTCAAGAATTGTTTTCTTAGAACCGCCAGGTGTTTCTGAAATTGTAAACTCGTTATCATTTACAACTTCTTTAATATAATAAGTTGTTCCTGCAACTAATCCTAAATCTGATACAGAAGTACTAGAGTCTCCTTCGTCTACAAATTTAACTGCAAGATGTTCTTCTAACCAAGTTGCGTTTTGAGTCATTACAGAGTTTGCAGTAGAACTAACAAATGTATGTGTATACCTTTGCCCAACTGGTGATGATCCAACGTCAACTGTAATTGTATATGTTGTTGCGGCTCTTACTCTTAATAGTGTATCATGTGCCATATCTGAAACTCTTGGATATGGATGATTACTACTATGACCGTCGAACGAGCAAGTAAACACTAAGCTATCTTTTTTAATTTTTACATGATCGTTAGTTGTAAGGTTGTGTGCTGTAGGAAATGTTAATACCATTATACCTGTAGTAGCATTGTAAGTTACTGCATTAGGAGTAAAGTTTCTACCAACACTAATCTGTGAACTTGTAACGTTTGTAGACTCAATCGTTGACTTGAAGTGAGTATCTACATAACTGGTTGCTTCTTCAACTAAAAACTCTTTGTTAAGTTCAAGCATTCTTTGAGCCGCAAAATTATTAAGTTCTGAAATTTGTTTATTGTTTGCTTCGTTACCTGCTCCAAAAATTATGTCTGATATCCATTCCCAAGTAAAGTTTATTCCTGAGACCGCAGTTGCATTAAAGTTAACTTTTTTCAGTGCCGCTTTTCTTTCAAACTCTAAAGCCGCTAATGAAAAATCTTTTTGACTTCCTATAGTTTTTTTAGATGCAGTATTTCGTAGGTATGCATATGCCGCAAACATACTGGCCATGTTAGTACCTAACATGAAATCATATCTACACGCATCCACTATGTATTTTAAATCTCTAGTACACTTTGCATGATCGTATACTAGCTTTTGGTATGTATCACTTATGTATTGTACAACACCTCTAATAGTTTCTTCTAAATCACTTTCTATGTTAGCAAATGCAGTTTGATATTCAGAATCTGCCCAAGTAATTGCAGGGTATGTAATAGGTTTAGCTTGTAATACTAGTATGCTATCTGCTACACCACTTACAAATGAGTGTGCTGATGTATTTTGAGATTGGCCAACATTAACAGTAATTGTTGTCGCTGTTTCTGCTGTAATTCTTAATCTTTTCTTATGTGCTGGATCTGTAGATCTTGGATAATCATGATTTGTTGCATTACCGTCCATTGCACAAGTAAATCTAATTGCATTGTCTGCAATTCTTACTTCACCACCTACTTCTAAATTATGAGCACCAATAGTTACAACCATGTCACCTGTGAAAGGATTATAAGTTGCGCCTGATGGTGTTCTAGTTTGTAAAACATCAAGTGTAAGATCAACACCTGCTTGTACAGAAGCCGCTTCAGTTGCTGTAGCCGCCGCTCCGTAAGTTACCTGTGTTTCACTGTTTCCTGTTTGTTTCGTGATTGCACTTTCTGTCACAATGTCGTCTAAGATAGACTTCATGTGTGTATATGCACCTCTTACAACGGCTGTTCCGCTTCCGTCTACACCGTATGTAAGAATTAAGTCGTCATCGATAAAACTATCTGCAATTCTTGAAGCCGCCTGGTTACCACCATATAGCACGTCATATGCTAACGCATCAATTAGATATTCTGTATCTCTAGTACACTTTGCAACAGTATGGGAATGACTTCCATGATTAACTGCTACCCAAGCATTAACGTCTGCTACTATAAATGCTTTATTTCCTATTAACAAGTTTTTAGCATCAACTTTATCCTGTACAACACCTGCAGGACTCGGTAATGTCAATGCATCAGCTACACCGTCTCCTGGTTTAGTATTTGATAATACACCAAGTTCAATAATATTTGTTACTTCGTTAAATGCTGTAGTAATTCTACTTGAAGCATTACTTGATCCAGTTGCACTGGATCCATCAGTTGTGACAGAAACTTTTAACAAATCTCTTGCTTTGTTTATTCCAGCAATAGTTTGTGTCATCTGTGTAGATTGCGTATATTGTGCGTTTCCTCTTTTATAAGAAATACCTGTATATACAGCATTAAAATTTGTACCCATTGCTACGTCATATTTTAAATCTTTAACAATTTTTCTAATATCTCTTCTGCAATAGTAGCTTTTATGTCTGTATGTTCCGAAGTTTTCACTAACAAAGTCTATAGCATCTTCAGCAATTTCTACAACAGATTCCCTAAGACTGTTAGAAGCATCTATTAACGCAGAATTTACTCCTGATGTATCAGGATATGTAATACTTGCGGCTGTTGGACCGTTATTAATAATATCAATTATACCTTGCATCAAAGTAGCAATAGTACTTGCTACACCTGATGTACTGTTATTTGATCCTGTCTTTTGAGTGTATAAAGAGTTCAAAACAGGACTAAGTGTAAAGTTTTGTCCTACTGTTTGTAAAATTGTTTTTAAGTAGCCATATGCACCTAGTGTAGCAGTTTTTTCTGTTAAGTTTTGTGATAAAACATTTGTACCACTCCAGTATGCTAAACCTGCATTCTGCATTTGCCAGTTTCCGCCATAAGTTAAATCATATGCCAATGCATCTAGTATGTAACAAACATCTCTTCTACATTTTGTTTTACTATATTTTATTGTTGTATAATTTGCAGAAATATATGAAATAATTTCTTCTTGTAAAAATTCTTTGTTTAACAAGATATTATTTCTAGCATATCCTTTAGCTGGAGTTGACATATCATACGCAGGAGTGTAAATGGCCTCAACCATTGTTTGAACACCTTTGTCTATGTTACGTTTTATAACTCTACCTAATAATTCTGCAGATTTCTTTTCCTTATGATCTCCAATAGGCCATGTAACATCTTGTGTGTTTGTCATTGTAGCTTTTGTTCCAGTTATGCCTGCTCCAGAAACTACATGTCCTACAACTTCTGATAATCTATCAATTGCTTTTAAACTCCATTTTGCATCAACTTTTTCAGTTGCAATAGAGTCTGCTTTTGTTTGTGGACTTACACTTACTGCACGAAGTTCGTCACCCATTACACAGCAAAGTGCTGGTACTCTAATAGGTAATACTTCTTTATAAGTTCCAGTTGCTACTCTAACAAGTGTATTCTTTTCGATTCTTGCTGGAACATTTGTATTAACACCTGCTGTAATAGCATCTGTAATAATTTTAATATTAGCATCTATACCAAGTGCAGTAGAAGTTCCTTCTGCTATTAATGAAGATTGCTTATATTGTACTACTATAGCTGTTGAATTATCACCGTTCGTTGTTTGATAATTTGTTGAAGGATCTGTTTGTGCTAAAACATTACCTATAACTGTTAATCCATAATTAATAGCGGCAACCGTTTCTTCTTTTTGTCCTTGCAAATAAAAGTTAGGAGCATTGTCAGTATATTCTAACGCTGACTCTCTACTTTTAACATTTCCGCCGTGACACAGATCGTATATAATTGCATCAACAATATACCCCATGTCTCTTTCACATTTTGTTTGTTCGTATTTGTAAGAACCTGTAAATGGAGAAATAGTATTAGCTACTTGATATTCTACCCATTCTACAATTTCTCTTTGTATAAAAATTCTGTTTAATTCTAAAAGTCTTCTTGCTTCTGGATACTTTGTACCATTTTCAATCTGCATACAAGCAAATCTAATCGTTTTGAACGGAGATTCTATTGTTGTACCTCTAACTGGAGCTTTTGCATCAACTCCGTTTGGTGAAACATAATACACATCTGGATTTTCTCCAAAATATGTCCATTCTGGAACTCCACTATTTGAAACTCTAAGCACCTGTCCGTCAGTACCAATAGGCAATCTAGTTGGTCCAGATCCACCATAGTAAACCAAGTCACCTGTAGTTGTAAGTACACTTGTTTCAGATCCTGTAACTAACAAGTTCCAAAATGTTCCTGTACTATCTAAATCTGGTTTAGAGTTTTGTGCTCCACCGCCTGCACCAGTTCTAGTTTCAGTTGAGTAGTCATCGCCTTCTGATACATGTGATTTTACACAAACATAAGCATTGGTGCCAAATCTTATAACATCGCCAATGACATAATAAGCATCGTCCATCCACTGGCCTCTAAATTTAAATCCGTAATTTAGTAAGTCCCAATATGTTGTCCAGTCACCTGCATATCCTGGTTCTTTGTTATTACTATCAGCTTTTGCCATGTATGTATGGCCACCTACAGTAACAACATCACCTGTTAAATAATCTTGTGAGGAAGAGTCATCACCCCATATTCCTCTAAAATTCATTCCTTTTGAAAATACTTGCCAGTCTGCTGTACTTGATGTACACTTAACATCTGTATTTTGTCTAAGTGCAATATATTGATAGCCGCCCCATCTGACTATATCACCTTTTTGGTAGATTCCTCCAGGCGCCCAAACATTTTCAAATTGAATGCCTTCTACAAACTCGCTCCAATTTGCACTATCCCCAGCAAATGTGCTTGAAGTATGTGCTGATGTTGCAATGTATAGTCCACCACCGTATTTTACAACGTCATTTACTTTATATCTTATACCTGTTGCCCAAGCAGTTTTATATTCTACTCCAGGATTAAATGAATCCCATTTTGCTTGGTCAGCTTCTAATCCGCTTGATGCTGAAGCATTTGATGTATGGTGTGTGTTACAAACATAAGTTTGTCCTCCATATCTAACTAAATCGTTTGCTTTATATCTTGTACTAGTTGACCAAGTGCTTTTCCAATCAAGCCCTGCGCCAAATAAATCCCAATTAGCTATGTCTGCTTCTAATCCAGCAGTTGCAGAAGAGTTTGAAGTGTGTACTGCTTTAGCTATATAAAGATTTGCACCGTATTTTACAATATCATTATAAACATAAGAAGTACTTATTGCCCAATCGCCCTTCCATGATTGACCATCACTTACTAGATTCCATTTTGTTGGTGAAACATCTAAGTCTGTAAAAAAGTTTGCCGCCGCTGTGTGGCCTGTTACACAAATGTATACCCTGCCTCCAAAGCGTATAACGTCATCTCTATAATAAGATGTGCCAGTTACCCACGCATCTTTCCAAACAAATCTAATTCTACCTAATTTAAATTCTGCCATTTAATTGCTCCAACTGTAATATTTATCAATATCGAAAAACAACATACTTAATCTTCCTTCAAAAATAGTCGCATTGCGAGTGGCATTCCAGTAACTCCTGCATATTGTCCTGCAAAATTTGTAGTTTTCGGAAATTGTATTTCAAACGCTGTTCCCGGCACAGTTCCACTTACGAGTCCGCCATCTCCAGTATGTTCAATAATATCATTTTCACCGCCTATTTTAACTAAACCTGCTGTTAAGTCATTAGTTTCTATTTCTGATCCACCTTCTGACAATCGTGTTGCTAAGAAAGTTACGACTGCTTTTTGCGTAGGCACAATGTTATTAGAATCTTCAATAAACAATGGGTCTGTAGAAAATTCTCTAACTACAGTACCACTACCGCCTAATCTAACGCCGCCGAGTGCTAATTCAGAAAGCCCGTCTAGGTCAAAGAAATCAGCACTAATTGTTACAATACCAGTTCCTTGTTCAACACTGAACAATTCACCAGCTCTAAAGTTACCATCTTGGTCTGTTGATGTGTAGAATACTCTTCCACCATCATCTTCAAAAGTTTCGTTTTCAGGATAAACATCAAATACATTTCCGGCAACATATAGTTCAGGATAATTTGTTTGTGTAAAGTTACCACTGCCTATGTCAAGAAGGTCATGTCCAGAAATTCTACACTGACTATATAGTTCTCTAATTGAAACTGCTGTTCCGTGAGCTAAATTATCTGAATTTTCCAACTTTGGTGATATCCTAAACAATACTCTATTGGTTCCATTACCAGACCCATCATCTCCAAGCTCGGTAACTTTTACTGCTGTAAACGCTCTTAGATCTGTCAAATCTTCTGTTGTATCAGTATTCATTACTCCGGTAATAGATATTTGTGCTCCAGGTCCTGGATAAGCTCCTGATAATCCTACAACAGTTAAGTCAGTTGAGTTAGATGGTATCTTATCTGCATATCCGTCACCTGTCAAAGTAACAGTTGTTGTACTAGTTCTATAACCTATACCTCTGTTTATAAAGGTTGGTTGTGCAAGTACGCCATCACCTATTCTCATCTGTACCTGAGCGTCTGTTGTTCCTTTGTTGTCAAAAATAGTTAAAGTTGGCGCACTAGTGTATCCTGAACCGGGATCCCAAATCTTTAAGAAACCAATTACTCCAGTTGATATATTTGCTATAACTTTTGCTTTTGCTCCTTGTCCTACTGCTAATGCAGTATTGCCGCCTTTTGCTAATACAAGCCAATTTTTATTATACTTGCCATATGCACAAGAACTAAACTTATTCGAAAATGTTAAATCACGTTTAGTCCATGTATATCCATCAGGTGATGATGCCGCTATCGTAGTTGGTCCTGTTGTTGCATCTCCTGCTATAATTCTATTTCCAGTATCACACACAGCAAAAAATACTCCGTTTCCGTATCTTACTTTGTTCCAATTCATGTGTGTAGAATCATCTAGGTTTGGCATGTTAGATGTCTGCCATGTTTCCGTTACCGGATCTCCAATGCAGTATATTGCTTGACCAGTATTTTTTGATACTGCTACAAATCTTCCATTACCAAAAGTTAAGTTACACCAGTCATATGCTCCGCCAGGCGTTGGAAGTTTATCTTCTGTCACTGTCCAAGTTATTCCATCACTAGATGTTGCAATAGCTCTGTCACTTCCAGATAATGCAACCCATTTTCCGTAACCATAACTTACACCTTGCCACTGTTTGGAAGATGATGATAAGTCATCTGATGTACTTGCTGGAATACTAGTTTGAGCCCATGTAGTTCCGTTAGCACTATAAAATACTCTATTATCATCTTCGCACACTATGATAAATTGTCCATTGGCATAATGTATATCTTTTAGTGGTGCCGAAGAAGGTAGTGTTGTAACAGCCCATGTTTTTCCTGTTCGACTATAATTTATAACATCAGTAACAGTATTTGATATCGCAACAAATGTTGTTCCGCCGTGTGCTATAGTCTTCCATGTTTGCGTTGATGCAGTAAATATTTCACTCCAGGATGTTCCGTCATCGGAGTATGCACTATAATTACCTTCAGCTACTGCTAACCATCTTCCTGCAAATCCAGATCCTTGTACAGTTACAGTAACAATACTGTTTGTACTATCATCAGATACTGATGCAACTCGTATTATACAATCGTTTGTAGGACTAGTTCCACCTAATGCTGTTCCTGCAATAGTAGTAGTATCACCAACTGCATACCCAATTCCAGTACTCTGTAAAACCGCTGTATATGTAGCACCAGTTTTAATTATTCTAATAACAGCCGGAGCAGGAGTTGTATCTATAGTTGTTCCAGTACCTGTACTCATCACATTATTATCATATTGTTCTCTTGTCTCTCCCCATGCCGCGTCAACCCATTCCTTAGGTGATGTAGGCATTGAATTAGGTAATGTTCTAGTATTAACTGTAAACGGTGGTTCAGATACTGTTATCCTTGGTTGAATTCTATATTGTGTATTTGTTTGTAATGATGCTGAAATTTCAAATCCAGGAATAATATGATCCCATCCAGCAGTACCGTCTGTGTGTTTATATATTTGTGCTACTTTTGTACTATCGTTGTATGCTTGTATATAACCATATTGTCCTGTTCCTACACCAGAGGTTAAAACTATAAGTTGTCCTACGTAATCTGCTGTTACAGCTGAATCATTACTTGCAAGTGTAATACTTGTTGTATTTCCTGTTTGTGCATTGTTACCTACATTTGTATAGTTTGCACCACCTATGTTAGCACTATCGTCTGCTTGTATTAATCTTGCTTCGAATAATGAGTCGTCTCTAATATCGTCAAATGATGTGTTTACAAAATTTCCAGAACCAACTACATTGATTGATGCAGAGGTATAATTTTCTCCACAATGTCTATATTCAAATGCAAGTATTTTATCTGTAACTTCTCCAGCAAACGCAAATGCAACTTCGGCTTCGTTGTTTCTATTATCAACAGTTGCAGTTTTAGGAGTTTCTGTAGAATCAATTCCTAATGCTACTGATCCATAATTTCCGTATGAGTTGTTACCGTTAGTAGCTCTTATCTTTCCGCCTGCTTCAGCTAAGTACCCCATATGTGCATAATATGTAAACACAGAAACAAGTTCTGCTCTACCGTTGTTAGTTATATGAGCTCCTAGGCCATCTGATATAACCTGTGTAAAGTCGTTTGATACCATTGACTTGTTACCACCGTTGTGCAAAGCACCGTCAATTTTTTGTCCTGTACATGCTGTACCGATTGTTGTTACACCTTGTATATATGGTGATCTTGTAGCAATCCAAGTTCTGTCATCTGCAGGACCCCATCCTGGATCTAAACTACAGAACGATCCGCCTGTTGGTCTTTGAAGAATTAACGAAGTTCCTGCTGGAGATAGTGCTCCTGACAATCCTTCTATAGTACAGTTTCTCAATCCTGTAATGTCTCTTAAGTAAAACATATCTTCTAGTTGTGAACCATTTGTTTGGTTTACATAATATCTAGCAGACTGTACAGTTGCATAATTTCCAGGATAGCGTAAGTCGTATCTAATTCCTCTAATAAATTGATTTACATCAGCTTCTATTCTTGCATCTGTAAACACATACTCTGGAGAAGTGCTTTTAATGTAAGCTACTGCTTCTGCTTGTAAAAATTTTGTATTAACTCTTAGTATCTCACTTGCTCTAATTCTAGCAATTTCACTGGTTAATGTATTTGTTCCTGTTATTGATGGCTGTGTTGATCCACTTAAAATTTTATAACTAAGATACTCTGTAATATCTGCTACTAAACTTCCAAATATAGCTGTTAAGTCACCTGTACTTGCAGATTGTGTTTTATCTTGTGCTACTGTATTACCTGTAGTTACTGTTATATCTTGATTTAAAAACAAATCATTTATAATATTAGTAAATCTAGTTAAGTAAGAAAATGTTGTTGAGGTATCTCCTGTATATTCAGTTACAGGACTGTTTGCAACAACAGTCACAGAACGCAGTTCGTCGCCCATTACCACCGTGTATCTAGGTACAACAATAGGACAAGTTTCTATATACCTACCTGTTGATATAGCAACCTTACATGGTCCTGTAATATTATCTTCAACGTATTGACATGCAAACCTAATAGTTTTAAAAGGATATCTCATATCAATACCTCTTGTTATTCCGCCGGTTGTGCTGTAGTCGTCGACTCCTGTTGGAGATACATATACCACTGTAACTTCTGTTGTAAATAAATCTCTATAGTATAAATCTGGATCAGTAGTCAATTCATTTCTTATAGATAGCACTTGATTTGTTGTGCCTATTGGAACATTGGTAGGACCTAAACTACTTCCATCAATTAACTTATCATATGTTAAAATGTCTCCAGGAGCGTTTAATCCAAAGTTTCCTGTAGTCATTGCTAATATAGACCACCATGGATATCCGCTACCGTTTCCAGGAAAATTAATTGTTGATGAAGTATGCGGTTGTGTACACTCGTACAATATACCATAATATGTTACAACTTCTCCCTTTGAGTAACTTATAGAATTATAATTCCAGTAATTTGCAAATTTATCTCCTGGAACTACAAGTTCCCATTTAGTTGTATCTGTATAATCAGTTAAAACAGCATCTGTACTATCGTTTTCTCGCTTGATTGTAACTAGAGCTTTATATAATTCACCGCCTCTTCTTACAAGGTCACCTGGTGCATAATCGCTTTCAATATTCCAATCACCTCTAAAATTATAAGAATAAAGCATTTTTATAAAATATACTACACTATCGAACCCTGTATTAGTTGGTTCTATTCCTCTAATAGGATTAGTTACATAGTATAGATCTCCACCGTACCTTACTATATCACCTGTTGCATAATCTGTTGCTCCGCTATATTCTTGTACATCGTTGAATCCAGGTAATTCTATGTCGTATAAATTTTGGTCAAAATTTGCAGTTGTAATATGTGTTGTCTTGACTCTAAAGATAGAACCGCCAAATTTAACTAAATCATTTTTTCTGTAAGTTGTAGCTGTTGTCCAATTACCAGCAAAATAAATTCCATCGTGAAATACTTGCCAACTTGCAATGTCGTCTTCTAAGTATGTTTGCGAAGTATGGGCTGTAATACACTTGTAAAGTATTCCATTATATTTTACAATAGCACCTGGGCCGTATCCTGCACCGGTTGTCCAGTCTGTTTGAAACTCAGTTCCTTGTGCAATAATAGTCCAGTCAGTTGCGTTTGCTTGAAAAGTTGTAGATAAATGCCCTAGGTTACAAAAGTATACAGTACCATCAAAGGTTACAATATCGCCTTCTTGATACTGTGTAGCTGTGACCCAAGATCCAATCCATCTTCTGCCGTCTGTCTGTAGAACCCATTTGGGCTGTGGTACCGGAGGACTACTACCAGGAACTGTAGCTTTTAAATCAGTGTTGAAGTCTGCACTAGATGTATGTGTAATTAAACACACATAAGTTTTACCACCTACGTTAACAACATCATCACGATTATAAGCATTACCGTTTGACCAAACGCCTTTCCAGTTATACTTAAATCGTTCTAGTTTAAACTCTGACATTCATATCTCCTTAGTATCCCGGTGCCGATGTGCCTGTAGGATATGTATGTTTTTCACTAACTTTTAATACTAGATATCCTTCATCATCAACATAATAAAGTAAAGATCTATTATCCCATTTTAATTGTTGATATCTTAAATTATCATACACAATATCGTGCGTTTCGTTAATCCCATCTAAGTAACTAATACCTTCTTCAAAATCTGGAAAGTTTCCTGATGCTTCACCTACTTCGTTAATTGTAATTGCATCAGATCCACCTTTTTGCTGATCTGATTTTAACAAAAATAACTCACCATCTGTATTCCTACGCATTCCGTAAAAATAACGTTTAATAAAACTATTAATAACGTCTGCTGGTCCTGTTCCTATATAATAACTCATTATGTTGTCTCCACGTAACTAACAATTACATCAACAGCATCGTCTGCACTTGCTTTTACTTTTAATTTATTATTGATTCCTAAAACCAATTTTTCTCCTGTAGAAACTGCTCTTAAACTTGATCCTTCAGCTAATAGAGCTTCTTTTAAATAGTAACCTGATACAGAAGTGTCATCATCTAAAAGAACATCAATATATAAAAACCCGTCTGTAAGGTTAGTAATACTTAGTCCTAGTATGGTTTGACGCTTACTAGCATCGGTTTCAGAAACAATTACTGGAACTGTTCCTACATTTTTTATTACGCTGTTTTTTACTTGTACTGCCATTTTTTATCCTGCTATCAAAGCCATTTCTATTGCTAATTCTTTTGCTTGTCCAAAGTTAATTCCGCCTGCACTACCTGCAACACTTGTCCAACTTGTTCCGTCATATAATTCAACTCTTGTATCATCAGTATTATATCTTATCATTCCTGTTGCATTGGCTCCTCTAGAGCCTGTATCTCCTACAGGTAAAACAACTCCTAAAGTTCCTTGAAATTGCACATATCCTGTGCCTGTATTTTGGAAAGTAGTTAAACTATCTGTCACCGTATTTGTTATAGTTCCGCCACTAATACCAAAATTTTCAAATTTTACCTGGCCTGTGCCATTAGCAGAAAACTGAAGATCTGTATCTGTAGTAGTAGTACTTATCACATTTCCATTAATATTAATATCGTCTACTTGTAGCTGTGGTACTTCAAACTTGGTGCTATCTATAGTTCCAACTACTGAGCCACCTACATAAAATCTTATAATATTATCATTAGCGCCTGGTGTAAGCTCTGGAGTAATCTTAGTATTACCGTCTAGGTCCTGTAAACCTGTTAAATTATACCAATTAGATCCGTCGTAGCCTTCAAATTTATTTAAATCTGTATTATATCTAACTTGTCCTGCTCCTGCACTATTGTCTCTCTGTGCAGTGGTTCCTTTTGCTAGTGTTACAGAACCTGTGCCATTTACTATAATACTCTCTCCAGCGGGAGACAAAGTAATAGTAGTATCAGAACTTATTGTACTACCGTTAATGGATAAATCTTCTACAACAACACTACCTGAACCAGATGCTCTTAAGTCTAAGTCGCTATTAGATGTTGTAGTTGTAATGTAGTTGTCTTTAATTAAAATATCAGTTGTAGCAAATTCATTACCAGTAATTGTACTAGATGTTTGGAAATTGTTTGCAGTAATAGTTCCGTTAATTTGCAAATCTTTAGTTATAAGAACATTGTTTGAAGGAATTCCAATAACACCCGTACCACTTGCTTTTAATTCTAAAGGAGAATTACTAGCAGTTGTTGTAATAAAGTTACCTGAGATTAGAATGTCTTCAAGTTGCACATTGGCATTGGTTGATAGTGTTCCGTTTACAGTGGCGTTACCGTTTACAGTTGTGTTTCCTGTCTGTGTAATAGAACCATTTATTGTTGCGTTACCATTTATGTTTACTGCTTGAAACGTTGATGTTCCGTTAACAATTAGATCATTTGTTATTTCTAATGTGTTATTTGGTACAGTTACTTTGCCTGTTCCATTAGCAGTTAATTCTAAATTTGCATTTGAATTTGTAGTTGTAATTCTGTTTGTGTTGATATTGATATCATCTACCTGAACTTCATCTATATGTAAATTGTTCCAACGTAACGAATTATCTCCTAAACTATGTGTGCTATTAGTGTTAGGTATCAAAGATGAATTTATCCTTGCAATAATAGCAATATCTACTGAAGAAGTATCACCTAATTGAATATCACCACCAATAGTTACATTACCTGTTACATCTAATGATCCCTGTATCTGTACATTGTCTTGTAAAACTATTTGTCCTGATGCGGCATCTAATTGTAAATCACCTGCTGTAGTTGATAGTGTGTTTCCTGTTAGTCTTAAATTTCCTGTATCAATTTTGGATCCAGATATTTCTGTTGTGTTAACACCATCCGTAAATATAGCTCCTGCTGACAGATCAATGTTTAATGTGTTACCTGCAAAGTTTACAGCACCTGTTTCTTGGTTGACATGAAACAAATCTCCTACTCTAAAGTCTCCTTTATGGTCTACACTACTAAATCTTATCTTTGCATCATTAGTTGTAACTACTTCATTACCTTGTACTGTTAGTGTAGGATCATTAGTGACTTGCTCATTAGAGCCTACGTATGCAACATTATGTCCTATTGCATAAACAAGAACACCTGGACCGTCTCCTACTAATCCTTGCTCACCGTATACAGAGGCAGATGCAATAGTTCTTATTTCTGCGCCAAAGTCTTTAACATCAACATTCAATATAGTGGTTGCTGTTGCTCCGCTTCCATTTGAAATACTCTGTGGAGATGTATCAAATCCTATCAGATTGGTATTCTTGCCATCAACAACTAAAATATCTCCGTCTACGCTTTCAGCAGTTACTGAAACTACAGTTGAAGCATCTCGTGATGTGAATGTAACAGTATTTCCTGCACTGAATGTTCCTGATACTCCGCCTAATCTAATCCTAGTTTTTCCATCTGATTTTTTACCTATGCCGCTGTCAAATGCATATATGCTTCTTTTTGCAAAATACGTAAAACAGTTTAACCACTCTACTCGAGCGCCATTAGTACAGCTTAATCCATTAACTCCTGGTGTTATAAAAGTTACAGAATGGAATAACATACTAGCTTCTTTAGAAGCAGTCTCAGCATATGATCCATCAACTAATGCACCTTTACCTGCATCACCACTAAAGTAACCTCTTGGATCACTAGCTGATACAGTTCTGCCTTTAGTTATTACTGTAATGTTTCTAATATATGGTGAACGACTAGTTACTGTATAACCTGTTGCAAACCTAAATGCATAACCGTTGTTAGGATAAGTTTTATTTGTACCACTACAGCTAAAAACAAATCCTTTTAGCATAATCGCCGTTCCGGCTGTAGGAACAGTACCACTATAGGTTATAGTTAATTCTCCTGTAGCATTATTGTATGTTGCTCCTGTTGCACTAACTTCGCTTGAAAAAGAAGTATCATTAAGCACACCGCCACTTACATAAGCATGTGCCTGTGGTGCTGTTGCTAAAGTAACTACAACAGTTCCAGTTGATCCTCCTCCTGATGTTACAGTAAATCTATCATAACCACTGTAAAAATCCATGATGGTTACATCTTCAACTGTGCTTTCTCCGTTTAATAAAAATGCGTCTTTTGTTTCTGTAGCAGTTGTAGGTTTGATTGTTACACTTCTTAAACTTGCACCCCTAACTGTTACACCAACCGGTACAGTCATTGGAAAAGCTTCTGTATATGTACCAGCGTTTATGTAAATCATATCTCCACTTACGGCAACGCTTAGTGCTTTTGTAATTGAACCATATGGATCTTGTGGATGTATACCTATGTTTGAATCAGCACCATTTTCGGCTACGTAAATTGTATTTCCTGGTGCTTGTGTAATATCAGGTATACCTGATAATGCTAACGAACTAGTAGTTACGCTATCAGCATTAAAGTTTTTTACATATGCATTTCTCCATCTTTTTGATACTGAACCTATGTCAAAAGATGTAGTTGCGTTAGGCGTAAGATTACTAGCAATATCTGCATTAAAAGTGATAGTGTCTGTATCAGCATCTCCTAATACAATGTCGCCATCTGCAGATATATTTCCTGTAGCATGTATATTACCTGTTACGTTTAGGTTGGAATTAATATTAATGGCGCCTACGCCATTTGGTCTAAAGTTTAAATTAGCATTACTATCTATTGTGCTAATTGTATCTCCGTCAAACTTTAGTCCGTCAACAATAGCTTTTTTTTGATACACTACATTATCTGCCGTGCCTAAAACTAGTTCATTTTTTGATGTTTGAATTGTGTTACCGTTTATGTTGACATCTGCTATATCAACTCCGCTTGTAACTACTAAATTTGTTGTTCTTGTGGTCCCGCTTACATCTAGTGCATATTGTGGATTTGAGGTGTTGATGCCAATACGTTTGTTATTGACGTCCAAGTAAAGTAAGTCCGTATCAAAAGCTAAATCAATCCCGTTACGGATTAAGTTAGGTTTTAAGAGCGGACCAGATATTCGACCAACTGCCATCTCTTCTCCTTAAGCGGGGATCCTGTCCCTCCAGTCTGATTTTCAGCTAATGCTCTTTGCCGACTGACCACAGTTTGGACTGCCAGTAATTGGTCAATTATCATGGCATTAACATTATTTATCGTTTTATGTGATATAGGGTCTATTACCCAAAGATTAGCGTCTGTTCGAAGTTGATATCTTCAGCATCATTTAGTGGAACTGTTTCAATAAAACCTGCTGAATTTTCCCATAAAGAACCAGTATAAACTTCCATTCTTGAAAGTGTTGTGTTATATCTCAACTGTCCTTGTGTTGATGGATTACCTAGGTTCTCTGGACGCTGAGCTGTTGTCCCTACAGGAATTACAATACCTGTACTACCGCCAAACTGTGAATAACCTTCTCCTGTAGATGCAAAAGAAATATTTCCGTCTGATGCTGTGTTAATAAATTTGTTATCTTCAAATTTCATCACAGTACCTACAAAAATATCGCCGTTTCCGTTTGGTCTAAGTTCTAGGTCTGAGTTTGAAACTACTGTGGTAATTGTGTTCCCGTTAACAAGTGTTTCTCCATCTGTTTGTAAGCCGTTGTGACTGAATTTAGTTGCATCTATTGTTCCAGAAGATACGCTATTAATAGTAATATCAATTTGATCTGATGTAGGATGTACTAATAGTTTTGTAGTTCTGTTATCAGAATATAATCCATTAAAGCCTTCCCAGCCTGTAGAATATGCTTCGAAAATACTATCTGTTGTGTTATACCTAAATTGTCCTGCTGTTGCTGTGCCTCTTTCTGCTGTAGTACCACGTGGAATACGTATGCTTTTATTTGCAGATGACACATCAACATGTGTTCCTGAAAATGTAATATTCTCAGTTGGATATAAAGGTGCATTAGTTACATTAGTGCCGTCAAATTTTAATTTTTGTGCTATAACTGATTTGCCCGGATATGGTCTAAGTTCTAAATTGCTGTTTGAGTTGCTAGTTTCAATAACATTTTGATAAAGTTGCAGATCACCAGTAGTAAAGTCAGCAGTAACTCTAGTAAAATTACTTGCTCCAATCTTAAGTGTTCCGTTAACTGTTGCATTGTTATTGAAGTTTGTATTATTAGAAAATAATATATTACCTGTTCCACTTGCACGTAATTCTAAATCTGCATTAGATTCTGTAGTTCTAATATTATTCATATCAAATGTAATGGAATCAAATGATATTGGTCCGTTTATAGACATTGTTGTTGCAGTTAAATCATTAAATATATAATTTTGATTAACAATAATATCACCTGTAGTAGTTATACCTTGTGTACTAAAATTATTAAAAGTCATTGTACCAGTAGGTGGTGTAGACATTTCCTTAACTTCTAATGTATTGCCAGGAACTATAACCTTGCCTGATCCGTTTGCAACTAATTCTAAATCAGCATTTGAAACCACAGTCGAAATTTTTGTGTCTACTATGTTTATATCAGCTATATTTGCTTGATCAAAATATCCATATTTCCATTTTAATGAACTTGTTCCTAGATCGTGTATTCCGTCAACAGATGGATCTATATCACTTCCGATATTAGCTCCTAGTACAAGCGTATTACCAATTTGTTCTCCTATATAAGCAAATCCCCCACCAATGGAAATTCCTTGATCTAAAACAAAATTCTGCGTCATGTTAACATTATCTAGAAACTTTATCATATTCATGTTAGAATAGCTGTTTAAATTTAGATCCAAGTTTACTGTTTCTAATGTTTGCCCTTTAAGTCTAAAATCTCCAACTTCTATTCTGTCAGGATATAATTCTGTAGAATTTCCACCGGTTGTTAATATCAAAGAATTTAAATTGGCAAATTCTGCTGAGGATAAATTTAGGCTCGTTGTTCCATCTTCTTGATTGACATGAAAAACGTCCCCTACTCTAAAATTACCTGAATGATCTTGTGAACTAAAAAATACTTTAGCAGAATTTGCCTTTACAACTTCTTGTGATTGTATTGCTCTGCTTGGATCATTATCTACAAATTTACCTGCGCCTATATATGCAAGATTATGATTAATTGCATAAATTAAAACATCTGCACCGTCTCCTTTTATGCCTGTGTTTCCATACACACATGCACTTGCAATACTTCTTAATTCTGCTCCATACTTTGTTGTGCTTCCGTCTGATGATAAATGTCCTGTACTGCCATTTTTACAATGTATGCCTATATTTGCAAAATATGTAAAGCAATTTAACCATTCAACACGCACACCGTTGGTGCATGTTAATGCATCTACTCCTGGTGTTATAAATGTTACTGAATGGAACAACATACTTGCTTCTTCACTTGTATTAAGAACTGCCGCACCGTCTACCAATGCACCTCTACCAGCATCTCCACTTGCAAAGCCTCTTGGATCACTTGCACTTGTAGTTGTTCCTTGTGTTATAACTGTAATATTTTGTATATACGGACTTCTTGTTGTTATTGTAGAGTTAGGTGCAAATCTAAAAGCATACCCAGTATCTCCTGAACTATCATAGTAAAAATCTTTAATTGTTAAATTTTGTACTGTAGTTTCACCTGTTAAATGAAATACATCATTACTCTGATATGCACTTTCTGGTCTAACAGTTGTGTTACGCATGTCTTCACCTGTAATTGTAACATTACTTGGAACAACAAGTGGAGTCACCTCTTCATAACCTCCTGCAAATACTCTAATAGTAACTGGTCCAGCAGTACTAGCATCTGCGGCATCTAAAGCACGTTTTATTGTTTTGAAAGGCCCATACGGTGTGGTTCCCGAATTGGTGTCGTTTCCATTATGCTGTGCTACGTAAAATGTATTTCCAACATCTAATCCTATATTCTGAATTGTATTTCCAGGAGGAGATGTATCGTAAAACATCATGTATCCTTGAGGCTTGGTTGATTGGTTGGTTCTACCTCCTTCTGACAATGCAAATATATGATTGCCGTCTATTCTAACTCTAGCACCAAAATTTTCTGTATCAAAATATGCACTTATAGTGTCATTTGATGTAGAAGTACCATCATAAGTCTGTAGTCCTGATTGATACCATGCGGCAGGACTTCTACTTAATAAATCACCTGTACTAGCATCATATACATAGAAAGTACCTGTAGTTGCGTCTTGAAAAAATTTGTTATTAGGAGTTTCTGCTACTGCTAAAGTATTATTCTGACCAAAACTAGTTGCTCCTATTACGATTTTACTATCAGTTGCGTCTACCGAAGCACCAAAACGATCTCTTCCAGCATAACTTTCATATCCTGATGCGTATGCATTACTAGGTGTGAGAAAACTTCTTATATAGTTTCCTGATAAATCAAATTGATATACCTTTCCTGATTTTATACCTTGACTGCCACTACCCCTATAGCTAGCCGATGAAATAATAATATAACTGTCAGTTAAACATACACCATTACTAAATCTAGCAGTTGCTATTCCTTCGCCAAGAGCATAATCGCCACCCCATCTATTGGCTTGACTTCCACTACCGCCTGATTCATATTTTGGTATTGTAACACTAGGAGTTTGTGTACTTGGACTTGTGTTCATACTAGAAAGTTCATATATGTAAACTTCTTGCAAATTAGTTGGCGAAGCTATGGCAACTTTTGTTTTATTCATATCAATGCCTACGCCAAAATGATTACTACCGGTTGGTATTGTAGGTGTAAGAAAATCATAACGTTGTCCATCTGAAAGCCTAAAAACGTAAGCCGCTCCTCTATTACTAGAACCAATATCTGAATAGTGTGCTCCTATGCCTACATAGTGAGTCGAAGCACCATCTGGAGTCATACATGTACTGGCTCCAAAGTAATTGCTGGTGCCAGGACTTGTAGGGTCAGTAAATGTATGTGCTAGTGATCCTGTAGTTAAATCATAAACCTCTACATAGCCATCGGAACCATATTGACCGAAATTACCAATTGCAATATAAGAGTCGTTCATAGCTAAACTAGCTCCCCACTCTTCAGCAGTACCAGCAGTAGAATCGTCAAATGTGTATACTAATTGATCGTTTGATCTATTGAAAACATAACATTTATTATCACCAGCAGTCCAACCAGTAAATCTAAACACAGTAAAAGCATAATAACTTGTGCTGACTGCCATGTCTCCTATTATCCAATTACTTGAAGGAAATGTTGTGACAAAGTTTGAAACATTTATATCTGCTTCTGCATCAAATACTGCTTCATATTCAGTTGCATTTGATGGTTGTGTTGCAAATGTTCTTACTTTTCCAGTTTCGTTAACAATCATCTTGTCAGCATATAAAATAGGAGGTCCATTGTTAGCAAACGTGCTTTGTGCAATAGTGCTGTTCAATTGAATGCTTTGACTTGTTACTAGTGCATCTGTTGTTAAACTTACAGCATGTCCATCTTTATACATGAATCCTGCTGAACCTAAATCATATGTGTCTGTGACATCAGGTAAAAGATTGTTGTTTATATCTGCACCTATAGAAACATTATCTTCTCCGCCACTACCTAGTGTAATGTTTCCATCTGCTGTAATATTTCCTGTAGCAGTAATGTTTCCGTCTACGTTTGTGTTAGCAAAAAATTCAGTTGTTCCTGTGCCTGCAGGATCTAAAACGATGTTGTTATTATTATCTGTACTAATATTATTATCTCTAGCAGTTATTACAATATTATTAGAAGAATCTTTTGTACCAAATCCAGTCATGCGTATTGCATTACCTGCGTTAAGATTTATATCACCACTTGAGATTGCTATGCTTTCAGAACTTATTGTAAAGTTGCCAAATGTTGCAGAGGAACCTGCGATTAATTTAGATCCTAAACTTATTTGTGATGGAATATATAAGTCAGCTAGAGGAGTACCGTTATAGTTTACACTTAGCTTTTTATTAGCTGAATCAATAAAAAGAATAGGATCGTCAGTTAACACATTTTTAAAAGAAAGGCCAACGCCCTGTCTTTCTAAATTTGCATTCAGTAATGGACCCGATATTCTACCTACTTGTGACACGTAATTGTCTCCTTGTCACAGTATTTATTTTATTATTTGTCGAAGTTATGTAGGACAGTTATAGGTTTATCTAATGGTGGTGCAGATGTAAAACTTAAATAATACCCATCTAGATATGGGCCTGTGGCAGTACCAGATTTAAAAATCTTTCCACTACTAGCAATGTAGTTTGCTGTATTACCACCAGCTGTATCAACAGCAATTTCTATTCTATTTGCGGCTGGTATGCTTGTAATTGTATGGCTTCCAGGAGAACTTGAATCATCAGTGTTTAAGTTTTCAACAGCATCGTCTATTGTGCTCTCTACTCCTGTAACATATATTAAATTAGCAGTGGTAAATCCGTGAGCTGTAGCTGTTTCAATTACTGTACTTGTTCCTACACTGACAATACTTGTAATTGTATTTTGTGCGCCTGGATTTTGAACCAAAGAATAGTTTGTACTGGAAATTTGAAAAACGTTCTCTACAAATACTAAAACATTTTGTGCCGCCGCCGGTGTAGGATAATCGCTGTCACCACTTGCTAATGGTCCAAATATAGTTTCAACAGCATCTCCACTACCGAGATTTTGTTGTATTATTCCCACAGTATTTGGTTCTTTGTATCTTACTTTTCTCCAAGCACCATTTTGATAACCTTCAATTTCGTTTGTATCGGTATTATAACGCACATGTCCGTTTGCAGGACTAGTGGGTCTTTGTGCAGTTGTTCCTTTTGGAACAAGAATTGCATCAGTACTGTCTAAAATCACTTGACCGTTTATGTCATACCTAATACCTTTAGCTTTAATGCTACGAAGATTAGTTGTTTGTGCTTTTATAAGTCTCATATTATACTTCCAAGTAACTAACCATTGCACTTAAATTAGTATTACCGCTTCCTACGTCTGGAGATGCAACAAAAGATATCTTGTCACCTGTAGATAGTACTATTTTTTCGCTATCAAATGTAAATGTTTCTGTTGCATCAACAGAAAGTCCATTTATAACCCGTGTAACATTGTTACTAAGTGCAGAGCCGCTTGGAATGAAATGCATATCAAATGTCGCCGCCGCACTTCCATTATTGCATACTAAAATATTAGTAATTGCATATGTTTTGTTTGACGGAACTGTGATTGCATCAAGTTGTGTAGTTGTTAATCTATTTGTTACTATTGCCATTTCATTTCCTTTTAAAAGATCATACTATAAACCAAAGCACGATTGTGGCTTATAATCTCATCTGATGTACTGCTTTTATTTACAAAAAATAATCCTGTATTACCGGATCCTTGAGTTTTACTGTATAGTTTTATTCCTTCAGTAGGTGCACCTGGGTCAACACTTGCATCATCTACGCCCGGAGTTTCCATTAAGTTTAATATATCGTTTACCACAACAGATCCTGTGCCTGCCGCTTCAAGTTCTAAGTCTGCATTACTATCTAATACGGAAATTTTATTTCCTGATAACCTAATTGATGCAAATTCTAATCTGTTGTCATATACTGCAAATCTTTCAGTACCGTCAATGTTTACAAGCATCTTACTTGGAGCACCTGTTACACTAAAATCTTGTACTTCAACCTTTGTATCACCTTCAGCTATATTATCTGCCACACCCAATGTTGTTAGTGCATACGAAACATAATCAACTAGTGCTTTCGTATTAGGTATGTTGTCATCGTCTTGAACAACACCGCCACCGCCATCTACAATATTTGACCCTGTGTATGTAAATATACCTTCTTCATAGTTTGTAGTGTTTGTAACACTTATCACATCCGAACCTGTATCTACATAAAGTTTTCCTGCAGATTTAATACCGTTAGTGTGTAAAGGCAAAATCTGTGCCGCTGAATTAATAAGTTTAAATGTACCAGTACTACTTGTAGCACCTAAACTCCATGCAATAGTTTCATCAAACAATATTTTTGCATTGTCTAATGTGCCTCTTTCTATTTCAATACCAGCTTCTCTATTATTAGCAATACTGATACCAGCACCAGTTTCTCCACTATTGAGTAAAATAACATTGTCAGCGATTACAGTATTATTTGATTCGACTGTAGTTGTAGTACCTTCTACTTCTAAACTTCCTCTTACAATTACTGTACCAGCAGGTTTTGAAGGAGATCCTGATGTAGTTCCCCTTGCAGTATCAAGAATAATATTTTGACCCGCTTCTACTTTTACTGAGTAATTTCCGTTTTCAACTTTTAGTACTTTTGACATTTATAATCCTTAAAATGTAGGGGCTTTCACCCCTACACTATTAAAACCTATTGTTTAGGTATGTTAACACTTAATGTATTATTAACTGTTGAACCTTCCCTAGCACTAGCATCAATACCTATGCCGTAGATAGCAGTTTGTTCAGTACCGCCACCTTCTAGCTGTACAGTTCTATTTCTAAGTTTTGTAACTTGGTAAACTGTTGAATCAGAACCTGTTGCATCAATTTTAAACTCTCCTGCAACTAATGCACCGTTAGCTTTGTTAACAAGTGTCATAAGTTCGTCGTCTGCATGTGTAGCAGGTGTAAACACGCCAGTTGCATTAGAATCTAATCTAATAACAAATTTATTATTACCAGCTTGTCTGTGAATATGTGCCGCTGATGTAGCTTCAGAACCACCTGTAAAAAAGTGTCTACTTACTTTAATACGTCCGGTACCAAAACCGATTTTGTCTTTGTTTATTGGTCTTCCCATTGTTTTCTCCTTATCTTGACGTTCTAGGTCTACGCGGCGGGTAACCGCATAACCCCTCCATTATAGAGGTTCTCCTTTAACAATTATATTTATCAAATAAGGGAAAGTGTAAGATGCATTGGGAGGACTCGGTTATACCTCCAACCCCTCGACCGAGATGCCATTCTCAAATCCAGGGAGCCTAGTTCCGCTCGGGAGAGCGATGTGACTCAGCGTATTTCTACTACCAAACCTGGGTACCACCCCTAACTAGCCAAGTTCGACGCTCTGGTAAACGCCTCTTCCTTGCACAATGCTATTAATAAACCGTCGTCTACTAACAATATATATACTATAGCAAATACAATACTATTTGTCAACCTTTTTTTACGGTAAAATGTAAATTATTTTATCAACTTGTCCAAAAATATCATATTTGTCAGCAAACCATGTCATATATGCTATATCTCCAATTATATATGCTAGTCCTATAAAGAATAAAGTTTCTACACCTATTCTTATATAATCCTTACGTGTATATATGTGTTGATAATCTTCTTCATCCAATATTGCATATGCTACAGGTTTGCCCATATGTAATCTTACTATACCTTTTTTCTTAAATGCCATTTTATTTTTTTGATTTAATACGCACTAACCAAATTGTGCTGTGCTCTGTCTTTTTTTCATAAATTGTTTCTAGTACAAAGTCTTTCTTTTTCATTTGAAATTTAGTCAAAAAAATAGGCCCCGTAGGGCCTATTTTAATTTATGCTAAAAGATATTAGCTGAAGCTTACGTTAGCATTAGTAATATCTACTAATCCTAAGTAATCTGCCGCGTTACCAAGCGATGAAGCTGTGTTAGATAGCTCAACATATCCGTATCTAGTCATAAATGATACGACTGGCTCGAATGATGATGGATCTAATACAACGCCACTTGACATCAATGGAATGTATGGGCAGTAAAAAGCGGCCGCATCTGATTCACTTGAACCTTTGTAACCAACTAATACGCCTGTACCGTCGCCTGCATATGAGTCAACATACACTCTCATTGCGTTGTTTAATGTACCAACGAATTTAGTGTTTGTTGGAGCTTCAAATGCACCTTCAGTTGTTCTTGCGAACGCTGAAGTTGTAGCACTTTGTAAGATTGTTAACGCAAATGGGCTAACAACTGCAAAGTTTCCTGCTCCTCTACGTGTACGCTGAGCAATCAAGTTTGATACTCTGTTAATTTGAACAGCGAGTGCCGCATGTTCGTCACCAACAAAAGTAGCAGTACCTGAAACTGCCGCTTGATCATAAGTTTCAGCGGCTGTACCTGCTAGTGTACGTAGGCTTGTTAGAACCTCTTGGTCAATTTCAGCAGTAATTTCTTGTGCTAAAGCCGCCATAATTTCAGCTTCAACATCAATACCGTGCTGTGATTGTGCATCCTGAGCAGATTCAAAAGTCCATCTAGCTGATAGCTTTCTGGTTTTTGCTTCTACAGTTTGCTTGAGGATCTGAATTGACAGTCTGTTACCAGCCGCCCCTTCAAGTGCCGCAGTAGTATTCGCTTTACCTGCAGTACCGTCTCCAGAATAGGCTTGACCAATTCTGAATGGTGATAACGCTTCATCACCAGCTGTAACATCGTTAGCTGATCCTGTAGCGTTTTGAGTGTCCGCATAGCGTACTCTCAATGTGTGGATCTGACCCACTGGTCCAGTCATAGGCTGAACACCAACAATTTCATTTGCAATCACTGTTGGCATTACACGTCTGATAACTGGAAGAATAACTCTATTAAGAGTTGCAACATTACCGGCAGAAGTCGCACCAGCTGTGGCCGCCTCTTGCAAATACTGCTTAGTATTTTCAAGTGTGGTTGCCATTACGCTTTTCTTTGTGCCTTGTAGGCCTTCAAGAAGTGCTGTTTTGGTATCCTGCCAGCGACTTTCTAATAGTTCTGACATTTGGTATCTCCTTATTTTAATCCTGCAAGTCGTTGAATGTCAATAACATTCCCGCCTGCAACGTGATTTGTGTCACTATCTTGGTTTTCTTCTCTATTGCCTGTTACTTCTTTGCCTTCTGTCATAATTGCCTTCTTTTCTGGAGTTTTACCGTCTATAACTGCCGGTAGGTACTTATCAAACGCCGATTTTAACCTCTTGGTTTGAACACTTTCCAGTAAATCGATCATAATCTCTTTTTGATCTTTGCTCAGTGGACTAATCAACTCAGCAACCGTATCTTTTCTCATAGCAGAATCTGCCATTTTGGCAATTTCAGCATCTTTAGATTCAGCAATTTTTGACTTTTTGCTTACTTCTACTTTTGCTTCTGCTAGTTGCTTGTCCTTCGAATCAATTAACTTTAACAATTTAGCCGTTTCTGACTTTTCGTTAAGATAACTGTTGCCGTATTCAGCGGCAAATGCTTCAAACAGTCTACGACCAAAATCATTCTTTCTTGCGGCTTCAATATCTTCTTTCAGCTGATGAATTTCTTTGTTAAGAACTTTATCAACTATTCCAGATACTTTGTCCGCACTCTTTTCAATGAACTTAGTTTTTAACTTATTGAAATGAACTTTAGCTTCACGTACAAGTTTTACCTTGGTTTCAGCTAGGTCTTTTTTGTCTGTTTGGAACTCTGCAATCTCTTTTGCAAGTGAGTCAACTACAAAATCTTCAAGCATTTTAAATTTGTTAGCCATGCCTTTTTGATCTTCATGAAGTTCATTTACTTCTACTTTAAGTTGATTCATAACAAAACCTTTTAGTAGGTCTGCATTTTCACGCATCGCTACACCGTATTTGGCTTTTGCAGTTGAAAGTTGATTACGATCTTCAGCTAACTCTTTCATCTCAGCTTCTAATCTATCTGTAACCATCTTATCTACAGCTTCAGCCATAACATTTTTGTCATGCTCGTACTTTTTAGCAAATTCTTCACGAAGTTCGCTGGTAACTTCAAGTCGATTTTCATTAATCTTCTTGTTCCATGCTTCTTCGATTTCCTGACGCACTTCTGCGGAAACTACATCATTTTCAAACAAAGTTTTTAGTGCATCCAACATTGTATTTTCTCCTTTTATTGGAGTCGGTTGATTATATTAACCAACGATTCTCTTAAATATTTTTGTGCCTTTGGGTCGTCTTTTGTAGCCTGTGCTAACTCGTATGCCTTGTAGCCTCCACGTGCATTCATTAAATGCTCATAAATTGGTGTAGGATATGCTCCTGGAGCACTTGGTTGTGCTACCACATCCACCGTAATAATTTCAAAATCCGATACTTCACCGGATCCGTCTTCTTTTACGTTACCAGAGCCCCTAGAGGAGACACCAAGTTTAACTCCGCTTTCCAGCATTGTTTTAACTAGGCTTCCCATAGGGGTTGGTAAAATTTTCATTTTTCCGTAACCGTTTGGACCATCCATCCACATTTCGGATATCATATGGCTCACACGATCCAGATTAACAGTTAGTCCTTCTGGATGATCAACTTCTCCGAGTACACTATATCCGCCGGCTATCTGATCGCTGAGAGTTTTGACAGCCCTGCCAATTTCATTTACAGGATAAACACGCTGATTTGCGTTTTTAACACCTCCCTGAATACAAATACCTTTCATAAACAGGTCTTTTCCTTCATTGGCATTCTCCACGACAATGTTTGCCTGGTCGAATGAAAGATGTTCTCTTAATAAGTTCATCTACCTAAGTCCTAATTAAGAGCCAATGACTGGTTTGTCATTAACCCCAGATTCGCCTGAGCCTTTCTTTTCAGCTCCGTGGCCTTTTGGCATAGACTTCATTGACTTACCAGCTTTCCCACCTGGTACATTAACATTACCTGCACTATCTTCTTTAGTGCTTGGTTGTGCTAGTCCACCAGCTGTTCCTTTGGTTGAGCCTTCTTCACTCTGTACCAAGTTAGAAGCAGTTCCTCCCATGTCGTTTTTACCAGCTACAGTAGATTTTTTATTATCTGCACCGTCACTGTGTGAAACATTCACTTTTTCGACATATTCTCTCATCTGCTCCGCCGCCGACAAATTAGATTCCTCTACTTCGTCATCGGTTTTTTCAGGGACAAATGACTCTTCTTCTGGTTCCATTTCCATATCGCCAGCCATGTCATCTTCTGCATCGCCGCCCATATCCATGTCGCCTTCTTCGTCGCCACCTTCTTTGTCACCCATCATTGCATCGAATTCAGCTTTCAAATCAGCCAATTCATCTTCAAGGTCTGCAATTTTATCTTCCATGTCGCCTTCGTCGCCCATTTCTCCTTCGTCGCCCATGTCCATTTCTGGATCTGCATCTGCATCCATATCCATGTCCATGTCTCCGCCTTCCATGTCGTCATCGGCTTCAACTTCAAACTCATCAAGATCAAAGTCTTCTTTAACCTCTTCGTCGTCTTTAGATGCTTCGTCTACTTCTTCATCTTTAGATGCTTCGTCTACTTCTTCGTCTTTTGACGCTTCGTCTACTTCTTCATCAGATGCTTCTTCAACTTCATCATCAGTTTTTTCATCAACTTCCTCGTCTGACTCTTCTTTTATTTCATCAGCAAGTAAGTTCTCATAAATTCCTCTGGATTTCTCGACCACGATATCGTGGAAAAGTTCTTCTGCTTTTTCGCGATCCTCATTTACGAGATGCTCAAGCATTTCTTCAAATTTGTTTGTTGCCATTTTAATCTCCTATAAATGTTAAAATTTACCTGTTCGGTAAGGCTGTCATATAATATATTTACTATATTTGAAAAAAACACCTAGATAATAGGTGAAAACGAGCGAATTTGGTAAAAATCGCTATGATAGGTCATAAATTTTTTTAAAATCGTCTACTTTGCAGACGTTATAGTTTGTAAAGTTATTTAGTTCATCGGGGTTGTAGTTATCAGATGTTATAACCCTTACAAAGTTAATTTGTTTACTTTCTTGTACAACAGCTTTGGTTTGCCTTAACCAGTTACCAAAAAATGTAGCACCGTCTTCGCTTTTTTTATAGTTTGGAGTATCTGCATATACATTATTAAACTTTGTACCTTCTTTAAGTCCTCTAAAATCAAAACCTAAAATATAAATTTTTTCATAACCATGTTGTGATGCTAACCATAATGCTGTTGGTCCACTACTCCAACCCTTTGATGGTGAGAAAAAATTAAATCCTTGCATTCTATCATATGCTCTATTGGGATTAGTCCAAACTTCGTTTTTCTTTTGAAATCCAGTTTTATTAATTTCTAAAACCATTTTTACATCTACTGCAACTAGATAGTCTGGCATAAAAGTTCTATACAATGCATTGCATCCGTATATTTTTCCTATTTTACTAAGTTCTTGACAATCTATGCCTTGTCTTGATAAGCCATTGCCTAAAACAAATGCAATTTGATTATTTCTTTTTGTAGTATCTGTTTGGGAAAGTTTTTTATGTTTTTGTTGTAATTTATCAAAACGGCGTTGTTCACGTATAATGTGCCATTGCTGTTTTGTATACTTACGCTTGTCTAGCTTTGCCAACTATCATACTCCGGCCGCCTGTTGCTGAGCGGCTATTCCATACATTGATCTAACTAAATCATTGTCTTTGGTCTTCTCTTTAGTATGTAGCTCACTTGCTTTTCTGGCACGATTAATTTGACGTAATGTCAATCGTGTTTGCCGGGTATCATCTAAGTCAACAATAGAATCGTCATACTGAGGATCATACCTGTTATCTTCGACAGGTTCCATAGTTTCTTTATCGTAATAAAAAATTTCTCTCAGTATCATGCTATTATTTATGCCGGTGGAGGTGGTTCGCCGCCTGCTGGAGGTGCTCCTGCCCCTGCATCTGCTCCTGTTGCTGTTTCTGGTGGTGCTCCTTCCCCACCTTCTTCTGAATTTTCTATATCAATTTGATCCTCTGCGCCGGATATATCGGCAGATATTCCTGCACTACTGATACCAACGCCTCTCATTTCTCCTGCCGCATCACCTTGAGGAGGAGTTAAGTTTTCATCATTTTCTTCAGCCCATAGTCTTTCGTTTTCTGCTATGTCTTCTTCTGATAGTCCTAAGAATCTTTTTAGTGCAAATCTATTAGATAAGAACGGAACTGCTTGTATTTGTGCAAATGATCCAATACGCTGATTATCTAATTCTGTTTGTCTGTAAGCCGCAAAGTTCTGCGGAGGCATAAATTTAAGATCAAACATTGCTGTATCAATGTTCATGCCTTTTTCTAACAAGTATCTTTTAAATTCTTGATCAAATTCGTCAACTAGTAAGTTTTGTAATCTTTCACAATATGTGTTAAAACGTAGTTCTTGGATAAATGCTGTTCCTACTCTACCGTCATTATACTGAGCATTGCTGTCATCTGCCCCGGTTGGTAAGTATGAACTAGGAATTCGTAAACCCCGTATGAGCTTATTAGTAAAATATCTGAGATCATCTATTTCTCCTAAGTTTGTGCCTCCAGGTAGTGTTTCAACTTTAGATCCACGCCCTTCTGCTGTTTGTGGGAAAAAGTAGTCTTCGTTGATTGACAACGGGTTGTAACTACTGTCTATAACATTTGTACCCCCGCCTGTCTTGGACGGTATACGTCTTTGATGTATCTCTGTTTTTACTCTTTCCACAAACTGCATTGCAAGGTGTGATGGCATGTTGCCAACATCTACATAAAATACTCTACGTTCAGGTGCTCTCTGCACCCTGTATATAATAATTGCATCTTCTAATAATTCTTTTTGTTTGTAAACCTTAAAAACTGTTTCTAACAGGGAGTTACCAAATGGATAATTGTTATCTAGTCCTTCAGATAAACTAAGATGAAAAACATGTTCTGCATTAACTGCCATTTCACCTTGCTCTACTGTAAATCTATTTCCTAATTGTCCTGAACTGTTTCCAGTCATTCCTCGAGCACCACCAGTTAAATATCCACTGCCTCCTCCGGTTACATTACCGTTAGTTTGAAGTGCTTTGGTTGCTACCATATCAGCAAAATTAAATGTAACATCTTTAATTACGTACTGCTCAGGTTTTTTGCCTTCTGATTCATTTACAATTATTCTATTTACTTTTGAAGGATCGACATGATATAATTTTTTAGTTTCTGGATCTCTAACAAAAAATCCATCTCCGTATTTAAAAGTGTTCCTAAAAATACG